TTCTCAATATAATCTCTTATAGTAGATAAACGCTGAACACCGTCAATAACCGATAAAGTTCCATCTTCTTCTACAATTGCATATGTTGGATTAATTGGATAATGACGAAGTAGTGAATCAATCAAATCTGATTTTTGTTTACGATTCCACTGTCCCTCTGGACGTTGTAATTTATGAGAAAGATTTATTGTACCCTTATCCATATCCTTAACGAGCGATTGTAAGGAGCGAGTTTTAGATGTATAATCCATACTTTATTATACCTCCCATATATGTTAATATTTTCATATAACATATCACATATAAAATATTTTTGCAATTATATCAATGAGAAACAGAGGTTACATATGCTAAAAATCCATTACTGTCAAAATTGTCATAGAGTCACATACACACATTACATTAAATGTATATGCAGAACATGCAACATTGAATGCAAAAATCTTGATATAGAATTTGAAAAATTCTTCTCAATGACGAAATCAGAAAGAAAAGAGTATATTAACTCGCAATTATAAATTTAGAACTATTGTTCTGGATTGTATTGAATTAAATACAATGGTAAAATATAGACATTGGAGAAACAACATAGATGTGTGCCATAACACTCTATAACCGAAGGTTGTCCCAATGTCTATTTTTATGGCATTCGGAAAAATGAATCTGCCCTTTCTGGGCGCATATTTCCCTAATTTATATTTCTATTTTGTAGAGAAGGGAGGCGAGACATGTTAAAATTTTTAACAAGTATTATCGGAAGTGGTAAGTATAATTTACGTTCCATTTTAGGAAAAGTCATTATCGCAAATATGATTTGTAAACATACTGAACTTTCTGATAGTAAAGTAAAAGACATCACTAATATGATGTTATAATATTTTCTTGTATATGCTGTATTCATATTTCCTTTTATTCCATTGGTAGGGCTGTCTCACGACAGTCCTATTTTGTTATTCTCTTTTTATAAGTTATTTTTTTGGAAATAAAATATTAACCTCTCTATTAATATTTTACTATGATACAAAGATATTCCAAATATATCTTTATTTAGAGTGTATCTCTCTTTCTCCCCTGAGCACACTTTTATGATTTAACACCATATAACCATTATGCTCGATGAACATAGTCCATGCTTTTCAAGTTTAGGACTTTCTGCTGCGAATATCTGCCTTTATATATAATATTTTTACTATACCTTATGCTTTCGCATTTGCCACTATAACCTTTCGTATTATAGTTTAGTAATTATATATTAGGGTAAGGCTTCCTCGACCTAAGTATTCTCATTGCCCTATCAAATCTTAGGTATTAATGACATTGCCCATTAATCATTCTCGGTTAGTTTACAATTAGAGTCCTTATTTATATTTATTATATAAACTCGTACACCTCACGGCTAAACTCTACGGAGGCTAGGAAAGGAGAATTATTAATAAAATTTATTATTAACCTTATCAAACCACCGCCATTATTCATTACTGAATATATTGCACTAATAGCAATAGGAATTAAATTAACTTTATCTACGATTTTAGTAACGCCAGATGTTACCACATCTAAAAAATCCACACCTTCTTTAACTACATCGCTATCAATCAATGTAGCCCAAAATTGTTGAATTTTATTTTGTAAACGCTTGATACGTCCTTCAACACTTTCAAGATAAGCTTTATTTTCGTTCTCTGCTGAACCGCTTGAATTTTGTGCATCTTCAAATACGGATTTAAGCATTTCACCATTCTGAAGAATAGAAGCAGCTATATTACTACGATTTTTACCCGCTATAGTTTCAAGAAGAAGGTTTAGATTATTTGTGCCTAATTCTTTATCCTTTTCAACAATTTTATCATAAAGATCTGCAAGACCTTGCATAATCTCATATGTACTTTTATAGTTTCCATTTTCATCGAGAATATCAAAACCCTTACCGTCTTCAGTGGCTGCTTTTGTGGCTTCCATAATGGTATCTCTTAATTTAGAAACAGTTGTTATAACATCAGTAGTATCTTCTCCAAGAGATTCAAGTTCTTCTTTTGCAGATTGAGTACCAACAAGTCTAAGAGAAATTGTTCTTAAACCAGCTCCTACCTTAGATGGATCTTGAGTTATTGCATTACCTGCTGTTGTGAGAGCCACCGCTTCATTTAAATCATTATTTGCAGTAACTAATGCACTTGCAGAATCTTTTAATGCGGTTGCTAAACCATCAGTCGAGATACTATAATTGTTTCCAATATTATTTAGGACATCAATTATATCCATCTTGCCAAGATCTTTATATGCTTGGCTCATAGATACAAGCGATTTAGTAGCTTCATCTATATTATCAAACTCAGATACATTAAAAAGTATATTTGCATCTTTAGCAGATTCTGCTGCATCGTTTATTGATTCTCCTAATCTCATCCAATCCGCTGTACTTACTTGAAGTTGTTTTGCGGTTGTTCCAACTACGTCAGCAGTATCAAACGTTGTACTTTGATAACTTTTTAAAGTTGAAACGGATTCATTTGATACTTTTCGCATTTCTGTAAGAGCAGTATCAAGTTCACGAATTGTACCAATACCTTCTTTTACGACATTAATAACATCATAAAATCCAAACATACCTGCCATCTGTGCAGCTAATTGATGGAATCCACTATTCTTTAATGTGTCAAAGAAACTTCTGCCAGCACGACCAGCTTCAACCTCGGCATTATAAATCTTCATAATCTCGCCATGAATTCTATCTAAACTCATGCTAGGATTACTGCTTTCGATTTCACGATAATAAGCCTGAATCTTAACCTTTGCTTCAGAAGACATCTTGCTATTTTCATTGAGAAGATTGTGAATCTTGTCTAATTCTTTCTGAGCCGATACAAAGTTATACCCCTTTTCAGCAGCCGACATATTAGTAACAGTAGCTATAGTATCTTTGATTTTCTTTTCATACTCGTCCAATTTAAAAATACCATCGCTTGTCACCAAACTAACATCTTTGCCCTTTAATTCATTAAGCAGAGTTTCATACTCATTAACGGCATTCTTGACAGCCTGTACATTTTTTAAATATGTGTCACTTGTCCAACCACCATCATTAAATCTGGCGATAGTAGCTTGATATTTATCAACTTTACCATTATAAGAATCTAAACGCTTATCATACTTATTAAGATTTACATTAGCATTCTGTTCTTTAGCCTGTGTATTTTCCTTAACTTTCTGAGTATTCTGCTCTAATACATTATTCTCTTCTTTGATGGAATTAGTAGCAGATTCCACGGAAGCAGAAACATCTTGGTCAGGAAATGCGTCTTTCCTTCCAGATGAAATATTCGATTCCTCAGACGGTAAAGCAGTAGGAACTTTAACCTCTGCTAATTCATCTTCAAGTTCTTTAACTCTATTGGTGAGTTTTTCAATTTCTTCTACAGAAGCATTTACATTTAAACCATTTTTAAATGTCTCAACAAATCCTTTTGCAGATACAGAAATCTCATCAAGCTTAGAAACAATAGTATTTAACTGTTCAATAACACCTGATAAATCGGTTTTCCCAAATAAGTTTTCTAATGGATTAATATCATTGGCTGTTTTCATCTCGTTAAATATTTTTGTAACTTGACCTTTTGCAGAAGATGCTTGATCCCAAATCTTTTTATCTGTATCTGTATATAAAACGTCTTGACCGCCAAACATTTGTTTTGCTTCTTCACGCATATCTTTAATAAATTTTACATATGCCTGAAGCTTACTCATTGGAGTATCAAACTGATTTATATCAAAGTCAAAGAATTTTGTATTAATAACTGAACCACCTGCACTTGAAAGCTTAAGATGTTCAAATAATTTTTGATAAGCCTGTAATGCGTTAGATATTTTAGCTTCTGCTTTAGCCTCTAATTCTTTATTTGAGCCAAAATCAATATTCATATTAAGTCCAATACCTTTAACGCTTGAACTTAATTTATCAATAGCAGTTTCAACATTATTAATATTTTTTAATAATGGAGATAATTCTTCACCATCGCCTACATCAACTAAAACACCTTTAATAGATGATAAGCTTGATTCAATACTTGTAAACAGTGATTCAATCTTTGTGAATTGTTCAGTATTGAAAACTTCTGTATTTTTAGTCTGGTTGGTTTCATCTATTAACTTTTGAAATAAGGCTGTGATTGATTTGAGAGATTCTTCATCTTGAAGAATATCACCAAATATAGAACGTTGAGAATCGGGTAGAGTAGTGTCTTTACTAAGATTTTGTACTGATTTTGCTATAACACCATTAGAAAGAATATCATTGATCTTATTCGAGGTTTCCTCTACTTGACGGAAGATAGAATCAAGCTTTGTAGAAAAGGCTTGCAATTGGTCTAATCCAAAAGAGTCTCCACTTGACTTATAACCGTTTTCAAGAAGATGTCCATACTCAACCTTAAAACGACCTATTGCTTCTGTGGCACTAAGAGTTCCATTTCTTATCTCTGTAAAATATTCTGAGAAATTCTCATCGCCCCAACTATCAGTTTTTTCAATCTTATTTATATTTAGAAAGCTGCTAAATGTATCTTCTGCTTCCTGTCTAAGTTTTTGTATTTCTTTTAGATTTTTTTTGATTTGTTCTATATCATCATCACCAATAAGATTTTTAAGCTCAGAATTCTCTCTATTAAGACGAAAATTTCTATCTACTAAATTAGCATATTCTGACAGTTCACGAAATGCCTCACCTAAGTCTATGCCCTTTTCTTTTAATAAATCGAATGTTTTAAATGCTTGTTCGAATTTATTCGAAGAAAATTCTGAATTAATTTTTGGCGCTAATCTTTTAGCCGAATTTATCAATTCATCAAAATTAACATCCATGTTAGGAAAAATTTCTGATAAATTTTCCTTTTTCGTTAAGGCTTTTAATGCATTAATTTGTTTTAAAAAATTTTCTGCCAATCCTTTTTCGTTAATATTTTTACTATATTTTTTAATGGCGCTTGCAGCATTATCAGTTGCCGATTCAACATCTTTCCAATAATTCTGTAAATCTTTTCCTTTAGAAATTTCTTTGACAGTTTTTGCCATTTCTACAAGTCCAGCACTGTCAACAGTAAATTGCATATTGACTGCTAAATCAGCATCAAAACTTCCAGCATCCTTCATTATTTACCTCCTTCTATTTAACATTAATTCCAATGCTATTTAAGCTTGAAACCCAAATATTTTTATAGTCTTTTCTAAAACCATTGTGTTCATAGTCTTCTTTTAAAGCAATAAACATATCATATGGTGAAAATTGAGATTGAACAGCAGGTTTTCCCCATGTCGAAAAGTTAATACCTGTTCTATATCTCATTACACCATCATGCATAGCTCCACCATGCCAACCTTCTTTAAATACGGTTGTATATAATCCATCATCGTCTATATACTTCGTTCTTGAAGGGAATTCTGAGGGTTCAAACCAATATTTAAGTTTTTTCCCTTCACGTTTTGTACGGAAAAGATTATATAAACTATATCTTCGATCATAATAAATTGGTGAATAATCATTATAAAATTGCATAACTGATATCTTGTAAAAATCGTTTAATTTATTTTCTACTAAATCTAAAACCTTATTTTCAACAGAAGGTGTAATCCTTTTTACTTCTTTTTTGATATTGTTTATAATTTCCTTTTCGTAATCACCCATTATTTTTTCAAGATTTTTATCTATTGATATTCTTAATCCCATCTATTATCTCCTCCAAAATTTTCACTATAATTTCACTATTTTTGCACTAAAATAGGAGAGTAGTATTACCACTCTCCATAAGAAAAGCCCTATACGCTTTGACACGTATAGAGCCTAAATATTAACCATTATGTATTATTCCATATATCATCCCGATTAATCCGAATACAAAATAATAATGAGTAGGAGTCAATGTAAATGAAACAAGTGGTTGTAAAATTTTAATACAAATATCATCAACATTGAACCACGAAAGAAAACGTCCACATAAAAGTCCATATAATATTCCGATTATCATTTCTTCTTCCTTTTGAATAAATCACTCCAATCAAATAATCCAGAAGTGGTTGTATTTATATTACGAGGTACTAACTTAACTTTGTTTTTCTTTTTCTTTTTAGACATACATAATCTCCTCATGAAATTCTTATACATTTATATATGTATTTGTTTCTTCATCTAATTTAAAAAACGCATGAGCTAATGTAGCTTTTTTATCATCCTTAGAAACAAGAGTAGTATATAAATCCTCTGATCCATCATCCTTTTTCAAAAGTTCGTTCTCTGCCCCAATTTTATTTTTGTTTTCCTGTTCTAATCTATATTTCGCTAAAAGCATTAGGGCTTCACCACAAGTTCCATTAAAGTTATCTGGAAGATTGAACCAACCCTCTTTTATATAGAACAATTTCTTTGATACCATATCTTATACCTCTTTAAATCCACCAGCTTTAGCAAATTCAACGACCTTCTGTACATCTTCTTGTGGAATATCTGCAATTTTCTTCTGCACAGCTTCCATGAAAGGTTCAACAAGAGTATTAATTAAAGTCCCAAATCTTTCGACCTGACGACTAACATATGCGTGTGGTTCATACATATTCTGCATAATATCAGACTTGTGCATATCAATAAGAGTTCTTATTTCAGATATCTCGCTTATAGGAATAAGTGGTGGAATTTCTTTCCTATCTACAATTTCACCAATTATTAATTTATCAAGTAACCCAGAAGACTTTAATAAGTCATAATCTGTCATAAAATTAGCATCATCGCTGCGAATAAGATTTGTATATTTCTCAATAATCTCTCTAACAAAAAGCATATATTGAACAAATGAATTAATGTGTATATTATCTGTCTTGCGGAACTTAGTTTCACCATTTTCATCTGTATATTTTTCCTGTTCAAACATAGTTCTATCTGTAATGACTATTGCAATGGCATCTTTGATGTTTACAGGTAAATAAGATATAATTTCTAGCTTCTCCTGTATATATCTTTTTTTTAGTGAATCTACACACTTATTGTATCCTTCAACAAATTCTTTAACTGTTATTTTATTCATATTCCTTTTTCTCCTTTATAAATTATTCTTCTACAATAGGCACAAATATAGTATATAATTCTGCACTAAGTCCCAAACTAAACAATTCATCAACAGTCATTGAAGTAAATTCCACATCAATATTCTGGTTTCTAAGTACATTCATCTCTTCGACAAACTTATCCATATTTTCGGAATCTTTCTTAATTTCTATATTTCCTGTCTTATTGCCTTCTTTATCAAGAACTGGTTCACCATATTTCTTAACAAGATCCTGTCTTGTCTGCTCATAATCTGTATAGATGCCAGAGAAACTTCTTATTATACCAAGAAGCTTAAATTTAGAAAGAGATGTAATGTTAGAGTCTTTATTCTCTATAATACCCTTTGTTATCTCATATATATTTGTTGCTTCGTAAAGCTTCATTGTTTTCTTCATATTCAAATATTCTCCTTTTAGTTCACTATAATTTTAATTTCTGTCCTTGGATTATCTTTGTCATATCCTGTTTTTAAAGTAAGAGAATGTAAATGCCTTCCATCATCATCAACAATAAACCCAGATTCGCTAAAGCCATCCAGGATAAATTTTGGAACTGTATTATCACAATCCACACGCCTTTTAGTGGGCATATAAGTAGTAAATATCATTTCAAAAGATTTCAAATGTTTATCTTGTAACCCTAAATCATTTATCCAAAAAATAATAAAATCCTTCCATTTCTGTTTAAGTTGATTCATTTGTATTCTTGGTAATATCATCCATGTGTTAATTGAGGGGTGCATTGGTCTTTCAATAGGAACTTTCCTTGCTTTAGGATGTTGTTTGAAATAATATTCATTATATTTTTCTAATATATCTTGATTTAAAATCAAATTAATAGTTTCTATAACTTTTATTCCTTTCTAAATAAGGGTAGGAGAGTGGTCTAGCCACACACTCCCCATATAAATAAAAATGCCCTTACTACATGGCTAGATAGTAGTAAAGACATTTTGAATGTGTTATAACAAAAGAGTGATTCCGTAATGAAATCACTCTTTTTTACTAATAATATTTAATTATTATTTACACTGCTAATTGCATAGGGTATAATTCCCATTTGCCATTTGGATATTTTTCAGCATTATCAGTTACTATCTTATGTACTTCTTCAAGAGTTCTAACATTTGTATCAATATATATAACCTTTCCTCCCGTTATACATAATTCTTCACAAATTAAATTAAAATATGTCATAAACATTCCTCCATTATTTCTGTATACAGAATAACTCATATAGATTTACTTTAAGTACACGAGATAAGGTGATTGCATGACTTAATAAAATATCATTTGTTTGATTATTTACAATTTTTGAAAGAGTGGTTCTTGAAATACCTGTTCTTTCTGATAATTGCTGTAATGTCATATTTTGTTTACAACGATATTCATCAACTTTGTTCTTCATATACATAAAGTATTTCCAATAATTTATTTTATATTAGTATTATACATAAATATATGTTAAGCAAAGTTTACCAAATATGTGATATTATAAAAATTAATCTTCTTTAATTGGCAAAGCCATAACTTCAGGATATAATTTGTCGTGATAAATATCATCGCCTCCAGCAGCTTCATAGATCTTTCCAAGTTCAATAAATGTTTTTAACCCTGATTTATCAATATACCCTTTGGTTACAAATTTTTCATGTAATCCGTACAACTGTCCTCGAAGAGTAGCGACTGTTTTTGCTTTATCCTTAATTTCCCTTTTAGTGAGGTTGTCTTTAATATCGTCAATGCCATTAGAAATTTTTAAAATTTCTTGATACTGCCAATTATCGTGTTTTTCAAGCGTTTTAATACGATTTTCAAAAGTTTCTTTATCTTCTTCATTTCCTGTTTTAATGCGAAATTTTTTTTTGAAATAACTGAATATTTCAATAATTTCCTTAGCTGCAAATAAGATAGCAAAGAACCCAAGAATGACTAATAAATAATCAATTTGTGTAAGTTTTTCTATAGATCCCACTCATATGTACCATCCTTCTTACTTTTTCAAAAAATTCTTGAACGCTTCATATAAACCTGTAGAAGCAAGACCAGAGACAAGACCGCCAAGTAATATCTCAGGTGTAAAAGCCATATTCATCCAAATATTTAAAACAACACCTAACACACCCATGATTGCAGGAATGTACTTATTAACCGCATCTGTTGTGACAATATTTTTTAATACATAGCCAATACATAAACAAATACCAACAATAATTGGTACTGCAAAATTTGTTAAAAATGATAAATCTGTCATAATTTTAATCCTCCTTATTTTTATTTATTTAATTGTCTTAATGTTTCTACACATCTCTTTAATGTTTTACAAAATGTATTCAGTTCAGTAATTTCTTCTTTACCACTTAATGTAATTCTTATACAACTATTTATATCTTCTTTATTCATTTTAATAGCCAATAGAGTGGAAGATGGTGTTAAATCTCCGCTTGTACAAGCACTTCCAGTTGACACCTGATATCCGTTCATATCAAGTAATGTCATTAATGATTCACCCTGTATTCCTTTAAAACATATGTAAAGATTATGTGGTAATCTATGTTTTAAATCAGCTCCAACCAAATATGAATCTGGAATATTATTTTCAATGTAATCATAGATATAATCACGATTTTTAGATGTAATAGAAGAATAATCATAATTCTCAATTGCTTTACCAAGTGCAGCTATACCTATTACATTTTCAGTACCACCAAATAACCCTTGTTCTTGTGAACCATATATAAGTGGTTTAAGACGAATATTTGTTTTTTTATATAAGATACCCGTACCCTTTAAAGCTCCTAATTTATGTGCTGAAAATCCAACCATATCAGCATCTAAGGCTTTTACATCTAGGGGTATTTGACCGATAGATCCAGTGCAATCAAGATAAACAACTCCATTATATTTATGAGTTATTTCTATTATTTTTTTAACATCTTGAATTGTCCCAATTTCAGAATTTGCGTAATCTAAAGCAACTAACAATTTATAAGTATTACAATGACTTTTTAACCTATCTTCAAATTCTTTTAAATCAAAAAATCCATGTTTATCAACAGGAATTGGTTGACATTGATGGGGATGAATACAACCTTTAATACATTTAATCATTGATTTATGTGCGATAGGAGAATACATCATAAAATAATTTATAACACCACTAAAATATCCTCTGATTACAAGATTATTAGAAGCTGAACCGCCCGATGTAAAAATAATATTTTCAGGATCTGCATTAATGAATTTGGCGACATTATTTCGTGCTGTGGTAATTATTTGTTTCGCATTAACACCAGATTGATACATTGACGATGGATTCTGATATGTGTCCAAAAGAGATATAATATAATCTTTGACTTCTGGTTTTAGTGGAGTTGTCGCTGCATTATCTAAGTACATTCAATCACCACCTAATCTAAATTATATTTAGAATACATTTCAGATAAAGCATCCCATAATCTTTTTTCTTTTTTATACTTCCATACTGAAATTTTATCTTCATTCATGTATACCCATGTGTAACGAATCCCCTTATCACGAAGAAATTTCATTTCTTCTACATAGGAAGTCGAATATTCTTTGTCAAATTTCATAATTTCCTTTCATTCCATAAGCGTAAAAAATAGGGAATACAAAATTCACAACATATGAAAATGTATTCCCTAAAATTCACACTCTCATATATCAATCATTTATTGTAGAAATAGGTTTCTTTTTATTTCCACTTTTTATTTTAAACTCGTTGTCTTTGATATCTGTGTTTTTAATATCTTCTTTATTAATATCTTCAATAAGTTTTTTTATATTGTCCTTAAAAACACCAGAAACATCACATTTTGATAATCTTACCTTTGCTGATTCTTTAGTAATCGCATTTTGAGCATAATCACTAACTGTCTCAAACACAGTTTTACAATTTTCTGTATCAAAAATATTTTTCCATACAGGGAGATTCAAACTGCTTGGACAAGAACCGCAATACTCATAAGGTTTACCACAAGTAAGACAAATTCTATTATTTGCCATTTTTAGTTCTCACTCCTTTGCATAAATAAAGAGAGTGGTAATAATCCACCCTCTAAAAATTATTCTGCATCAACTTCATCAGCATCATAAATATTATAAAGTACCTTATCTGCTCCGCAGTAATCAATCTCAAGATCTCCTTTAAAGTCCATTTCAGCAGAATCTGCATTAATTGGAACTGTTGTCTCAGGAGATATCTGGAATGATGGGAACTCAATATAATCTGCCTTTAATTCATTCTTCTTGCATGGATTGTAATATGTAGCCTTAATAATGAATTTTACAGAATTTGGGAATTCATCAGCCTTATTCTGAATCATAGCACCTGTTTCAGACTCTCTAAGATACTTAATAAAGAACATATCAGCTTCTGTATCTGTAGGAAGAGAGAGTTTCCCAGAAGTAGACTCTATTGCAAACTTTTCTGTATCTGCCGCTTCACCCAATGTATATGTTTTTCCAATAGAACCATCACCAAAATACTGAGCAACTTTTACACTACCTGCTACATAATCTTTGATTGTAACATCAGCACCTTTCTTAACATGGAACATTTTTGGCATTGTTACCTTATTGCCATTAGAAGCAAAAATAGGTGTTGTGCCTGCTGAAGCAGTTATAATGTTTGTGTTAACGAATGCATTTTTAGCAGAAAATGTACCAGCTTTTGATTTCCAAATTTTCTTAACTAAATTGCCATTCTTATCCTTTACTTCTGTAGATTCAGCAGTTATTTCAACACTACCATCTGATAACTGAGTAAGTACATACAAAGGATTTGTTGTAGTTAAATCTTCTGCATAGCCATAAAGAATTTCTTTATAAAGTTTATCGCCTAATCTAAAAGCCATATTTTTATTCCTCCTTAAAATTATTTTTATAAAATAAAAAATCATGCTGTGATTTTTACATCACGCATGAAATTAAATTCGTTTTTATCCACTTTACTTAAATCACACATGCCACTATACATTCCACCAAATAGGGCACGAGTTGATTCATAAATTTGAAGTCGCTGAATGTTATACATAAATTCAAAATATCCGACTTCACGTAATTCATTTTTTTTGTAATGACAACCAGGATGATTAAGATAAAAAGCAATCATTGATAGAAGACTTTGCTGATTTTTATTTTCAGAGACTTCTTTTTTCTTTTGAATTAATTTCTGTCTATCTTTATTTATCAAATCCTGTTTAAGTGTCTTACTAGATGTGAATTCTTCTTCTGGTGGGAAAGAGTTAAACATAAACTGTATATATTTACACATCTTATTTCTTGTATCTTCGTCTATCTCCAAATCTAATTCTTGACTATATAGAGTTGATACAGTATCCCTATTAACCTGTTTTTGATATAAATTAAATGTGGAAAAATCAATATCTCCAAATATTAATTTTGAATAATTGAAATCTATTGATTTTATGAGAATTGAGAACAATTCAAGATTACTGATTTTATTCCAATCAATGCCCATATCCCAAAGTTGAAGTCTATAAGCAGTTGTATTCGATACAAATGGTGTAATTACTCCATAAATATCAGTTTCACTATTTGAATCAATGAAGTCTTGAATAGATGGTTGATGAATTATAATTTTTTCATTTATTACATAATCTTCGCCAAAATACATCTTTAAAGGATTAAATCCCAATTCTTCAACTTCTTGTATTTGTTCATCTGAAAGTTGTTGTTTTATGGTTTGTTGAATAAAAGAATTATTAGAAAACATTTCATCCATTATTACCACCTCTTATTCTTATAAGAAGTAGTACCATTTGAAGAAATAACAAGATCGTTTGGAAGTACACATTGATACTGTAATGTACGAACAAGATAATTATTATCTGTTATAGATTCTTTATTACCTATTGGTGTAGGTTTTTCAATTTCAAAACCAGTCCATGCAAAATTCTCCCTAATAAGTGCAGCTAATAAATCATGTCTTGGTATACCAGTTAATTTATCAACTCTATCATTTCCATGTACAAAAATGGTAAATGTGATATTAAGAAGTTTTTCAGTAGGATTATATCTGACATTTTCATCAGTTCCTACTTGATAACAAATATAATGTTTAACTTCTGTCTGAGTATCAGGAATAAATAAGAATGGACGTATATTTGCTGTACTACCAATATAATTATCCCATTCTCCAAGTGGTTCATATTCACCTAATTCTTCATTCCATTCCCAATTAATATTTCCGTCATCATCAAAAAGTTCTGATTCAAGTTTTTTTTCATTAAGTGCATATAATATTTCAGGACACTGTAAAAAAATCTTTTCAATTTTCTTTTTGATACGAATCACATCATCATCAGGAGATTCTTTATATGCACGAAGTTTATTTAACAAATCGTTTTTTGTAAGTATTTTTTCCTCCATATAGTTCCTCCTATTCAGTTAATTCCAACGGCAAAATTTCAGATTCAATCGGCAAGTTATCCTTAACAATTTCACACTTAACAGACAATATTTTGCCGATAACAGAAGTGCCATTAGGAAACTTTACTTTCTTTTGGTTGTACTCTGTACCAGCTCGCCATGTAACTTTATCAGTCCAATCTTCATCGTCAATAAAGCAAGTCCATGTAAAGGTTGCATCAGCATATTCAGTTGTAATATCTTCGTTGGAATCATTAAATAAATTTACTGTGAGATTTTTATAAGAGCCACCAACTTTAATATTTGAAGTGGATGCTGAAATTCTTGCTGTAATGGAAGATGGGTGAGTAATTGGAGTAGATGGATCTGTTGGAGCGATTTTTGAATCGAAATAGTTCGCATACATTTCGCCTGTTTCAAGATTGACATAATCAGTATGCTCGTTCCAAAATGCCGTATATATAGTAAGTTTTTGAATACCAAATGGCATTGAATTTTCAACCTTGGTCACTGTCCATACTGTAGGATGTTCTGTTAAAGCACTTACTACAACTCGCATATTTTTAGAATCTTCAGAAGTGTACCAAAACTTCTCTGTAATAGAGTTCATTGGCAACCATATCTTATTCTGATTATCAGTATGTGTAAAATATCGGTCGGTGTAAGTGCCTATAGTGTAGGAATTCTGTTGTCTTAAACAACACCACATACGTCTCTTGATACGCTTATCATTAGATTTTTCAATCCATGTAAGTTCGTAATTTACTGGTAAAATCAGATACTTTGGAAACTGATTTGCAGGTTCATCACGACAGACAATCCACTTATGATAAATTCCTTTATCATCTGGGACGTCCACGAAAAGCCCTATCGGAAATGTCGCTCCATATCGTTTTCTAAAATCTGTCTCATAATAATAAAGATCATCACCTTCATTGAATCTTACAGACTGACTTGGACGAAACATAAGATAGTATTCCACTTGATCCTTATCCATTGACTGATATGATTTAATAATAAATTTTGCATCTATTTTTGTCTTATTGGTATTTTCATAAGTCATACCTTCAGCAAGTGAACGTGTAATTCCATGTTCATCTGTGAAGAAGTCATCATGAAAATGGTCATAGATGTAGCAAGTCTTTGCTGCAAGATCGTTGTCCCATGTGAGTTCCATCAATTGATCTGCTTCAGATTTTAACTTTTCACCAAGAGTAGGATAGCTCTTTCCAGTTGAATGAGTATCTACTTGCATTTTTCTTTTATAAAAATCATATACAGACATTACTCATCACCAACTTTCATTCTTTGAAGCAAAGCACCTGCATCAAATACAAGCTTCTTATATTTATTAAAATCAAATTCTTCTGACTGTAATACTGTCAATGCACATTCAAGACTGTTAATAATCTCTACAAAATCCTTTGGATAAAGTAATAGTTTATTACAGTTAAAAATTTCAAATAATAGATTCTTATGATATTTTACAACATCTATATTTTCAAAATCTTCTTTCGTGTTCTTATCTGTATACAGAACAAGCCAAAATATTTTTTTTCGTAGTTTCTGCTTATAGTAGTCAATTTGAGAAATTTTAAATTCTCCATATTTATGTGGAACTAAATTATCCATTAGATCCACCATACTCACCAAAATAATAAGTGTGACGAGACAATTCGAGTTCCCATTCACGCTTTAATTGTGTGAGCCTTTCCATATTTTTTGAATAATTATCTATAAGCTTTTTCTCTTCCTTGCCACCAATCATAGTTGCCAAATTCTTTGTATTCTCTAATTTTGACGGGAAATAATTTATGATTATTCCTTTTGCCAAAATAGTTTTAACAAATTCGGAATCATAGAAATCATCTACGCTGTTTGTTAATGTAAATGTTACTTTTTCTAAGACATCATCAAATGAATATAAATTGAATTTTTTTCTAAGAAGCGGAGTAGAAGAGGTTGTATGCAACCATTCACGAAGGGTATCATAAAAGTCTTCTTCTGTATAAGTTGCAAGTTCAAGGTCGTTGATCATTGTCAACGCTCTTTTATATATATCTTCATAGTTTAGAGAAGGCATATTTTACCTCCTTTTTAATCAGTCGTATTAATCATTTTTCCGAAATCTGTACCACAGACTTCATCAAGAACTTTGATTTTTCTAATAGAATCAAAAGTACCATCTTCAATACGCTTTGCAACCTCTACAGTAATTGCTTTTAATAAACCTTTTGGGAGTGTTGTAAGTGTATTTTTAAAAGCATTATTAGGTTTATTTAATACATTATTAATATCATCCATTCCATAAACTTTATCTGAATAAAATTCAGATATATCTTTCCAACGAGGATTTTCTAAAAGTTCCTCATCTTCAATGACAAATAAAGGATCATAAATATATCTTGAATGACTATTTTTTAATGCAAAAAGATCTCCATATTCTATTTCTGTTTCATCTCCATAGTTGGCAAAAACATAATACATTCCTGATTTTCCTGGAACTCCCAGCCAACCTGGGGTTACAGACCTACATAAAATTGTATCTGTCTGAGAAAATGTTTTTGGTTTAGTTGTTTTTACTTCAGTTTCTGTAACAGTAGAAGTAGTTGCCTTTGTAGTTGCTTTCTTAGTTACTGCCATATATAAATTCCTTTCTTTCCAATCTAAATAAAACGAGAGTCTATAAAATATAAACTCTCGTTTTAAAAGCCAATATTAGGCTACAATATTCCATGTACCAAAGTATCTATTTACTATAGTGCCTACTCCAAGTTTTGTCATATACTTAAACTCATATGTCATATCATTCTTTTCAGTAGAATCAGTTACCTCTTTTATCTGAGAATCACCCTCATATACAAGCTTAATAAACTTATTATCTGCTATAGGCATGATTAAAAGTACATTAGAATCTACCATCTTTGTAGAAGTATCGTTCTTTGCGAATACCTGTGGAATTTCTACTACACGAGTTCCCTCCCAGATACCAAGGCGACCAAGATTTCTACGATCCTTCTTGTCATCCTCGCTAATCCAAGATACATCTGCAAGGTCAAAAAGTCTTGAGAGAGCTGTCTTTGTACCCATGATAACAACTTCTGCACCACGGTTAGCTGCTTGAACATCCTCAATCATTGTTACGAAAGTTGTCTTAGCTGCTTTATCAAGAGCTGCTGTCTTATAAAACTGCTCTGAACCAGGGAGAACCTGTGTACCAGCAGAGATTACTGCCTTATAAACAAGACTCTGAACATACTGATCCATAGCCTCATATATCTTATTTACGAGTTTTGACCAATCTGAACGACCTGTCATAACACGCTCAAACTCCTCGTATACAGAAAGTCCAACCCAGTATGTAGGGACACGGAATGTCTCATTAATACCAAGTCTCTGACGATCAAGATCCCAATGATTACCAGAAAGCTTACCAACTGTTAATACAGTTTTGTCCTCTGATTCAAATTCATTTGTATCATCCATTGCAAGATTTTTTGTTTCAACAAAATCATTAAAGAATTCGTTATCCTGCCAACCAGAAGTTAAAAGATCTTCAATTGTATCTTCAATAACCTCAAAAATCTCATTTTTATTACGTCTAATCGCATTTCGGATTTCTTTTGCAGAAGCCTTTTCATCAAGACCCATGATAAGTCTAAAAGTTTCCTTGATTTCCTTGTCTGCGTCAGCCTTCGAAATACCTGACTCAAATTCACCCTTGGCATAATCTTTTAAAAGCTGTGAAAATCCCATATATTTTGTTTCATCATTTTCAAATGCACTCTTAATATCAGCACTGAAATTTAAGAAATTCTTCTTCATTATGTATATCCTCCTTATTTAATTAGCCATTCTTACGAACAATAACTTTGTAAAATGTTCCACCTGTGCGCTTAATTTCTTCAATGATTTCAGCATTAAATGTTGCAGTAGACTCTCCTTCAACAACCTTTAAGTTGTAACCCTCTGCCTCAATTACAGAACCCACCTTTGGAGTTCCAGAGATACCATTTGCGGAAATAGTAAATCTATCACCTGCTGCAAGTTCATATACCCTCATAATTTCATCCTTGCCGTTATAGAAGTTGTATTCATAAGTAGCAGCTAAAGGCTTTTCATCTGCACCGACTGCAACTGAAAGAATTAAACCTACACGAGAAGTAGCAGTAGGCTCAACCATTGTGTAATATTCATTTTTCTCATACTTCATCTTGTCGATATCTACGACTTTTCCATTGTCGATATCTTCAGAAGCTTTTACATTAAAAATATGTCTGCCATAATTTGTTGCACTAAGATTTGTTGATTCTGCAACAATGTGCTTTTCTACGGCTTTTAAATATGCGTTTACCATTAATAAATCCTCCTTATTTTTTGCAATAAAAAAGACCGACATAAAGTCGATCTAATAAATTATTTTTAAATTTTTAGTTGTTATATTTCTCAAAAATCCCGCCATAAGGTGCTTTCTTTTTGGATTCCTTTTCTGAATTAGAATTGGACATAAATAGAACTGGACTTTTTGAAGCTTCAGGTTTGGCAGAAAATGATCCAATAGATGATACATAATCAGCAAAAATAACTTTTGCCTTTGTCTCTAAATCATCAAGAGAATAATTATCCATGTTTTTCTTTAATTCTATAAATGCTTCATTTTCTGATAAAACAGAATATTTTTCATCTGCGAGCAAAGACTCTTTCTTAGAATGAAGTTCATTCTTTTCTACATTTTCCTTGAATTCTTTAAGCTCTGTATAATTTGAACGTATAGACTCAAGTTCTGCATATTCGGAATCTGTAAGATATGTTTTATGTAATGTGTATCTCTCTCCATCATATGAAACTGTATTATTATCTTTTGTATATTTTTGACCGTAGATTTTTCCACCATCCCAACTTTCATATACAAAATATGAATCAAATACCCCAGTAATGTAATACCATTCATTATCTGCCTCTTCATATGAAGATAAAAGATTATAAAGAGCATAACGAATATCTTCATGACTTATTTCAAAAGTTCTTGTTAACGCATTATTAACTTTCTTCTTTGATTCGTCTTCTGTAGTTTCACTTTTTTTACTCTCATCTGAATTGGATTCACTAGGATTATTTTCACCTTCTTCATTTTCATCAGCAGTTGTTTCACTGCCAGAAGGAGTATCAACACCCTCACTTCCATCATCAGTAGAATCGGTTTCATCGAATGCCTTTGCAAACGCTTCGACTAATTCATCATCGGACATATTCTCATAATCAAATGTGATATCATCAACTGTCTTTTCATACTTCTGACATAATTCTTCAAATTTATTCAAGTTTTCGTTTCCTCCTTCCTTAGAATTATTTTCTTTATTGTCAAAACAAGCAGTCTCAAGTTTTTCAAGTCTTGCTTGTAGTTCAACCATTTTTTTATTAAATTTAATTAAGCTGTTATTTTCTTCACTGAAATCTTCAAGAGTTATCTTACTCCCAAGCATTCCCTCACCAATAGGCGTCCCATCTTTTTCAGAACCAAGGCAAGTGCAGCCTGCAAATTCAAAATCTTCTAACTGAAGATATTTTTCTTTTGCATTATAAGAACACTCATAGACAATAAGTTCACAACTTACCTTCGTACCATTTTTCTCACGAATAATATCAGCACAACGAGTGTACGATTCAGGAATAGCTACACGAGCAACAACATATGTTTTATCCATATCTTTGTCATATTCGAGATAGGGTTCATCTGCTGTAAAAGTTCCTACCTGTTTTTCATCATATACAATCGTCTCATTACCATTTTCATCTTTTTCAATGTGATAATCATGTGAATGGAAATCCCATGTTCCATCATCTAACTGATGTATATTTGCAAGCAATGGAGAATATTTAAGACTAGGCATAGCTGCTTTCATAGAATCTTCTGATATATAACTTCCGTTACGATTAAGTAATGTGTGACACACACGTACTTTTGCATATAACTTATTATCTGACGTTTCTTCAACATCGGCAGAAGAGAAGTCTTGAATTGCCTGTATAACAATAGGTTTACCAGATTCTTTTGAAGAAAAATTATACATTTTCTTTTGTTCACAGAATCTAATTAAATCTTCTACTGTAAAATATTTATGTTGCATTTCTTCCTCCTTTCTTGGTATAATAAATGCCACTCCCAATAAGAGAGTGGCTAAATACTCAGCATATTACTGTACTGAATTTTCTTTTTATCTATATCATCATTTGAAAACTGAATTGTTCCAGTATTCAAAAAAGTATAAATACCATTTTGTTCATCAATTTTCTGAAAACCAAGATTTATCATCTTAGAAGCTGTTTCAGAATCCGATGTCTTTATAAAATTCTGCTTCATCCTTTTTCTCCTTAATTATCCATTTGCTTTAGTTCCTTCATTTTTTTCACCTTCACGACTAGCAATACCCTCTGAACTTAATTCGTCATCGCTTTTAGTAGGTGAACCACCAGTATTACCAGAATCGGTATAGGTTGTTTTTAACGGCACTAACATATCTCTTATGCCACTTTGTATAGACATTCTGAGTCCACACTCAACTTCATAAGGAGTTTGACCAAGGGCGGTAAGATAAAGTAAAGGATTATTACCTAATGTTGCAGACTCTTTTAATTCATTAATATAATCATCTCTGTTATACCAAGTCTGCCTATGAAAGAAGAACATATATCCATCATATCCATTTTGTGTTAACCAATAATTGAAATTATTTTCAAGACGTGAAACCCATGTAAATGTAAGAGAAGCATCGTTTGCAATTGCCTGTTTAAGTCCAATAGAGTTGGAGCTTGATCCACCTGCAACAACTAATTGTGAAGCACCTGCATTGTTAAAGACATTTTCAATAGATTTTGACAACATATCAGTATCAGAAGTAGTATTTGACTTCTCAAAATCAACAACTTCCAAATCCATAGGAGATCTTACTGAACCAATATTTGATGGTAAAATTGCATCAATCATATCTTGAAAAACTTCACTTAATTCGAGAGAAAGTTTAAAATCATCAATTGCGGCATCTTTTCCGTCCATAAATGGAATTTTACTGACTAACAATTTATAATTTTCAAGAGCCGTTTTATCAGCCATAATATCTGCATAATCTTCACAATCCATAAGAAGTAGAAAAATACCTAAGAAAAACGGCAAGCATAAATCAAATTCGTCATCAAGACTCGCCAATAAACACATAGTTCTTTCAGTCGGAAGAATTGCATAACGTTTATTTTGCTTGTCAGATTGATACTCTTGCCAAGCTTGTTGAAAAATTTCATCCCAACAACCCGTAGTATCACCATTGACACCTTCTACAAATTCTGAATTTGAACCCTGTGAAAAAAATGACATATCAAATGTTATAATCCAGTTTCCATTACCATCTTTACCTTTTATTTTACAATATTGAGGATCTAACGAATGAAAGAATAGACCATCTCCTGTATCATATACAAAACCATAATAAGCACCATTTAATATCGCTAATGCAATCATCTGAGCAAATTCGTTCTTAAAATTTATCTGTTGTAATTTTTGTATGATATTGTTGTAATTTTTCATAGATTTGTTGGCATTGTATGTTTTAGTTAAATCTATTTTTTCTATTACATAATAGTTATACAAAGGCATACACGCATAATAGAGAATAATTTTACGATACAGAGTACTTGCTCTAAAAAGATACTGTGATAATCCACGAATACGATCTTTATTAGTCTGTGGATTTTGCATATACTGTTTTACAAGGGATTTTGTATACTGAGTAAATGAGCGAGATGTTGATTTTTTCACATCCTGAAGAAGTAACTGTTTTGCTTCTTCGTAATTAATCATTCGAGGACGAGATGAGAAATTTTCTTTTTTTTTATCATTATTTTTTACCAATATTTCTGTTGGTTTAGATTCTATTTCATATGATTTTTTCTGAGAAGAATTAGAAGTAGAATTTACATTTTTATTTTTAGGTGGTCTTCCACGTTTTCTCTTGGGTGGAGAAACAGTAGAAGAGGAGTTTTCTATTTTTTGTTCGTCCATGTTTCTCCTTTCTATGAGTATCTAGTAGATTTCTTGGGCGCTCTGACATGAAAATATTTTGTTATGTCGGATGGGGATTGGGTGCGCTTTTTCTGTATAATAGATTTTCTACGTTCACACATGGTAGCGTAAGCGGCTAAACAACAGGTATAGGCTCTATCGTCATGAAGCTTGTTAGCTTTTTCAGGTGTTAATTCAAATGAATCTTTACCAGAATCTCTTTTCTTACGAACCATATTAACTAATTCTTCTTTAAGTGCATCTATATTTGCTAATGCTAATTTATCCATCCAATCTAATTTAATAGTTTTTGTATTAACAGATTGAATTTTTCCAAGTTCATCATTTAACTTTACTTCAAATTCTTTTTCAGTTATTTTTTCTTTTCGCAAGCGCTTAGATATTTCTTCTCTAGCTTCACTTAATTTATTTTGATCTATATCAAAAACGGTTAAATAATCCTTATTATCATATGGAGCAGTGAAACTAATCTTGTCCTGATTTATCAATTCTATCATTGCTTCATACATTTCAGATTTATATCCAGCAGGTGATATAAGGTGAACTTTATCTACTGCATTTGGAAATCTTCTTACATACTCGGCAGAATACTCTTTATCAATCAACCCTCTATGAGTAATGCCAGCGGCATCTGTCCAATCAGGCATAAGATAATCAGCTATGTTTACACCACCTCCACCAGAACCTGCATCTATATAAATACCAACAATATTTCCGTATGCGTCTGCACCGCCATTATAATCTAGGATTACTTTTTTTAAATATTCAATCTGATCAGGTGTTTGCATTGGAGATTTAATCTTTTTACCAACATCAATTAAATTAATGCAATTTACTAATCTAAGTCTTAAATCTTTACTTCCATCTACCTGTTCAAATTCATATAATTCACCGACAAGAATAACTGAATTATCACGACTTCTGGCGGGATCATACGAGATGATGAATTTCTTATCACCTGTATCGTTATAAAGAAGTGGTTTACGAACCTCCTCGTTTCGTGTAATAACACCACGTCTGATAATAGCATCGCTACCAGCGTCTGTAGTAAACTCACAAAAATATTCTCTTCTAGCTTTTTCAGGATTAGTTCTCATATCTGAATCAATAGTTGATTTTTCAAATAGAGGTGCCATTACTTGTCCATGAATAGTAGGGTGGAGTGGCACTTCACATGTTATATTTGCAACAAAATAATCTTTATTACCCATTAACATTTGTTTTGAGAATTCACGATAAAGAGAATAATATTTTGTAGAAGTATCAGAAGCGGAAGATATGTAGAATTTTTGGTTTGGAATTTCTTTTGGTATTGCTCTTAATCGAACAGTATCAATTCTATTACCATCTCTATCTTTACCAGATTTAAAACTTTTATTTACAATAGCAAAAGCCGAATAAACAGACATCATTTCGTCAGAAAGGAAACCGCACTCATCAAAAATTACGTTTCCCCTCATACCTCTTTTTCGATCCACATTAGAATTTAAGGTCTGAGTAAATCCACCATTATAAGTTGAATATGAAAATCCATTACTACCATGTGAAAAACCATCACCAGCAGCATTTTTTATTTCAATTTCAGCTTTAAATATATATCCAGTAGAACCCATCATTGTATCAATATTATCATTTGCAAGTCGTTCCAAAGTAGTGAAAGTTTGTTCTGCCTGACTGCCGCTACCGCTTGCAATGTACGTCCAATAGTTGTTAAATAACATATCCTTTGACATTATGATTATGTCGATAAGTGTAGATTTACCAAATCCACGGCTACACACTAACAATACATTAGGACATGTCCAACTTTGCTGAACTATCCAAGCCTGTGCATCCAATAATTCTATATTAAAAAAATCATTTATAAACCTTACTGGATTACATTGATAATATTTTTGCATATATGCAATTTTTATCAATGAATCAATTTTTCTTGATGACATTGCATAAGTACCTGGTTTTACATAAACAACATCTTCTTGAATGCATTGATCATTATATTTAATCATATCCAATGAATTAGTTATATCCTTAAATTTCATTATTCTCATCCTCACTTTCTGAATCATTTTCAGAATCATCATTTTCGGATTCTTGTTCTGAAAAACAAGAGAATAAATCATTTAAGTCAACCAAATTCATTTCAAGCTTTATATCTTTATCTTTTAAGTAATCTTTTATATCCAAATTTTCTCGAAGTAATATACGAGATATTTCAATATATTTATCCAAGTCTCTTTGTAAATCAACAATTTTTTGTCTTTGTTCAGCAACCATATCTGACCATTCAGATTCATCCAAAGCAAGTGTTTTCATAATAGAAGCATTACTTAAATCCATTACTTGTTTCATCGCTTTACAAGTTTCCAAATCAAAACCATTAACTTCGCCTTCACGAAGGTTTAAATCTTTTATTTTTTTAATTTTACCTGTCCAAGTATTTTCACCTTTTTTTGCATTTTTATTGTGTTTTAAAGATATACAACTGTCTTGAGCAAGACTTGTAATAACAGAAGTAATTTTGCCTTTGCTTTCTTGTAGGGATTTAATTGTTGCCGAGTTACGCTCAATATTAGAAATATCACTCATAAGTTTTGCAACAGTATCATCAATTTTAGATTGTTGTAAAAAACCACGAACAATAGAAATAGCAGAAGAAGTACGCATCATATCTTCATTAGCATCTTCACTAGAATCAAGAATTCCCAATAATTGAGAATATAAAAATGGTTGATCAGCTACATCTTCCTTTTCAAATGGATCGTAACTGAGTAATCGAATAACATCATTTTTATTTTTCAAAAAACTGTCATATGTATCTAATCCTGCATGAGATTCAATAAGTTCTTCCTCAGTAGTTGGTTCTTTTGCTGATTCGTTTTCAATTTTATCTTTAACAAAATGGTCTGAATCAAAGTAGGTCAATCCTATATAATTTGGCATAGCAATTTGACGTGCATACGCTGTCCATACATTAGATTTAACTTTTCCAGAAGCAAGATTCTCAACTTCCTGAATGCTTGAGTCCCATACCTTTTCGAGAAAAGGTTTTCCCAAATATCTAAGGGCAAGTTGCACTGATTCCCTTGTAGGCTCTTGATCAACACCATTTGTAGTTCTTAACGCTATCTTTTTTGCACAGTCTTTACAAATTGGAGTAAGACCACTTTTATTCATTGGATCAGTACTTACATAAAATTTATCCCTTGCTTTATGTGTATCACACATATAGCACCAAGCACCCTCTTTAAGTGACTTGATTTTCTCTTCCTGTGTTTCAACTTTCTTCTTTAATTGTGCAGCCGTTAATTTTATAGGCTGTGTCTCTTTTGTCGTAGCCAAACTAACGACCACCTCCTTTTATTTCAATATAAAAAAGAAGCCATTTCATACGAAATGACTTCTCAAACTTTCCAATATTAAATTGTCAATGAAAGTGCAATTCACTTCACTTAGCACACCCACTGCGCATCGAACACAGGTTAGAAGTTTTGGAGACTTCATTCTTGCCAAAAGATAGGTGTATACGCCGTGTTAGGGATTCGAACCCCAAAGACTTTTACATCCAGACTGTTTTCAAGACAGCACCCTCGACCAATCGGACACACGGCAAAATATAATAGCAGTAGAGTTGCTATTATACTTGAAATTACTTTTGTCCCTACATTGTATAATTTCACACGGACTTTCTACCGTTTACGGCAACTTATTCAAGCTTGTCGTAAGTTTAGCGTGATATGAATGAATCGAACATCCGCATCGAATAAACGATGACCTCTGATTAGCAGTCAGGTACATTACCAACTCTGTCAATACCACAATGAAGAGAGTCACCTCATGAAATGACTCTCTGTTACTATACAAAAAAATGTATAGCCTCGCTGTCCATTTAAGTATCAGCTATTTATTGAAAATTTATTGTCTTTCTCATTGAATCCTCAAACTCCGAGCTTTCATCTAAGCTGCATAGGACGCATCCTATTGTTACAACAGTACCAATCCGAAGACTGCAAAGGACATAGGGCGGTAGTAAGTGGTGAGCTTACACACCTAAGTTTCGTATGCATCCAAAAAATAGGTTTTGGCATCAGGTTTACCGCACGAAAAGATTTCGGTGAGAGTCGAACTCACGCTCTCGGAGTTGCAGTCCGATGCCTTAACCAACTTGGCTACGAAATCATAAATAGGGCATAACGGACTCGAACCGATACTCACGGGATGAAAACCCGTTGTCTTACCTTTTGACTAATACCCCATATTTAGGGTGGAAGAGTACCACCCATTATTTTTACAGAATAACTTCTGTTTCACCTTCAAACTTAGTATTTAAAGCACGAATCTCAGCAAGTTTTTTACCAATTTCTTCCTGAATCTTAGTAGCGAAAAGTTCAACCTTTGCCTTACCAATTTTTTCAACACTATCAAAAGGTGCTTTAACTTCTGATTCTGGAATCTTTGTAACATCTACAGAGAATGTAATATGAAGATTTTCATCCACAACAAATGACTGGTTAATAATATCTTTTAACTCAACAGAAATAATAGTTGAATCATCAACTTCACTATCAGTTGTAACTGGATCTCCATTAGAATCAGCTTTCATATTAGATTTAAAGGATATCTTAGAATATTCGATTGTTCTAACAAAATTATGCAACATATCTTTTTCAGTAGCAGCATCGGTATCTGATGTACCTAATTCTGCGACAGAAATATCTACACTAATAACGTTTTCATCAATAGTTTTACTAATATTTAATTTCATGAATTTGTACCCTCGCTTTCGTTTGCAATTACTTGTTTATATCCGTCTCTAATAGCCATAAATAAATCACGCAATACTTCTTTATCAATAGAGCAATCTAAATTTGACGTATCAAACTGTGGATCGCTTACTGAAAAATCTAATGTTCCGTCATTCCGTGGCACGAACAAAATTTCCACGTTGTTGTTCAAGAGTAAAGTAATAGAATCTATTTTTTCACCATTGTTGGATGTAACTTTACGAACCTGTCCAACTTTTAATGGCTCTTGCTCAATAATCAATCTGCTTGCCATTATACGTACTCCTTTCTTTTATTTTTTCGTTTTCCTTTTAATCATTGAATTGCGGAAGCAGGACTCGAACCTGCATACTCTTGGTTATGAGCCAAGTGAGCTTCCATTGCTCGTCATTCCGCTATGATAATCAGCATAAAGCACTAACTAGCTGATATTGGACTGTACACATCCAGTTTATAAATTAGACACACTAGGTATCCATGCTTTTCAAAATCACTTTAATCAGATTTACTCGCTAACCAACGCACGAGAAGGAGATTACTACCTGTGTCATCCAAAATATATTGCGCTTATATAGTGACACTCCATTATTTTTTCCAGTTGCAACGCCACATCGGAATCAAACCGAAATCTTCTCTGATATGAGACGCATGTTTCAATCATGCTGATGACATGGATAATATTTTTATTCTCCACATATTTTCAGTCTTCGGAGCAAAGATCTGTCGATAAGGTTTAATGACTCTTATCCGTCAATTTTCTTGCAAGTGCTTTTCTTTCACGTTTTTCGCTACACTGCTTTAGGGTTAAGCATACCTTTGAATACTCGAATAAACACTGATAGCAGTACAGCATTTATTGTCATCATATACTTACAACTCATTGATATAAGGGCGTATCACGTATCTTGCGTTGGTAATACTATTAAGGCTCTCATTAACGTAGAGAAGCACTATAGATATACTGCATTAAGGTTTCGTGCGCACTAGAGTCGTTATATAGTCGGCTCTACCAAAATGCAGTAGTAGGTCTTACAATGCTATGTGAATAGCAAATGCCAAGAATATTCTCACTTTAGTTTTTGGTATGAGAAAAGAATAGCTTTGCCTTCTATAACCAGTCGAAACCTTGTCTTTATATAACGTAAGACGACATCAACGCTGTTTATAAAAATCTATCAACAAATTAATAGACCGCCCTTACTCTAATATAAGTGTAAGCAGCTTATGTTATATTGCTCTCTGTGGTAGGTTTTGTTGGTAGAGAAATACCAATGGATTATAAAGCACCACTTAACTCTTGCTTGTGCACTAAGCTATAGCAGGATACCTCACCTGCAATGTTTTACATTGATTCAATACATATTCTAATCGTGTATTTCGGTATAATTCAAACCGTCATAGAGTAGTAGTGATAGTATTCTTTTTATTTTACCCTTGTCATTACCATAGACAAATCTACTAAAATGCAATTTATTAATTGGATAGCCTAGTAACTGATACCCATTGTTGATTTTAATTTTTATTTTCTATTTTGGAATATTTTGACAGAAAATGTCAGATATGATATAGTGTAAACAACAAACAGATTTTTAACATTTTAAGTTATGAAAAATAAAGATAACCAAATACCAGTTGCTTTGTATTAAATATTCATTTATTTAGCCAAATACAACCACATATTTGACTTTAAACCGTCTAAAGAAATCTGTTTATTTTATTAAAGCTATTATACAATAGTTTTTTTAAACGTCAAGAATGTATTTGGAGATGTGTATCATGAATATGAAAAATTTTATTGAAATATTAAAAATAATTCTTCCAGCAATAATAACTGGATTTTTTACATTTTTTATTACTAAATACAATTATAGTAAAAATGTACCGTTAGATAAAATGGAAATATCTTATAATAAAGTTTATTATCCTTTATATAAAATTATATATAGTAATAAAGAATATAAACAAATTAAAAATATCAAGAAAATTATAAAACAAATATCATTTTATATAAACAAACATAATATGAAATATATTGACAGATCCACATATAATTCTTTTATACTTTTAAAGGATAAGCCAAACAAAGATAATTATAACAATTTTAAAAATAATATATATGACAGAAATTCATATCTTCGTAGAAGATTAGGATATCTTGAACCTAATTTTATACAAAGTGTTAAATATTTATCTAAAGATGATAAGTTTATATTTTATTGTGCAGTAGATGGACTAATTATTTATATATTGTTTGTTGTTTCTACTATACCATTTTTTAATGAAAATATTCGTTACTTTTTTATTTTGTTTGGTATGGTATTTGTTGTAATTTTATTTTTAAAAATTATATTTAAAGTTATATTTGTTGGAATCAGTAAAATGATTAAGTTTGTGAGAAAAATGATAAAATGTATAAAGAATAAATGTGATTAAAGATCAGAAAGTGATTTTTGTTCTACCTGTTTTATTTCTCCATTAGCAAAATATTTTGCAAATTGCTCATCTGCATCAATATCCTTGTATACCGCAACCATATCAAGCGAATTCCAACCAACTAGCATTTGAATTACATCATCTGGAAGACCGCTTCGAGAACAAGAGGTGGTAAAGAAATGACGAAGGCTATGGAAATAAAAGTCTTCTCCTAAATGTTTGCTGAATGTATCAGCCCAACTGTCAAGAGTGCTTGAATCCATAGGTTCATCTATATATTCTCCATTTACTTTCTTTGGGAATAACCATTCTGATTCAATTCCGTGTTCTTTTCTATAATTCATCCACAAATCAAAATATGGCTTAAACGGTTTTGCAAGTGTATATACCGTCAACATTTTGCCCCTAGAGCCTCTTCCCTTTGTTTGGATCTTTTCAGGCGTTTTATATAAAGAACCATATATGATATTTTCATCATCGAAATAAGACACTTTGAAGCGTGGCAACTCACTCTTACGTCTACCGCTAAATGCAGCTAATGCTAAAATACAAGCCTTGTCATACTTGCCTTTTTCAACCCAATAATCAAGCATTCCCTGTACTTGCTCATCAGATAACACAGTTTTAGTGAATACTTTCTCATTTGCGGGATTTTCAATTTTACGTATAATCGGTTTAAAGTTCTCATACTCATCATCCAATATAGCTTCTACATAATTTGAAAGCGATGAGAGAGTAGATTTTACTCTACGCATTCTAGCTGGCGACCATTTATATTCAGTAAGGCAAAAACTCTGATAACGAGCAATATCCCTCTTGGATAAATCAATAAAGAATTTGTTGTCACAATGCTGAAGTAGATAAACCCAAAAAATAAAAAGGTCACGTCTATATGCATTGATTGTATTTGGGGATCTATCAACTGAACGAAGATAATCCAAAAAGTCATTTCCTAACTCTATATTCTCTTTATTACACTGAGCCAATAACTCATCAGTAACAATATTGTTATGTTGTATTTTTCTACCCATTAAATCTCACTTCCTTTCGTATACAAAAAGAAGCGAGATAGTAGTGGACTAAATCGCTTCTCTAATTTATTTACTATGTAATTGATTTTAAATGCTTGCCCATTATACAAAAGCCTTACACTTTTATGAGAGTTTTTATCACTCTTGACCACTCTTGAGGTTCACGCAAGTTGTTAACGATGTCAACTCATCGCCATATGCTCCTTATATGGATGTCCTTAATAGGAGAAAGATTTCTCTTTCTGGCAATAGTGACTTTAATAGGATTCGAACCTATATCCATTCCGTCAGTGGCTTTCACACTGGTGTCTGCGGTTTTACCTTGGATACTTTAACCATTAAGCTATAAAGTCATACAAAAAGAGTGTGCAGCATACACCGCACACTCCAAATAATCTAAAACCCAAAAGCTTTTAACATCTTCTGAATATCTTCATGACTCAATTCATCACTAGAGTAGTAAGAATAACTCACATAAGAGTTACCATCTGACCTACTGGCAGTAAATCCGTGAGTATTTTCATCTTCGTCTTCAGAAGTACGTAAATAAGTTTCATTATGACAATTACAGTTCTCACAATCGCCATCGCAGTCATCATATTCATTGCCAATTTCTACTTCATATATCTCATCAGATTCAATCTTTGGAATAATCTTAGAATTACAATCATCAAAGATGTATACAACGTCAGCTTCAATAAAGATATATCCATTATCTCTCTTAACTGGTTCACACCAAATTTCGCCATCTAATAAGCTGATAACGAAAGAGTCATCATAACCATCCCATTCAGGATCTGCTAACTCATTAATAAATGCAATACCATATCCAATTTTAATAAGTTTATGAATAATCTCTTTTGCATCTTCATATTTAGCAACAACATCTATTGAATTATATTCATCATCAGATCTTACTTTGTTGTATACGTCTGAAACAGTACAGGTAAAATCTTCATAGTCTTCAAAACGTAATGTTTTTATAATAATCACAACCTTTCAAATTAAGCGTTCTTTACGGCATCTTTAAGTGCCTTGCCTGGCTTAAACTTAGGAGCTTTTGAAGCTTCTATGTGAAGTGACTCACCTGTAAGTGGGTTTCTACCTTCTCTAGCAGCTCTTTCAACTACTTCAAATGTACCAAAACCAACTAACTGAACCTTGCCACCTACTATAAGTTCATCAGTTATTGACTTTATTACACCATCAACAATAGTAGTTAAATCCTTCTTTGATACATTTATATCAATATTTTCCTGTGTCTTTGTAACTAATTCTGTCTTATTCATAAATAAAAAATCTCCTTTTAATCATTATTAATATTTCTAACACTTTTCAACAATAGTGTCGATTTAATCTAAAAGAGGGTAGCAACCAATATGGTCTACTCCCTCAAAAAATCTTATTCAACCCAAAGCTGAACCTTATCAATATATCTACCAAAACAACCAGCATATCCGTCCTGTCCATTAACAGTCTGATCGTCTATCTGAATAGGGTAATATTCGTCCATACCTTTTGGCGATACCTGCATATATAAGCACTGATATTCATAACCATCAGGTGTATAGAATACTGCTTTTAGCGCATCAATAGGTGTTCTACCGTTACCTGCGTAACCATTTTCGTCATCGTCAATGTCATAACCATCAACTTCTGGAAGCCAACTACCATTAAGTAAGTGAACCTGATATCTTACATAACCTTCACTAACACCAATGGCGATACCTGTAATTGCTTGATCGTCACCAGCACCAGCCCAATCATCTCTATCATGTACTTCATCCCACCAACGATTTGTCTTAGCTCTGTAATAAATATCAACATGACCTAAATCATTAGTTCTACCGCCTGTAGTTTCACTATTTTCTGAACTATCATTGTCAGAACAATCTTCACTTGAATCTTCAGACACCGCTTCAACTATAGCATCAGCACAAGCTTCTGCATTCCATCTATTTGCATCATCTCTATCATCAACGAAGCAACATTCGATCAAAATAGCAGGGGCATTTGTGTTTCTAAGAACATAAAGTCCTGGATTGGTTTTAAATCCTCTATTTCTTATATCAAGCTTCTCGGATATTGCCTGACATATCTTTGAACCTATTTCCTCTGTTTCGTTATCATATCCATACACTTCTGTACCGCCAGTAGAATCATCACCTTCGTAATCATCTCTACCAGAGTTAAGGTGTATAGATATATCTAAATCAACATTATGTGAATTACATTTGCCAACAATTGTTGCTAAACAACCATTCTGTGATGTATTTTCATCACAAGTGCAATCGTAAACAGTATGTCCAAGATTTTCTAATTTGGCAATTACGGCATTCTTAACAATTCTATCTTCAACAGACTCCTGTAAAATACCAACTGCACCATAAGCACCCTCATCCTGTGGACAGTGACCTGCATGTACATTATATGTAGACATTATATATTCCTCCTATATAAAATGAATAAAAATAAAAGAGGGTAGTACAAACTATCCTCGTAAGAACAAAATATAATTAACTAAGCTGAATATCCTTTATCATTTCAACTTCGTTATTTTTTAAAATTGCTATTGTTTGAGATGCTACACTACTACAATAAAAATTTTTGGAAAAATCATTGAATCCGCTTAAGCAACCTGTAGATATAGCATATCTACCATGATTTTCTGACTGAATGGAAAAATTGTGAAGATGTCCACTAAAGATTAAATCATAAAACTGATTATCACTAGAAATGATTTTTGCAAGATTATATCTATCATTTTTATATTTATCACCATGAATAAATTTACAAGATAAACCACAAACAGTAATATTTATCTCAGAATCATTATAATTTGTATCTAATATAGAAATGCGTTCACAACCACTTACATCAACCAAATCTTTAATATGTTCAGTAATAAGCACATTTGCGTTGTCGCCCTCATAATTCTTTCTCTTATCACCTGACATGCGATCATGATTTCCAGCAATACCACCGAATATAACATTACAATCTTCAGCTAAAGCGACTAATAGTCTATATATGAGTTTAGTAGCTTTGTGTATTTGCATTGATTGCAGAAATTCACAATTATGTGCTTGTGTTTCTCTCATATATGAATTCTCAATCATATCACCTGTTGATATAACTAAAACCTGACGGACATTATATAATTCAATATATTTTTTACATTCAGAAATATATTTATCTATTCTTTCATTAGCAATTTCCCAATTAAAATTATTACCATTACAATTGTTAATTATATAGCCAATATGCCAATCAGTAATATGACATATCATAGTGTAATCAGATTCTTCTTCAACAGAAGAGTACATATATGTAGGAATTTCCATTGAGAAATTATTATCTTTCATATACTGTTTTAATTCGTCTGCAACTGTAATACAAGGAACTAAATCTCTTTTTAACTTATTGAGTTTCAATCTATCATTATGTATTTGCTGTTTAATAATATATTGTTCACCTAGTACTTCTTTAGCATCATCAAGAGTAGTACTTTTTTCTGTTATGTTTTTAGCTTTTAAATATTCTCTAACAAAATAATTACCAAATATGGTCTGACTAGCCTTTCTGACGCTATCATAATGACATTTTATATCATATTTATCTACAATTTCTTTCCAATCTATATCTGATATTCCAGACATTTTATTAGAAATTTCTTGTAAAACCTGTTCATAAGTTGATGAGGTTAGCCCATATTTTTTTAATTTTTCTTCGAAATTATAAATATAGTTCACCTACTCTCTATTCTTCATTAGATTCAGTAGGCTCATCGAGTTCACTTTCCTCTTTTACCTTCACATTTATTTCAACACTGCCACCGTTAAATACTGATAGAAGAGTAGCAAGTTTCTTTTCTTCGCCATCTACTTCAACAGTCATATTATCTGTATCAATAATACCTGCAATCTTCATAGAAGTCTGCTTGGTTTCCTTAAAAATAAAATTTGCCATTTCCTTTTTCCTCCATAAAATTAAAAATTCCCACCAGAACGTTTTCTGCCAGGATTATAATACATTTGTTTACTTTTATTCTGTTTTACTTCAATATACTCACGAATCTTCCTAATATAATTTTCATCATAACTCAAACGAATATGTGATTCCAAATAATAACATCCACAACGAGTTGGAATTTTATTTGATAATACATTGTCTATGAGCCTATACGATGGATTAAGATTCGAGAGATGGGTATGCTTTTCTGTATCTTCTTGCCTACAGATACGATAGCCATTTTCAGTCTTGTCTATATAAAAACCTTTATATTTAATTCTATTTTTCATAGGCAGAACCTACTTGACAAATTTATCTTCGATGTAACGCTTTCCACCACAAGTCTTGTAATATCCAATATGTTCGCCTCTGCAATCTACATATCCTCGTCTTGTGTTTCTAATTACCCCTTCAGATAATAATTTTTTAATTTCATTTTTTGAAATGTACTTAATAATTTTCACTTCTTTCTTGATTTATTTCCTACAAAATAGGATAGTAGTTGGAAATGTAGGATTTGAACCCACGATCTCCTGAACCCAAATCAGGCGTTCTAACCAAACTGAACTAATTCCCAAAAATAAAAAATCCCATACCGAAGTATGAGACTCTTACTTAATATGAGCTGAGATATTTGACTCAATATACTACCATCTATTGTGGTTGGACACAATTTATCACACTGTCGATTAGACAGTAGGTAGCAACAACACCAGTTTTGACATAACTGGCAAACTCTTACCACAAAGCGTTATAGATTTTCTTTTTACACATTCTTCCTTGCGAGATTCATAGGTTGCAGTCTATTAGAGTTGCATATACTTGTACTTTCTCACATAACACCTTGCGAGTGTTATATGTGTCCATATTACAGGACAATAAGTTGTTTTTCTCTTTGCGGTCATACACACTTTTGCTTGTTATTTTCTATCAGTAAATCAAATAATATTTTTATTATTAAGAAATTTTGTTCATTCATCAAAAGTATGTACTTACAAATGGACGATGAGGTGTATATTTGACCATCAGTACCTTTTGAGTACTGCCCAATCATCACCATCCTGCTCGGATTGCGATCTCCTTGCTTTTTGATTCTATCCCTGTTTTTCAACTTAAGAGATATTACCAAAATCTGACCAGCAGTTATACTTGCGGTATTTCCACCAACCATACACGGATTATCCCCACATTTCTGTGTTAATTAACAGTGCCTTTCTCATGACACCTGCCGAACCATATCATTAGCAGTAGCCCTCTGATTTTAGGTTAGGTATAAATCCTATGTGTTTTCCGTCAAACTATATCACTACAGTCGCAGCCTTATAATACGATAAGAACCACTTTATACATGTCACCATGCTTATTTTAGAATTTAATATTCTCTGATCCGAAACCGACCAGTCCTATAAAAATAGGATAACTCCCACAACAGGATTCGAACCTGTAACTTACGGATTAACAGTCCGTTGCTCTACCATTGAACTATATGGGAAGAGTATCAGTGGCTACGTTATTATTGTAATAATGCAACCACCAATATAAGAAAGAGAAGTTATATGAAAATAAAAATTTGAAAGAAGCCTATATTATTATCATGCCCTATAAGATGGGGCTATAAAGAAAAGCTGATTTCATTCTAAATTATTATGTAATTCTCTAACTTTTTTGCGAAAGTCATCAGTGAATACCGATGTAATAGATAAAATAGAATTGCTTTTTAGATTAAGATTGGACTTTGATTGTTCTGGTGGTATATATCTTGAAGTTACTTTTAGTCCAGGAAATATTTTTAATTCAACATAATCATCACTATCACCAAATTTATCCTTTACCACATCACCCAATGAATTAAGTACACGAAGTACATCTATTGAAGAACAATCAATCCTATCACGAATTTCATTTGCAATATCATTTTGATTATAATATTTTTTTTCTTGTTGTATTGTAATTCCTCCTTTGCTATAATAACAGCTATAGAATTTTACAATAGAGTAGGGTAGCAATCGTAAAAGTAATAAATAGAAAACTACCCTCTCCTATGTAAAATAAATTTCGCTCTCATATGAGAACTATAATTAGCTGTCGATTTCGCATTTTGCCTGTTTTTTTGTAATTTTGAAACCAATATCAAACAATTTAATGTCAGTTCCATCTTCTTCTAATTGGAAAATTTCATTTTTAGACTGGATGATAGCCTTATTAAAACTATCATTTACACACAGATACATAATTTCTAATAAAAGATTTTTAATTTGAGAATTCTCTTTATCCTCAATGGAAGAAAGTAGACGATATAATGTAGAAAATCCAATTGTTTCATCTTCAATATCAGAAATAAGATCTTCCCTTAATTTATTCGCCCTTTCATTCTTATCTTCCTTAGTGTCTGAATCAGAAGTATATATATTTTTTCTTTCATTCATGTATTTTTTTAGAATACTATAAATTTTATTTATTTGTTTCTGATTTACACGATTAGTTCTAAATAAAGAGTTATCTAATATAGATACAAATGGTAGCCAATCTTTTTTATAAGGATTTTTAATTTTAAACCCATTGATAATTGTCTGTAAATAATCCATTGAAGTATGATATTTACAGTAATGCTTTTTATCTGGGTTATAATATCCTTTTTGTTTAGAAATATGAGAGAAAAAGTGTGGCATACGTTTTTTCCCTCTTACTAATTCACCATTTTCATTCTCTTCATATTCACGCACAAACTCATCATATTTTTCACGTAGCTTATCTAACTCTTTGCCATTATTGATAATAAATTCTTTCTTTGCTTTATCAATCTCAATTCCAGACATTACATCCAATTGACATATATCATAATACAATTCCTTAACATCGTCATAAGTAGCACCATGATATATTTTATCCCAAAGTAAAGAATTTAGTTCTTGTGATAAATTGACAATCTCTCCAATTTTATTTACAGATGTTCTAATATCAAGATCTGCTTGTTGTTCTGGTGTGTAATATCTTTTTTTCTTCGTAGAATCAACATTTGCTGTTGGTGTTTTAAACAACTGATAATTTCTTTTTGCTGCACGAATGAGCTTCTCATTGTCAGTCAACATTACCGTGTCACTATCAAAGTCAGCACCCGATAGTCTCTGCAATACATTTTCTCCAATAGAATTAATACACACAATTTCATTTGTAAGATTGAGATAGCAATCTATCAATTTATTCTCTGTATTGTATGGAAGCCAAATGTTTCCGATTGTAACATGAGGTGAACGACTGGCAAGAAGAGTTTTATTATATTCAAAGCGTGTACTATGTATATTACCAATTCCAATTTGACTTTTTCCTTCAAACTTACCAATTGATTGCTGTAACATCTCTATTGGATTACCAAGGAGAGTAGAGTAGTTTCCATTTACATAAACATGACCATTTTTTAGATTCTTATAATATGATGCTAATAAATCATGTAAAAAATCTTGATAATATTTAGTTTTAGTAAAATTATCATTTACACACATCAAATTATAAACAACATCATTCTTGCTACTCATAGGTTTATCCATAGGTGACATTTCATCAATATCAGGATATTTAATGTAATAACGTACAACTTCTGGTCTATCTCTAAGCATTTGTGCAAAGTCAAGCGATTCCTGCAAAAATTCTTTTACTTCATCTTTTGACATCTGAAGGGTATTGAGTAACTGATAATGAGTCTGCACTAAACGACCACCAAAGAAATGAGTTTTCTTATCATGCTTTACAACACCAAAATCAGGATACAGATGGTCAAGCCATTCATCCCATGTACTAAATTTCAAATATTTAATACTGTTAGGTGTGGTAATTAACTTTATATCTTCAATTCGTGTAGCTCTTGTTTTACCATTAAGCTGAGACACATCCGTTATATTATTATCTTTGAACCATTGTTGGATATTACAGTTGAAACAACAAGATTTGAACATTAGATTTCTAAGTAGAAGCATACCATATTCTGAATAATCACCAAATAGAGATATATCCATAAGAGACTGACCATCCCAAATTGTATTTGTAATTTCACAATTCTTCTCAGTAGTTTTAAGCCATCCGTCTTCATCATGAGTCTCAATTACGTCCTCATTAAACACGCTGTCATAATCATCAATTAAAAGAATATTTTCTGGTTTAATTGGAATGGTATCAATAATGCTACTAGATGGGAGAGCAATATATCCCTCGTATGCAGCTAAATCAATCGGATCTCCTTGATTGTATTTAAGACCACCTGAACTGAATTTTAAAATCGGTTCATATAAATCTTCTCTAATAAAAAGACATTTACCAACTCTTGCAGAGCCAGTAGAACGTTTCATACGACAATATTTAATACCATTACATATAAATCCATCTTTATACAACTCAGTTCTAAGTTCTGCATTTGTCTTTATAGTCTTAGGTTCGCCCTTTTTATGGTACTGAGTTTGAATCTCTTTAATAACAGTTTTATCCTTTTTATCATAAATATTTACTTGCTTTTTAACAAATGGTTTTGGTATATCAATCGGATTTTCGATTTTTTCATTCGTCTTAATTCCAACAATTTCACCTTCGCTATTTTTAGAAATACCATCTTCAAAAGAAAGTTTTTTATAGTCATATCCAAGTCTAACAAAAGTATTTTTGTTCATTTGATTCCATTCTTTAACAGAATATTTAAATGTAAGATTGATTACATTTACGGAATAATCGTGTTTTTTGATTCTAAATGAAAAATCATGTTTCCTGAATTTTTTATAGTAAATATCTTTTAACTCTATAAGATCCAAACTGTAATCAAGTGTGTTAATAAATTTTCGTAAATTGTATTGTCCATCTTTGAGTTTTAAATTATATCCTTCTGGATTTTCCTCAATGTAATGTGCTGATAAATAAATATCTTTTGCATCAATAGAGGGAATATATATATTATTGTTTGTCATTAGCCTCTTTCTCCTTTAATTCCATTATCCTTAAATGATTATCACCAATCTTTCCTTGAACTAATAACTTATTCATTGCCTTTACAATACTATTAGTTATTTCAATTTCAGAAATGCTATTCAATAAATTAATATTAAATGTAAGGTGTTCAAACCAATGATTAAGAAGAGATATTTTAATATTTAAATATGTATTTCCCTCATTAGAGAAAACATCATAAATAATTTTCCATGACGATTTTTTACTACTATGTATCTGTTTTATCATATTGTCTATACATGGAGATAAATATTCACTTATATACTTTTCGTTTTTGTGTTCTTTTTCTTTTTTCTTCTTGATTTCCTCTCTGAGCGGTATTGTATGTTCGTTATAATATTTTTCCATTATTGGATGAAAAGTATTAAATACTTCTGTTTCTGTAATAAAATCATCCACAAGTAAGTGATATTCCCAATAAACAGTACCTTTAAAAATTATATGGTTATATTTTCTGAATAAGTATGTATTTTCTTTTTTATTATTACTACTATAACCAAATTCTTTATTAAGATTTCTGATAGTTAACCCAATATGTTTTAATCGTGCATTATCATAATCGTCTAAATCTGTATAATTATTTTCAAGAATATATCTTAACGATGAATGTTTTCCATACATTTTTTTACAAATAAATCTTTGATCTTCGGGGTTTAATAATTGAAAGGCATCAATTAAATCTGTCTGTACCGATTTATTAGTATAATATTCTTGAAGTTTTCTCCAAAACCAATCTAATCGTTCCCACTGAATTTTATACTCAATTAAGTCCGTTCTTTTCCAATAAGTTTTTCTTAAAGTAATCAAATCATCATAATCTTGTCTAATATAATGTTTTATAAAACATTCACCAGTAGAAGAGGAGTAGATAAGTTTAAATTTAGGAATATCATCTGTCGTTACTTTAAGAAGCTCCCCATTTACATCTAACTCTAAAACATCGCATCCAAGCTCATCCCATTTTTCAATATAGTCATCAGTTTTTTTGTTTGTATCTGCTATTTCAATATAAAAGCTTTTCCCTTCTGTAGTTTCTAAAATAATATCAGGACGATAATCACCAAACTTGGTATGAAGAGTTTTTTCAATTTCTGAATTGACAACTTCATATATATTTTCTCCAACTTTGAACTTACTCCCTTTTTCAAGCAACCATGTTTTGTAAGCAAAATGAACTCTACTTTCTTGTGAGCACATTCCATCAATATGATGAAAACACCTTTGTTTTTTATATGCTTTATTTGGATCTTGTCCATTCCAAAGTTTAACTCTTCCTAAACAAATAGGACAATACAGTATGTCACTGCCACTTACATTGTAAATATTCTTCCAATCAGCATATTCACTTTTAGAATCCAATGCGTACATTAACTCTGGTTCATAATTGACCATATAAAAATCCTCCTTTTATCTTTTATTTATTTTCTTATATATCCTCCAAATGAAATTTCTATTTTTTAATATTGCTATAATAGATAATACATTCACTTAAATCTAATACATCATACATATCTTATTTCCTTTTATACATACATCCTTTATTTTTAAGAAATTCTATATAAGTATCTGCATAATTATCAGAAAGACTACTTTTATAACTTAGCCTATATATGCATATATGCTTTTGATAAATTCAGATATAAATGCCTTGCTGTTGCAAAGTATTCGTCTACATCAGGTGTGTATTCAACACTTACTTCCTCACTTAAACATTCAATTCTTTTTCCTTTATCTTTGAGTTTTTTATTTGTACCAAAAAGATACTTTATTAACATATCTGTATTATCATTAGAATGTTTAAGTCCAAAAAGTGAAGGTATGCTAGTTACTGGGTATCTATTTTCAATTCTCCATTGTATGTTTCGTTTAATATAGTACTGATTACTTTCTTCTACTGGTTCTAACATCATAACACAAAGTGTACTAGCCATTATTTTACCAGTTTCATCTGTTTCTATATCTTTTCTTGTTGTATCAATTAAAATCATATTATGTCTCCTTATAAAGATTATCTTCGTTAAAAATATTCTTCCTTCTTTATATATCTTTTACATCTATCTTTATTACAATGAATAAAAGGAATTACTTCTTTGTTTACCATCATACATATATATATGAATAATCTGGATGATCGTATACATCTGCATGATATGAGGTAGTATCTTTAATCTTTAAATATTTGCAATCTTTCATATTTCTTACTTTCCTTATTCAAAATTAAATAGTACATATAGTCTTAAGTTTAAGAATAAATACCTATTTACTTACACATTATTGAAAATAAACAGGTACTTTTCCAACACTAAATCTTTTCATAATTAGATAACTTATATACCCATCAACTAATTCAAAATTCCTGTCAATGATAATAGGACTAAACTCACCATACTTAATAAAATTATTAAGTTTTCTTCTATACTTAAAATAACTAGGTGGAGTAGCAAGAAACATATTCTTAATCTTTATTTCACAAATAGGAATCCAATATTCAATACCTGTTTTATAATCAATATCAAAAAATATTCTTAATTTATCAACTATCATAATATCCTTCCTTTCCCATTTCCTTAAAATCATAACCTAACCAATTAACTATAAAATCATAGCTAAATATACAATCTCGATGAAGATATTCACCTTCAGAATTAACTATAAATTCATCTCCATTAAATATTCCCTCTTTACAGTAACAACATATGTAATTACTTTTCCTATCTTCGTGTAATGGACATCTTTCAGCATGTCCAGAATCTCTTCCGCAATATTCACAAGCCATTTTCATACCTCACATTTTATTTTCTCATAGCAAAATCCATAATCTGTAGTGTAATAGATATGCTTAATTCCTAAATCTTTAATAGCTGCCATACAACTAGAGCAAGGACGACACATGCCAAACTCTTTATCAAATCTTGTTCTGAAAATATACAATTTTACTTTGGAAAAATTTATATTCAAATGACGAATAGAATTAAGACAATTAATTTCAGCATGTAATGTTGGTTTAATACCGTTCTTATTCCAAGACTTTCTATATCTGTTATAATATTTCTGTATAGGATGCGTTTTAATTGTATTACAACCAATTCCTATTACATTTCCTTGATAAACGGCTATACAACCTATATGTGTTTTTCTATAATCTGATAAATCCGCAGCCGTTTTTGCTTTCTCGTAATATTTATAATCACTTTTACTTAACATTTAACTTTTCTTTCTCATATAATGCATTTCCACGTTCAAAACAATCAAGTTCATACTTAGTACGATTAACATAATAAGTAAAATCAGTATTTTCAACATATTTAAGAACTTTCATACATAATTCTTTTTTATTATCTGTTTCAACACTAAGAGCAAAATCTATGAGATCAAATCTATCTATGTCATTCTTCTTAATGTATAAAGTAGTGTTATACAATCTTTCTTCTTTATTCCATCTACTCATTGCAAGGATTGAATATCCATTATGTAAATCTATTATTATTGATGTATCTCCAATTATTTCGTATTTCATTAAGCTGTTTCCTTCATTTTCTTAGTATCTCTAACGTCACATTCCTTCTGTCTGTCCCGATCAAATTTAATATCTGTAAAAATTCTTGCAACAATATCTAAATCAGTTCCACCAAAATCTGCTCCTGATTTTAATAACAATGGTGAGCAAATTAACTTGTTGCGAGCCTTAAGTTCCATAGTTCTTGTCATTACATGATTCTGTGTTTCCTTTGTCATAAATGTTTGTTCTCCTTATTAAATAAAAATTTTTATTCATATCATCGCTCCTTTATAGTGTGATACGTGTTTATTTGTTACATTTATATATTCCCTTATTGTGAAAGGGTTTTATTGAAAATAATATTAAGAGATTTCTAATTCACCGATACAATAAATATTATGTGTATATACAATTTTATATTTAGTAACTCATTAACAACAATTCACTAGCGAATTAGAAGCCTCAATACAAATTTGAGTGTTTAGTGTAACACTTATTGCACAAATTTATAGTAAAGAGATGCTGCCGTAGGTGATTGTATCTCTATTTATTTATTCTTTGTTTTAGTCTTATTTTTATAAATTGTGGATCTAATCGAATCTAAAAAAGGACTAGGATAATAAACTTTAGAATTATAAGAAGTAGTAGAAGATAAGTACAGCTCTTTCTCAGCTCTTGTTATAGCAACATAAAATAAACGTTTTTCATCGTCAATGTTATTACTTTTTTCATGCGGAAGTAAATTATCATTACAACCAATGATAAATACAACAGGATATTCAAGACCTTTTGATTTATGAATTGTAAGAAGATTTACTCTATTTAAGCTCATAGAATCAAGTTCTTTTTTAATATTATTCATATATATTAAAAATTCATTTAAGGATGCGTATTGATTTGCAATATTTTCAAAAGCATTTATATTTTCAATCTGTTCAGTATATCCACCATCATCGGAAAATTTACCTTTTGAAATATATCCATCAATGTTTAATCTTGCTCTTAAATATTTAACCATTTCTCCTACATTATGGAATTTTTTGTTTTGTAAATAATTTATCACTTCGTATATTTCGTCAATTCCATTTTTAAAACGCCAATTTCTACGATCAATTGTCATCATAGCATTATAATATGAGATATTTTTTCTAATACTGTTGTTATGTACTTCCTGTAAAAATTTCTTATCCAGCCATCTATTCGGTTTATTATATATGTACTCAAATGATTGATTATCATTTTCATATAAAGATAACTTTAAATAAGATAGTAGTAATATAATTTCAGGTAACTCAATTAATGTTTTACCTCCTATAACATTAAAGGGAATGTGTTTTTTATGAAAGATAGATTGAATTTTGGTTAATTGAGCATTTGTTCTAGCTAAAATAGCAATGTCCTTATAATCATAAATTTTTGATATTTTTATTATTTTATCTGCAATATTTTCCGCTTCTTCATACTCATTTGAATAAATATTATATTGAGGATTTGTGTTATCTGGATTATTTGCAAAGCTTTTAACATAATATCTATGTTTCGAGTCAGGGATATCTTCTGCTAATGCATTAGCTGTCTTGACAATATTATTACTACATCTATAATTTGTATTAAGATTGATTATCTTTGTGTTATTATATTCTCTATCAAAATTCAAAATATACTCACTTTTACCGCCACGAAATGAATATATAGCCTGAAGAGGATCACCTACTATCATGGTGTTTGTATCATTTAATTTTTTAAGTAATAGACTTTGTGACATAGAAATATCCTGAAACTCATCAGATAAAATATATTCGAATTTAGATTGAAAATACTTTTTCTCTTCAGGAAATGAATCAATAATAGTATTTGCAATATTTAAAAAATCATCAAATTCGATATAATTTTTATACTTTTTAAATTCTTCATATTTTAAATAAATTGATCGCATTTCATCAGATGAAAAAGGATCATCATCTGAATAAATAAAATTATCAGTAATCATATTTATTTTTTGTCTTGTTATAAATACACAAATTTCGTTATATGGAATATCATCTTTATTACATAATCCAAGGGAAATACAAATATCTTGAATGCATTTTTCTTTTTCCCATTGTGTAGTCCATACTTTATAAGTATTTCCATATTTGTGTATAATGATTTTTAAAGCAAGTGAATGAAAGGTTTCTACGTTAACATCAAAAATGTTAAGTTTAGATAGTTTATCAGAAATACTTTCTTTTGCTTTTTTACTAAATGTAACTGCAAGAATGGAAGATGGGTTAATATTGTGGTTAACCATATTTTCTATTCTTTTTGTAAGTACGGTTGTTTTTCCAGATCCAGCAGTTGCAATAACAGCTATATTCCCAGAAATACTATCAACTACCTCTTGTTGTGCGTTATTTAATTTCATAAAATATTGTCTCCTTTTTTATGTGTAATTTGTAGATTATAACTATCATCATTGTTTTTTTCTCTGATTCGTTTGCCAAAATATTCAGTTTTGTTATCAATGGTTATTTCACATAAAGACTCAAAAGATAATTTGTATTCATTTTTAGAATTGTATAAATATTTTAATGCATTTTTTTCAAACCTATCATCGGCATTTTTTATAATCATATCTGAAAATTCTTTGTTAAAATTATCAATTAAGTTTTGTGAATTTGCATCATCAAAATGAGATAATAATGATTTACACTTATCTAAATCAATATAATATGCTTCATATGCACTATATATGTATTTTATTTTTCTCTTATATAATTCTCTCTTTAATATTTCTTGGAATCTTTTTGCTTTTTTGCTATAATATCTTTCACTTGCATTTTCTATTCCAGCTTCTTTATCTGCAATAGAAATGCAATTGGCGTAATATTCCATTTCTTCTTTCGTGGCTTGATGAGTAGTAAGATTAACATTAACTTCAATATTTCCTTCACAATCAATAATTGATTTATTATCACTTTCTTCAATAGTAACTTGATCCACTTCACGCCAAATGATTAAGCCAGCATTTTTAAGATATTCAAGAGCATTAGAGATATACCAGTTAATCATATGATCAGCTTTATCATAAAATTCATTAATAGTATCAATGCAAATTTGTGTTTCTTTACTACTATCTTCACGATTATATTTTATGAGATTATAATTACGATTTATCATATTAATTTCTCTAGCCCATTTACCTACAGTGATTTCAATACTATTGTTTTTATCATGTCCATTAATAAGGCTATTTAAAATAAGAGGTACAATGTATTTATAAAGAGATTTTTGCATCTTGTCATAATTAGACGGAAGAGGATATTTATATACTTTTATTATTTTGTACATATTTTCAATTTGATTTTTTCTTTTTATGGGTTTTATATCACAATATTTATTGATTTTTTTAAACAATGCAGTTTTATATGATCCGATAAATCTTCCATTATCAAAATATGATTTTTTTTGAGCTTCACTACCATATAACTCTACGAGCTTATGTTCACTAATAATACCAATCTTAATTGTTTCTTTTTGATTCATACTTCCTCCTTTAATTTTTAGACAATAAATAAAAAACATACAAAAAAAATAACGAAATTTAAAAAAATAAATGCCTCAAACCCTTGATTTATAAGGCTTTAAAGCCATTTTTTGCTCCCTAAAATCATGCGGTTTCTCACAATATAATATATATATAGTGATAAATTGCATGATTTTTCACCCTAAAAATGCCCTCAAACCCTTGATTTTACTGATAAAAATGGAGTTAAAAAAATATTATTTGTGGACTGCTTTAGCAGGACACAAGGGCATGAGCTTCGTAAGAAGCGATTGACCAATGCCGTAGGCGATAGTTAGTCTGCCATCTTAGCTTGCTTCGCAATCTAATCTGTCAGCCTTTTTAATGAATATGTCCTGTCACATTGCTTACGCAATATGCCAGTCCAATTCATTAAAATAATTTTTTATATTTTTTGTAGATTTTCTCTTTCTAAAACAACATAATTTGCAAATGGATCATCAATATAAAATACAGGTAACTTATTGTGGTATCTTTCATATATTTCTTCATCTGATATAAATACACAAAATTTACTATCACCTTGTCTTTCTTTTCTTAGTTGTTCTAGTTCAGTTTCATATTTTCCATCTTTGACTGAACCTATTTTTCCACAAATAGTACAATATCCAGTTAATCTTGTATATCTATTTATTTTTCCAACAAATGTCGAATCATATTGAATCAAGCATTCTTCATATTGATGTTTGTGTTTGGACTTATGATTGCTTTTCGAGATATTGTTTTTCTTAGATTTTTTATATTTGGGTATTTCATGTTCTTGTATCATAGATTACTCCTTTAATATATTATTCTCTTGTCAATTATCTACCTAGAGATGTTCTTTTCTTGCTGACGCTGCGAAAAGACCGCCCTTATCAAAGGGCTACATCTTGTGCTTACGCACATACTATCTTTTACATACTATCTTTTTGAGTTTGTATATAGTTTTCTCATACCTCTATCTGTGGGTTAAAAACGAGTTTTTGAGAGTGATTTTAAATTTTTATGTCTTAGGTGATAACTTATAAGGGTATGAGATAAAAGTGGCTAATTTTTCTATGAGATGTGATTTTTATACGTTATTCGATTAATACAAATAATTGTTTGCTTATTGTATCTAAAACATTTTTATGGATCTTATATTCATTAGAATATTTTCCATCTTTATCAATTGGTACAAACTCAGTTCTGACATTTTTTGATTCTTTCGACTCTTTTATTATTTGATATAATATATTTTCAGAAATATCATAAGTTTTAATATATATTCTCAGAGCATATACGGCAATTGGTGAATAAGTAGCCATTATAATATCCTTATTTTCCTTAAGAGCATTATCAAATATAGTATTGAGTCTATGCCACATTTCTTGTGGATGCTCTAATACATAATCTTGACCGTTTAATACTTCGGGAAATAATATTAATATATTGTTAGGCGATTTTTCTTTTAATTCACTAACCTTTTTAATAATTTCATTTTCTGTATAAGGTGTACCTGTTATAATTATTATTTTCATATTTTTTCCTTTTTTGCAATTCTGTCAACTAATTCATCAAATATATTTCTATAAAAGTTACATGATAAGTTATTAAATGTTTCTGTTGTAATTAATGTTAAGTTACCCCATAATGAGTCCTCCTTTAAAATTTATTATTTTTTGTTTGGCAAGAGTGGTGTGATGATTATTTACAATAGATTATTCTCTTATATGAATTTGAATTTATGATTTTTTAGCATTGTATGGATATGTTAATTAACAAAGAGAGTTGATGTAAAATTTTTTACATTGGATATAAGGCGAAAAATTAATGATTTAGAGTCTATTTTGGATTTTTATATATCAGGTGGCTAGTTGTTAGGGTGGAGGGTAAAATTGAAATTTGAGCTGTGAGAGTGGATTTTTGTATAAGTGTGAGAATTGATAATGTTGTTTATAGTAAATATGATAAATGTATATAGATAGTTAATGCAATTTTGGGTGATGTAAAAAACTGACCTTGTATTTTGAGCATTTAGGTGGGTAAAAATGATTTTAGGTGTTATTGGTAGGGTAAAAAAGTCGGTTTGTATATGAAGATTATGAGTGGTATATGAGAGATTTTTGAATTTTGTATTTTGCAATAATGGATATTATATTTGAATAGATGGATAAAATGAATGAGAAATGTATTGCAAGGGTGCGAGTAATTAAATTTATAGTATTATTTTTAGTGCTTTTATAGGTATATTGGGTATTTATTCGTTAGAATTATGCTACAGTTTTATAATACCCCTCTGTTGGTTAAAATATTTTTTGTGTTGAAAACTGGCATCGTGAAAAATGTTTATTTATAAGGAAAAATCTGATTTACAATTTGATTTTAGGTAAAGTGAAAATTCAATTTTTGGGTTGTGAAGTGGCTGAAATGCTTGATTTTAGTGGGATTGAGCGATATGGGGTACGATAAGTGGTTTGAGATGTGAAAATTGGGATCTTGCTTGATTTTATTGGGAATTTTGAAGTTGGGAAAGGATGGATTTTTGAGTTAGTGTGTAGATGAACCAGCTACATGCTCTGCTGTATTTCCAGTCCATTTAGTTAGTTTTAACTACCCCCAGTTAGTCAAAAAACAATGGCTAATAGATATATATTAACCATTCTTTTTAAGTATGTTTATTATTCTTAAAAATAGGAATAGTTACTATTTTTGAAAATAAATAAATAGTAATAATTACTATTTATATCTTTCCTTTATCGTTTAAAATAGGAATTATTACTATTTATTTATTTTCAAAAATATTTAAAAATATCTTTAAAAGGTATTGACATATACTTTATAAGGTGTATAATGGCAGTATGAAAAGAGGATTATATCTTTTCAGATAGGAAAGTATATCAAAAAGTTTAGTCCACTAAACAAAAATAATAAAGTTTAGTCACTAAACAAAAACAATTAAAAAAATAACAAAAAGGAGGTACTTAATTATGAGTACAAAAAACACAACAAACCAGGAAGTAAAAAACAATAGTATTATTAATGTGGTAGTAAATGGTATGAAAGCTTCAGAAGGTGTAAAAAATGTACAATCACGGCTTGAGTCTGTTGAAAAGTCTGCTTTTAACATTGCTTTAATTTCTGCTTATTCATGTGGTACTTGTATCCCTAGTTATATTGATAATAAGGGCATAGAACACGGAGAGGCACAACTTGACAAAAAGGACGCTTTTAAACAAGTTGATTTTATTAAACTTGTAGGAAGAAGTAAAGCCACGCTTTCCCGTTGGATAGGTGCAATGAATTTAATCATTGAAAAGGGTTATTTTACCGACTTTGCAAGCGGTTTATATCCATTTTCTTATGATAAAATTTATGATATTTTTAATCATGAGGATGTTTTTCAGGGGATGTTATTATCAGAATTGATGGAGTTATCAGCTAGTACACTTGAAAAGATGGTTAATGATTTCAAACCATCTAAGGAAGAAGAAAAGACTGAAGAAGAAGTTTCTGAGGATAAGACAGCGACAGACAGCGACAGCAAGGAAGAAGAAAAGACTGAAGAAGAAGTTTCTGAAGAAACTGCGGTACTCACATACCAGGGCAAGGATTATACAGTCAATAAGGCTGTATTTGAAAAGTGGCTTGCTGAGAACGCCACACTTGCAAAATAATCAGCACTAACACTAAAACCAGGGCGGTGAAAATCCGCCCTTTTTGTAATGTTATCCGGGTATGTTACCCGGTTTTTTTAATGCTTTTATAGTTTAGTGACTAAACAAAAATCAATAATCAAAATTGTTTAGCGACTAAACTGTAAAACAATATTAATCAATGCCAGGAGGTAAAAATATGAAATATTATGATGTGGCAATAATAAATAAAAGCGGATGGTTTGAAGTAGTTCAAAATGTGCTTGCATTATCTAAAGTGGATGCTATGCATATTGTAGAAATAAAGTACGGAGTAACCGCAAAAGATGCAGTTATTTCAGAATAGGAGGTCTTGCGTTATGAATATTGAAATTTGCAAGGATAACAACACATATATCTGGGGTTTCCATGTGCCACTTAATGCGTGGTATGGTCAGGATGGCGACAACAGTTGGGATTGGTGGATCTGTACAGTACACGGCAAGCCTGAAAATGATAATACACTTGAATTGCGTAGATTTAATGGTGAGTGTTGGGTAAAAGTGTGTGAGAACTCCGACACCACACAAGCAATCTGTCAATGGGCTACAGCTCTGCGTTTATGGTGGTCTAAATGTCAATGGTTCAAAGAAGATGACAAACAAAAAAGTTTAGCGACTAAACAACTTATAAGACAAGAAAGACATATAAATAGCTTAAAAAATCTAATGAAACATGATAGAAAACATAAATCAGGCGGTTCAGGTATCCGTCTTGATGTAGAAAACTTTCGTGCTAATAAAACATTTACAGATTATGAATGCACTAATAATCATCACAGATTACACGATTTTCAGACTATATATAATTAAGGAGGAAATAACTATGAAAAAATTAGCATGTACGACTTGCAAAGGTAACTGCATGGGATGCTTTCATGCTGACGAGTGCAATAAATACAATGATATTGCACCATATAACCCGTTTGAAATTGAGGTAAATACTGCTTTAATGGAATTGTGTAAGGGTAGGCACTCAACACCTGCTACAGATGGGGCAATTTTTGAAACAGAAGTAAACCCTCTGGATGTATCTGCCCTTGAATCAAAGGCAAAAAAGAGACTTGTAAGCCTGAATATTACAAAATTAAACTTGTATGTTACGGGTTTAACAGTCGCATTGATTGCCGTTCTTAATGCTACAAGAGAACTGAACATCAAAGTGACTTTATGGCATTTTGACCGTGAAAGTGGCGAATATTATAAACAGGAGGTAAAATAATATGCTTAACACATTAGATATGTATGGAATTTGTCACGAAATATACCGTGACTTAAAAAGCAAAAATGCCTACGCCGAAACTGATGAAAATATTCTGAATTTTATTTTCAGACTATATAATATAACTGAAATTGATTGTGAGGAAATAAAAGCATTATGGATAGAGTGGCTTACAAAAGGTACTTTGTCTATAAATACGCAAATACAAAACGCACGGAGTAGGAGGTATAACTATGCTTAATATACAAACAACAATTCATTCAGATAAAGAAGGCAACTATAAAGCCAAAGATATAATATCTCAACTTATAAAGGCAAATTTAGACATTGAATTGCCTAATAAACCACTAGAGGATATATGTCTTGCGGATTTAAAATGTAAAGGTTTACCATGTACATATTCGCATACAGAAGGTACGGTCTGGGATAATAACTTGCGTACTTATATAAAACGCAAAATAATATTATGTTTTGGATAATCATATAAAGGTAGACTAACAATCTGCTTTCCGTCTTACGGTGTAAGTCCGTAACCGATGAGCAGAAGCGAAACGGAAATTGAAAGGAGGTTGTTTTTATGGTAACATTGTAGATAGGTACAGTGTGCCTAAAAATAGGAAGGAGGACACAATATGTCCGAAAAAGCAATAGTTCATAAAGTCCCAGAAAATGTCAGAAGGCAAAGTATAGAAACTTTAAAAGTACGTAAAGAATCATTAGAGTATCTGCGTCAAAATGGATATAAGACCATTGATGATATAATTGAAAGGCAAAATGATATCCCAACGGAAATTAGAGGGAATATCTATGCTTATATCATGTTTGGCATGGAAGGATAAGGCAAATGTTTAGTGGCTAAACTGGAATCTGGTTTAGCTGCTAAACTTAACAAAGATTTTTACAAAAGTGAAATTATATGCTAGAATGAAAGGAGATGAATAATATTGGAGGCATATAAAAATATGGAAATTAGTTATCAAAAATTATTTGATACTTTGAAAAATAAAAATATAATGCAAAAAACAATGCGTGAAGATCTTAATTTGTCTGGAAGTATTTTGACCAGGTTAAAACATAATGGAGCAGTAACAACGGAAACGATAGGTAAAATATGCGAATATTTACAATGTACTCCAAATGATATAATGGAAGTCAAATTTGATTCCAAAGTTGCATCTTCTTATAATAAAAAACATAAGGCAAATATAGAATCACAAATAGAAGAATTGCAAGAAAAGTTAAAAAATATGTAATTTAGTTACTAGATTTTAGAAAAAGCAAAACAAGCTATCGAAGCTCAAATAGGGGAAATAAATATGCAAACAATCGAAGAAATGCGTAACTCTATGCTCAAAGCAGGAGTTTACACAAAAGCTGATATAGATAAGATCTGCGAACTTGAAAAGGCATATCAAGATGAATGCCAGGAGATAGCCGAACAATGCGAAGCTGAAGGCTATCCATCCAACGGAAGTAACTATGAACTTCGTTGCGAAAATGCTCGTAAATATTATGATGAGCAAATTGCAGACATAGACGCAAATTATAATTTTGAAGACTAACTGCGTCAAATATAATAATAACACCCACCAAGCACCCAAACGCAAACCGAAAAGGGTGCTATTTTTGACTTGACAAATACAACAAATTTGATGTATCATAAAGAAAAGAAAAACAAAAGCGAAATGGAGAATATACAAATGGACATAAATAGAACCTTTATAGAAATTGATTCTTTTACTAAGAAATGGAAATCAATGGGATTAACAGAAGATGATTTAGTTGTTCTTCAAGAATTATTATTAAAAGATCCTAAAATAGGCGATGTAATTCCAGGCGCAAGTGGAATTAGAAAAATAAGAATCCCTATTGACGGAATAGGCAAACGAAGTGGTGGCAGAGTAATCTATATTGATATAGAGGTAAAGGAATCTATATATTTGCTTGATGTTTATGCAAAAAATGAGCAAACTAATTTGTCAGAAAAGGAAAAGAAACTGCTTGCAAAATTAGTAGAACGATTAAAGGAGGTGTAATATATGAGCTTTTACGAGGATATGGAAAGAGCATTAACAGAGGCAATTGAAATTGAGAAGGGAAATATTCCTCTAACAGAAAGAAAAAATATGCCAGCTCCGACTTTTTATGTTGCAGATAATGATAAGGAACTTATAGACAAAATAGTTGAAATACGCAAAAGCGAAAACATTTCTCAGTCAGAACTTGCAAAAATGACTGGAAACACTCAGCAAGCTATTTCACGGTTTGAGAAAAAAACGCACAGTGCTTCTATAAATTTATTTTATAGTATCATAAATGCACTTGGATATGAAGTACAACTTGTAAAGAGATAAAACAATAGAATTTAGTTGTAGCATCTAATGGAAATGAAAATCTGTTAGGTGCTATTTTTATACCCAAAATTAAGGAGGTAAACACAAAATGAAAAAGAAAATAGCATACACACTCATCACTTTAGCACTCATATTGAGTGCTTTTTTAATAGGCAAAAATATGCCTAATAAATACAATTACTTAAATCTTAACAAAGTAACATCAGTAACGCAAAACGGAAATAGCATAACAATCTATACAGATACAGATTGCTATGATTTCACAATAACAAAATAACAAAATAAGAAGGGAGAATATAACTATGAGCAGAGAAATGTATAACTACAAACGCAAAGCGGTACGGATTGCAAAAGATTTTCGTTATACAACGGAGATTATAGAAGCAATTCATAAATCAAAAACAGAAAACGAAATATCAAATATTATGAGAAATGCAAGATTAGCACAGGAGGTATAAGGCAGAATGGAAGCATTTAATTTTAGAATTATAAAAGCAGGGAACGGAACAGAGGTGATTGATAATACATTGTCAACACCTTACAACTCATTAACGCCTATGCAAATGTTAGACTACATCAACATTGAAAACAGCCTATATTTTTCAGAAAGGCAAAAGAGATGGCAAAAGGCAGTCGAGCCAACAATTATTAACAAGGTGAAGAATTTTGTAAGGAGGATATTTGCATGAAGGGATATTATAACGGATTTGCTTATATGGGATTTGTACCAAGTATAGGCAAATATCAGCAGTTTGAAAGCGAAAATGCTTATAGAAATTATTTAATGGAAAGAGGTGAGATATAATGAAGTATATTACTTACGAAGAACCGCTAAAAGGTAAATGCTTTACAGAAAGGCAGATGCATGAAGTCTATAGAGACTTAGCAAACAAAGCAGAATATCCAGACTTTGAGTGTTGGAAATCAGATATGCTCAAGTCAGGAGTGTTTGAAAAGTTTAGTAACTAAACGGCGAACCGAAAGGCAAGCCGTTATTTTTATACGCAAAATACATATTAAAAATATTAAAAGAAAAGAGGTAGTTAATTATGTGTAAAATGTTTGAAGTAGTAACAGGAAGAAAATCAAAGGGAAGTGTTGACAAATTAGAAGGTCTTACAAAGGTATACACTGATATGCATGAAGACATTGCAATTATCAGAATACCTGTTGAGTTAATGGAAGTTGATTCATGGTATCAGACAGACGAAAGAACGGAGAGGGATTTAAAATATCTCACTAATAATTGGGATGAAAGAAAGCTCATGCCTTTACTTGGTGTACCACATTGGGAAGAAGGTAAAGTATATATAGTTGATGGTTATGGAAGATGGATTGCAAGTCAGATTGTTGATAAAGACAAATACAAGGATTTAAAGGTACAGTTAATCTTAAATGCACCAACGGAAGATTCTGAAAGAGTTGCATTTGAAGCTGAATTATATGCATTTCAAGGTGTATCAGTTAGAAAGGTAACGCCAATTCAGAAGCATGGTGCAATGCTTGTATTACACGATCCAGCAACGGAAACACTTGAAAAAATGAAAAATATCTATGGCTTTAGATACAAAGAGACAGCAGGTAACAGAGGAAGCGGAGTTCTTGGTTCATATACAGAAGCATTAGGTCTTTGTGCGATTGACAATGGAGCTTGTGCAGAATATGTATATGACATAATAAGAAATTCTGGATTTGACAGAAAGCATAGTGGATATGTAAGTTATGTAACTCGTTCATTAAGAGATATGTATAAGTTATATGCACAGGATAGAAGCGAAACGAAGAATTTTTTGTCTAATGAGTTCAGAAAAATTGCACCAGAAAATTTAAAGGCAAATGCTTGTGCAAAATATCCTATTTTAGATTTTAGAACAGCGGTATCTCTTTATGTTGAGGATATGATTGTAGAAGGACTTGGACTTGAACAGTCAAGAGTGATTGAAGGTACAAAGGTTATTTTTATTAAAAAGAGAACAGCATAAGAGAGAACATATACATATAAAGCTGTACTATCAGGCTATACGGGTAGCAGAAAGGAAGTGAGATTTATGCACAATTTTAGAAAGTCAAAGCGAATGCGTGAATTTGATGTGATATTACGGAAGAATGGATATACACCGACAAGATGCAAGGGAAGTCATTTCGTATATATCAACGGAAATACGCATAGAATAATGCCTGTTAATAAAGATTTAAACGACATGGTAAAGCAGAGGTTGATTAAAGAATATAAGTTGGAGGTGTGATAGATATGAAAGAAAATCATAGAGAAATATTAGTGGTATCAAACAAAAAAGGTAAAAAGTTCTCTCTTATTGAAACAGATAATAATTATATTGTAGCTTGCGGATACTCATCTTTAGAAAGATGGGGTAGACAGTGGGAATATGGTGTGTATTACATGTTTTCAAATGACAAAGAGAAATTAGTTGCACTTAATGAAGCAACTGAAAAGCTATTTGAAAAGGTAAACGCAGATTATATTCCACGTTGTAGATTAGAAGAACTGGCAACATTATTCAAAGACGGACTTATCTCTGATGACAGAGAAAGTGCGATGAAATATTTTGATGAAGTCTGTGAAATGACAGAAGAAGAGAAAGAATGGTTTGGTATTGAAGAAGATAGTCCAATAGCAAACACAAAATTCGAGAACCCAATGTACAACAAGGGATATGATGATGGGTTCTCTGATGGTGCAAATAATGCAGATATAGAAAGTTAGGAAAGATTGAAGAAAGTAAAATGAAATATGATGATTTTACAAGCGGAGAATATGTGAAAAAAGAAGATGTAATGACATATTTAAGAGTGTTTAATTGGGATATGCCAAGAGAAGAATTAATTGAGAAATTTAAAGGTATTTCATCTATCACCCTTAACGACCAGGATATAAATAAAGTAAAAATAAATAAATTGCTAAATGGTGAATGGAGCAATGATTAATTAGAAATGGATATTTCATAAGGAGGTAATAACAATGGAAGAAAGAACTTTTTATTGTAATTGTTGCGGAACTGAATGGAAATCAGCAGAGGATGATGAGAATGTTTCATGTCCTAATTGTGGATGTGAATATAATCCTGATGAAAATGATTATATTGAATGTTATGGTTAAGAAAGGAGAAATAAAAATGGCAAGAACAAATTTTGATATTATTAGAGGTTTAATGATTGCAGATAATACTCTTGACTCTTGGATTTGTGAAACAGAAGCAGAAGAGAAAAGAGATTTGACAGCAGAAGAAGAGAATGAATATATTCAGAATACTGTGGATATATGCAAAGAGGTAATGCAAGATTTGTCTTGTAGTTTAGTGGAAGCATATAAAAAGATTTCGGAGTAAATAAATACATGTTTATTTGTAGGAGGTGTCAATTTGAAAAGACAGAATGTTAATAGAAAAAATAATATGATGGAAACAAGAATCAATGGAATTAACGAATTTGCAAAGGAAACAGCAAGTAATCTTCTTAAAAAATATCCAGATATTGATTTTTATGATTTGATGTTTCAATTTGAAATGCAATTCAGACATGAATACTTGAAGGCTATGTTAAAAGAAACAGCAGACTAATTCGTGTTCGTTAGAATTGGAGGCAAGAGAAATGAATAGAATTGATGAAATTATTTATAAAGAGACACAGAAGGCAGCTTATGAAGAACAGTGCGAAGAGAGATTTGTTCATCAGGAACAGCCAAACGAAGATTATTTTGAAGGCTTAAATGATTATTTGGATGGAACAATGAGTATTTGAAATTCGCATTTCAAGGCAGATTGGAGAAACACAGTGAAAGTGTCAAAAAAGATTCAAAATAAAATGCATAAATTAGCAAAACTTACTGCACAAGCCTCTTTGCTTGATAGAGAAATCAATGAATATTTTGAAAGTAGGGGATATGATATTGATAAACTTAGGGCTGGTGATGGCACTACGCTTGACGAGTTAAATTATGGAAATGATATTACAGAAGTATTTGTTCATGATATGCAAAATGGAAAATACGAAAAATCAAGGCAGGTAGTATAAATGAAAATGATTAAATGCTATGAAGATTATGTAAAGTTACGTAAAGAATTAAAGTCAAAACAATACGATTTAATGAATGATAGCATCGGTCAGTATAATACAGATGAATACAGCGTAGATGTTACATTAAGAGATTATGATGGAAACTGGTGTATTGATTATGATGTGTATAAACCAAATGGAAATCCAAACTATCTTGACGGTGGTAAGGTATGCGATGTATCTAAAATGCCATTGACGGATAAAGGATTTTGGAAGCTGATTAAAAAGAAATTTGAAGAACATATAAAAGCAATTTGAAACTAAGATGTCTTAGGAAGGAGTGAAGAGAAATGGCAAAATATAAATGCAGCAAGACAAAGGATGAAATCCTTGAAATTATTGCAGAGGAATTTAGAAAAGTAAATAAAGATTATGATGATGCAATGCAGAACGACAATGATAAACTCAAAGAACGGAATCAGGGCAGATATGTAGCAATGTTTGATTTGTTACATAAGTTAGAGATTTATGAAAAGGAGTGAAGCGAAATGACAAGCATTGAAAAGTCAAAAGAGGATGCACGGAACTTAAATGAACTCACGGATCATTTGATTAAATTACTTGAATCGGATGACAGGCGGTTCTCATTTGAATTTTGTGCAGGTGGCACAATGGAGATTTATGATAAAGAAAAAGAAATCGGGTATGCAGTTCACATTGCACCGATTGAATATGATGAGAACGGAAAAGCAATAAATTTATAGTAAACGCAAAGGCAGTTAGGAGAATAAATACCTAGCTGCCTATTTTATTACAAGAAAGAGAGGAAATGAATTATGGAATTACGGAATAATTGGTACAAAGCAGATAAAGGAAAGCATTTTGTACTTACAGAAAAAGGTAAAGAAGAGTGTGCAAGTTACAAGCATAAAACAGTTGGTGAGTCTGTAGATGAATATGATTATGAAGCAACCGAATGGTCGGTTGATAAAGGTTATGTAATCGAAACTGATATTCCAAGATGGACAAAAGGACTTAAGGGATATGAAGTTGTGTATTATCACAAAGAAAAATATAGATTATCAGCAGGTAATCCGCAAATCTTCCCAACACGCAAAACAGCAGAAGTTTATAAAAAGCATTATGAATCATATACATGGTTCAATGATACCTTGGTAATTGAAGAAGTCGAATATGATGGTGTTCCATTAAGTGAATCTAAAATGTACAACGGAAAGGAAATTGTAGATAAAGAACATTACTTTGGACTTGATGCACATGAAGTTGGTGAGTATTTCACAGAGGATATGATTGATTTCTTTATGGATTTATTACCACCAGCTTGTATGAGAAGTGATTGTTCACAGATTGGCGAGCCATGTTCAAGCAGAATTGATGAAAATGGAGAAGGCAGAACAACATATTCTACATTCAAAAAGATAGAGGATGGAATTTGGGAATACTGTGGTGATTGTTTTAGAGGTGAAAATTATATGCATGGAAAAGATATTCCATATGTGAGATAAGGAGATGGTATAGATGTTAAATGTCAAATGGGATAACGGAGTTACAGGATATTTAAGCAAAAGCGAAAAAGAACTGTGTGGAAAGATTGATAGAGAAATCAGTGCAATCAATGCAGTAAGCAGAACGGAAATATCTGTAGTAATCAGTATTGAAGGTGGCAATCAATTCCACATAAAGAAAGATACTGGTTCACTGATTTGATATATGAACGCAGAACAGTGTTGGTATGCATTGAAGGGAATTATGACAAGTTTGTTATATATGGAAAGGCAGGTTGATTAGTATGATGAAGTATGAAATAGAAAAAAGAGATTTTGGTAGTACATGGGTACATGTACTTGGTAAAAACGCAAAACAGGAAACGATGGTAATTGAAATTGTACATTGTGAAAATCCAGGAGGTAAAAATTCATTGCCTTATGCATGGTATAAAAATGGTTGGACTGATAAAGTAATGGAAACCTATATTGGTTGTCATACTTATGTACATGATTCTGAAGGATTTTGTTTTGGTATTTATAATCCAACAACAAAATTAAGTGATGACGGAAAGAGAAGTGTAATCAACTTCGATTGGTTACTCGAAGATACAGAAGAGAATAGAAAGAAAACTATTGAGGCATGTATTGAATTGTTTGAAGCTGCTACAGGCAAGAGTGCAACTGAAAAGAAAATTGAACATGTAATGGAATTTGCAAAAGAAAGTGGTCTTAAGGTTGTATCTGAAATGCCTAAAAGTTGGAGAAAAAATCCATTTATGACAGATCCTTGGGGAGCTGTAACCATTGATAATGGAAAACCATTTTTTGCTAATCATAAAAGAAATCCAGAGTATAAGAGAATGTTATTGATGGAAGGAGTGTGATTGATATGAAATATGTTCCGAGAAATGAATATTTTGAATTGATTGGAAAACTTGGAGTAAAGAAAGTAGAGAGCGAATATGAAATTGCAGACTTAGATTTATCTGCATATTCACTAAATGAAGATGCAAAACGGATTGCAAATGTAAACTTTATGGAAGAGACAGAAGATAGAAATGGTAATTACATGTTAGGTGGACATTGGATGTCCGATTTAAGTTACCAGTTCGCAAAGAAATGCAAATTCGATTTAGTTCAGGTAGACGGATATAGTTCTTATGCTTATTCAGATGAACAGATGGCAGTGTTTACATATACAGAGGGTGATATTTATCTTACATTGTTTACTGATAAAGTTAAATATGAAGCTGAAAAGGAAAGAACAATAAAATTTTATGAGGAGGAATATTGATATGTTGAAAATTGAAATTAAAACAGGCAATGCAGCGTTTTGTGATCCATATACAGGAGAACCAAGTGAATTTGATGAAGCTATAGAATGCAAAAGATTACTTGAAGGTATTTGTAGAGAACTTGAAGATGGTGCAACAAGCGGAAACATCATTGACATAAACGGAAATAAAGTTGGTCAATGGAGCAGATAGGAGCGTGATTATATGGCATATTACAGTAGTCCACGAAAATATGAAAATGCAACTGGTAAAAGATTTACAGATAAATGCTCATGTATACATAGAACTGGGAGTGTTAAAGGTATGGTTAAATTAGGCTTTTGGGATAAAGATAGTGACAAAGTAAGACATGGAAACTGGATTTATCAGCAACCATAGGAAGGATGATTATATGGCAAAACAAATATATTACCTGCATAGTTGCAATGAATGGAAAGAGTATTCCAGCATGAGACTTTTATTCATTGGCACATCTCAACAGAAGTTAAAGATGAAAATCTCGAAAGAGATTGAAGAAGGCAACATGGAATATAAACCTATCACTTCAAGATATGACTATGTTGATGGAAAATTTAAGCTAGTTGACAAAGAAAATACTCCAAAAGAACAGGCAAAACTATTCAGGCAGGATTGGGAAACAGAAACAAGGGATATTATTAAGTCTGAATTAAAATATGGAGATTTTGATTATACATATAATAATGAAGAAATGTAGTCAAAGGAAATTGTAATTTAAAGAGGTAAAAACATATGAATGGATATGAATTTAAAAGAGAAATCGAAAGAATTTTTAAGGTTGCACGAAATATGTACCCTAATGTAACAGATGAGATGCTTGATACAAACGGAGCTATTTATTATATGAATGGCAACGACAGTACACCGTTTGATTGGAATTGCAATAACAGGTTATGTGAATTTTTCATTTTCCATAAAAATGAGACGGGCTTTATCAAGGCATTCGTAAATAGTGACAACACAATTGATATGTACATCTATGAAACAGACGATGCTATGCAGCCGACTTATAAATTTACAGAGGAAATGGAAAAGGTAAAAGCAAGTAGTTTTGCAAAGATTATGAACTATATTGCGGATGATAATGGATTGTGGGATAAGCCGATTGATGAACTTGATTGGGATGTTGATAGTTTAGAGTGTGATGAGATTGATTAGAAATAGAGAATATATTAAGGCAGATGCAAATTATTGTGTCTGCCTTTTGTAATGGAAGGAGTGAATGAAATGATTATATTGCAAAGAGATTCACGGTATGAGGTGGGTGATCCTGATTGTGTGTTCAAAGTAAAATCAGGTGACTTAATTACGCCCATAAAGCGAATTGGATATAAAACTACATTTGATGATTGGGAAGATTACGGAGAAATCACGGATGAAGATATAGAAGATTTATATATTTTCTGTTGTCCTAATAACGATGAAACTCAAACAGAAGTTTATATTTCAATTTGTTCAAATTGGGATTTAATTTTTGTTGGTAGATATAAAGGTATTTTCTTTGATAATACAGAGTCTATTACAGCAAAGATTAATGCATGGATTAACAATAATATGGGGGTGTGATTATGAACACATTAGAAGATATTCTAAACGCATTAGGAAGTAAAAAACCATTCTTAGACAAGATAATAATTGATGAAGATAGTGGAAGGCAGCCATTTACTAAAGGCGGTGCTAAAGCATATGAAAAATTGACAGAAATCTTATATGCGGTTGGAGAACTTACTAACACAGATATGAATGATATTGTTGAAGAATTAGATAGTATAGCAAATCAAGATATGTAAGAGGTGAATGAAATGGTACGGTTGCGGCAATACAGAATGGTTGAAGGAATTGGAAGTCATTGGAATAAACGATGGGAAATCCAAGAGAAATATAAATATTTTGAAAATGGAGAATGGGTTGAAGCATGGCATATGATTTTTTGGAGTAGTGATAAAGCAAGATGTGAAGAAGTGTTTGAGGAATATAAAAAATTAGGAGGTAAGTGAAATGATTGAGTTAAAAGATTTATTGGAAGAAAATGAAACACTTGTGACATTTCATCTTTGCAATGAATATTGGTCACGGAATGCAATCACAGTAAAAGGAAGTGATGATATTTCTGGTGCATTAGAAATGACATTACATAGAATACTTGAAGCTGGTGGAACAGAAAATGATGTAAAGCGAATTATGGGTGCGGAAATTCCAACAGAAGACGAACTTAAAGAACTTGAAGAGTTTGATGAATTTAGCTGGATAGACTTAGGTTATGTATTACCTGGTTTGATTGATTTATGGGAAGAAAGTGAGGTTGATTGATATGAGTAACGAATATAAATACTATAAAGATAACGGAAAGCTTATGAGACTACATATTGAACAGGATGATGAACCATTTGATCCATGGTATGATTGGGATGGTCAAATAGGTAAAATGATGTGTTGGCATAGAGAGTACAAGCTTGGAGATTATAAGGATAATGATTACAACGACAATGAGGACTTTTTAAATAATCTTATAAGAGAAAATGTAGAAGATAAATCAATCATCAATTATATCAAGGCAAAGAAAGCATCTAATGGACTTGAGTTGAGATATGACAGACATGAACAGATGTGGCAGTTATGGGGAACATATTATTGGTTTCCACTTGGTACAAGCAGAGAAGCAAAATTTGATGTAATAGAAGAATACGAATCGCTTGATTGGTTAGTCGATGATATGATTGAAGCTTTACCACAGAAAGATAAATGGTATTTGTTAGAGAAACATTCAAATATTGTATATCTTCCACTTTATCTGTATGACCATAGCGGAATCACAATGAGTACTGGAAGTTTTGGTGACAGATGGGACTCTGGACAGGTTGGATATATTTACACTGACAAGAAAACAATTATTGATTGCGGTGGAAAAATTAGGAATGAAAAAGGGAATTACGTAAAAATCACAGATAAAAATTGGAAGAAGGCTGCATACCAGTGGATGCAAGGCGAAGTTGAAGAGTATGACATGTATTTAACTGGTGAAGTATATGGAGTTATCACGGAAGAATACAATGCAGAAGATGATGACTGGAAAGAGAAAGACAGTTGTTGGGGATTCTTCAATAACAAGTGGGGAGATGAGTTGATTAAGGATATTGCACTTGATTTTGGAGTAAGCGAAACATTGTATGACAGTATGGAAGAGGTGGCTTGATATGGATAAAGTAAAAGTAATTTTCCGAAAAAATAAACATAATGATGTGATTGCATTCTTTCCAGAAGTGAGAGTAAATTATGGAAACATTATGTCATATATGCATATTGGTCAGCATAGCGAAGCAAGTTATGAATTTTATTTGACTACTCATAAGGCAAATAAAAATGAGTATGCTGATTTATTTGCTGAGTTGAGTAAGATATATGATGATTGTGAATTGGTAGTAAAACAGAAAATTAATTATAACGATTTAAGAGATAAAGCATGGAAATAAGATCAAAGGAAAGAACTGTTTACAAAGAATAGGAGACAATAATTATGGAAGAAAAAGATATTAGAATTTGTCCAGTATGTAATAAGGAAGTAGAAAGAAATGATATGAATTTCACAAGAGACTGTCATGGAATCACTTTTAGATTAGTGTGTAATGATTGTTGGGAAAAATTAATGGAAAAGGGATATGACGGTCAATATTATAGTGAAGCAGATGAATGTATTGATGAAAATTATTAGGAGGTAGCGTAATATGACATACTACGATACAAAAATAGGAAAAATAATCGAGGAAGAGTTCGATTCACGAATGGGAAATGCAGTTGTTTTTTATATCATGGACAAAGGTATGAGCAACGTAAAAGAGATTACTGACGAGCAGATTGAAAAACTCGAAGGCAACGGATTAATGACTCAAGATTTTATCCAATCATTAGTAAGATGTGCAAGACGTATATGTAATGAATGCAAATGGATTGAACTGATAGAGTTCATTAGATTGTATTTATTGTGTGCTCCAACAGTACATAATGTGTATTTATATAAGGAAGATTTTACTGATGAATCGTTTGCAGAGTTACTTAAAGATTTGGATCTTGATGAAAGCGAAGTGGAAAATGAAATTGAGTTATTTGCTGTTGTTGATAAGGATTGTTTAAAGGAGTGATTGAATATGTTAAATCAGAATTGGTTTCAGGATAAAAGATTTGTAATGTTTGAGGGCTTTGCGGAAAGTCAGAGTTTCTTTGACACAGAGACTAAGAATATTTATGTTGTATCAGAAGAATATGGACAGAAGGGAAGTAATATTATTCAAGAAATTACACCTGAGTCAATTGAATACATGCCTAACTATAATAGATATAAAAAGTTTATAGGAATTAAGGAAAAATATAGAGTAACTTATACTGCACAAGTCGATCAAACGATTGAAGCAACTTCTTTAGAAGAGGCAAAGAAAATAGCGAAGAATGGAACTGGTGAATATAAAAATCAAGCTTTTGAAAGTATTTATTTATCAGAAGTCGCTTTTATAACAGATGAAGACGGAAACGAAGTATAAAGGAGGTTTAAACTATGAATGTATTAAGAGTTGAATTAGTAAGAGAAATTGGAAATGTAAAAACATATAAAATTACATATGAAGAAAGCAAAAGCATTGAAACAAGACTTGTAGGTAGAACATTTAATTATGATGAAGATGCAGAAAAATTTCCAGAATCTGTATTAGATTTTGTAGAGAATTGGATTTTAGGAGATTTATAAAGGAGCGTGATTAATATGATGACAAGAGAAAGATTTGCAGAGACAAACTGGAAAATGAGTTATGAGGAATATCAGAAATGCGATTGTACTGAATGTAAAAAAGAAGAATGTCCACACAGAGGAGCATATAGAAGAGTACCTGAAATTGATGGTGGTCTTGGTTTGTGTCCTAATTTGAAGGGAGAGTGATTAGCATGAGTAAATTATATTTATTATGTGAATTAAATGATGAGGATTATGCATATGCGGAACATAAATTCTTCAAAACTTACGAAGAAGCAAAGCAAGCAGCTATTAAGTCTTGTAAAGATTGGAAAAGTAATTGTGATATAGAAATAGAAGACGAAGGTTTTAGAATAACTGCAAGATACGAAGATTCATTCTATGTAACAGAAATTAAGCAAATTTGTCCTGAGTGCGGAACTCATCTTCTTATATGGCATCATGGATATGAAGGTGTTGATTTTGAAATTAGGTATCAAGGCACATATGAAGAATGTGAAAGAACAATGAAAAAGGAAATTCAAGAACTGGTTGATAATTATGAATTAGTAGATGAAGACATTTGCATTAATACAATTGATACAGGTAATGAATGGGAAGTATTTGATATTGTAGAAATTGAGGAGTGATGTTAATGGAAACAATATTACTAAAAGATACCCCTGAAATGCAGGTGATATTAAATAAAGGAATTTTAGAAAAGCGTTTTAGTATAACAGTTATCAATAAAAAGACACGGAAACAGAGAACATATAAAAATAGAAGGTTGATAATTGACTTAATTGCTAGATGTATAAAGGAGAGTGATTAGAATGTATAAGCTGCGAATATATAAACTGTCTGGTTTAGATAAAGGAAATTTAGACTATGAGGAATTTTTTGATACTAAAGAGCAGATGGTCAAAAGATATGATGAATTATTCAAAAAGGATTTATATAGTCTAAATCCTACGGCATGGGAATTAGTTGACGGAGAATGGAAACGATTGGAGGGATATTAATATGTACAAATATATAATCAGCTATGATGGCGGTCAGTTAAGAGATAGTGGAGATTTTAAATGGGGATTATTTGATTCCTATGATGAAGCAGAAGAAGAAGCCAATGATGCAAAAGAACAATACATGAGAGATTGGGATATTGAAGGTAGCGAATATGATCCTGATGATTTCTGTATTGAGATTGTGGAGGTGTAGGTATGGCAAATGTAATAAAACGAAATTCAAAAAAACAGTAATCTTTACAGCCATATGTACAATGAAGATTTGTTAAAACTGGATTTATAGTGGAATTATATTTAAAGATTGGAGTGATGTAAATGAATAAAATTATAAGTTATTAGGTAAATTAATAATTAAAAATAATATTTTAAACTAATTATTTTTAAACAAAAAACGATTGACTTAAGTATAAACTTTGTATATACTAATATTAAGGTATATCCGTTGTATATACTTGCAGGAGGACAAAATATGAGTAACATTACGCAAAGGAAGGAAAGCATATTCATTTCACAGACTTTTATAAAAAAATGGGGGAACAGCCAAGGCATTAGGTTACCAAAAGAAGTAATTAATATGATAGGTTGCAGAGAGAACGATAAAGTTGAAATTAGTGTAGACAACGGAAAAATAACCATAAAAAAAGCAACAAAAAAATATGTAAATTTAACGGAAAGGCTCGAAGCATTTTATAGGAAACCAATTGAGAATATTTTTGTTGAAAATACTCAAGAAGTTGATGTAGGTGCTCCTGTTGGTGATGAATATTGGTAAAATACAACCAAGGTGATATAATCATTATGAATTTTAATCCACAATCAGGACATGAACAGTCAGGAAAGCGACCAGCACTTATTATAAGTAATGATGTTTTAAATCATCATAGTTCAATGGCAATGGTCTGCCCTATAACGAACACAAATAAAAATCATCCTTTTCATGTAAAGCTGGATGATAGAACAGAAACAACGGGCGTTATACTTTGTGATCAAGCAAAAATGCTTGATATTAGTGCTCGTGATGGAAAATTTAAGGAAAAATGTCCAGAAGATATATGGAATGATGCAAAAGATATTGTGACAAGTTTTTTATAATAAAATAATAAAATGAATATGCAAAAAGAGAGAATTGTACAAATTGTGTACAATTCTCTCTTTTTTTGGAGAATATATAGGAAAGAAAATATTGTAAAATAGCAATTTCATTTTAAGATTGGAGTGATTATATATGAATAAACAATTTAAAAAATATGATCAAAAAGCACATAGAATAGCCTATATAGGAATTGAAACTTTAAATAAAATTCTTCATGAGGCAAATGCAAAAATAGTTTTTATAACAAGGGATGTTGAACTGTCAAATTGTTATCAAGCATATCTTGAAAATATTAAGGAAGAAATCATACCTCCATTGTCATTACATATGTATGAAGCACGATATTTTAATGCTAAGTGTTCTGTGGAAAATTATAACGAAGATGAAATCCCAGCTTGTATAAAAATATGTGAAGCACTTGGAATAAAGACAGTATCTTATGAATGGAGTAAAGACTATTATGGAAGACAAAATAGTGATGAAATTAAATTAACATATACAATATAGAAGGGACGGTTGATTTTATGAAAACAGATAAATTAGAAAAATATCTTGATGAATTATCAGAAGGAACTGATTTCGATTTTAGAATATCAGAAATAAAGAATGGTGAAGTTGAATTATACATGCAGGGAGATAACCCTTGTAATGAGGATTGGTGTACTGAAATTACAATTAAGAATCCAAAGACAAAGAAAGAATTAATAGAGACTTTACACGAAAAAATGTGGAAACTTTATGATGATTTTGATGTCGAGGAAGAAACATATCTTATGTTAGAAGCAAAGAGAAATGGATTTCAAGGTGTTCCTGGTGTGGTTGATCTCGTACATAATGAGGAATACAAAGAGAACGCATTGAAAGAGTTTGCTGAGAAGTTAAGAGATTTATTATAGGAAGGAGTGCTTAATATGTTAGACTATACAAAAATTACATTTAATGAGTTAGACAACACAGACAAGCCATTACAGGCATTTTACAATTATGATTTAAAAGAAAGCGAAATTGATAGCTTTTTGGAAGAGTACGCAACTGTTGAAGAAGTTCCAGAAGGTGTATCTATTCAGAAAGTAGAACTGTGCTTAACGATTTACGCACAGTATGATTTTAAATTAGAAGCTTGTTGTACAGATACAAATAACGAACAGTATTGGGTTGAAATCAATAAACAGTTTACAAATGCAGATGAATTTATTCAGATGATTCCCTATTATGGAAAGATAAAATTATAAGAATGGAGGTATAAGATATACACATTCACACAGTAGAAGAGAATTATGAATACAGAATGGAAAATATAATGCAAAAATTTGTCAAGGATTATGAACTTGAAGGATTAAGTGCGGAAGAATTGCAAGATAAAATATGGTCAGAATACGCAGAAGAATTTGCTCGTGCAGTATTGCAAGATATGACTGATTTTTCAGGTGATGAATTATTTGAGATTGGAGAGTGATTTATATGGACAAGAAAAGTGAAGAATATTTAAGCCAGTATGTAAAACTTACCGATAAAATCAAACAGAAAATAGAATCCCATGCAAATAGATACAATTTCAGAGCAGAAATATGTGCATGGTATTCAAGTTGGGAAGATTTTTGTTCAGATTGGTGTGATGGATGTGGTTATACAAGAACAGAAGCACGGAAATTATATCATGGTGGTATAGGTGAATTTATGAATTTACCTAATGGAAACGGAATTATTAGATTTGTTATTTAGAAAGGAAGGCTAATGAATTATGTTAAAGGCAATAAATATTAAATGGGACACAGACGGAGACGAAGAAGTATTACAGGATTTGCCAACAGAAATGATTGTTCCTGATGATACAGAGTTAGTAGATTTATACAATAAAGATCGTGAATATGCAATAGAAGAGATTTCTGATTGGTTGTCTGATGAAGTTGGTTTTTGTAATAATGGTTTTGAATTAGTAAAAGAGAATACACCTGAATCGGTAGAATCTGAATTGTTTGATTTCTTTATAAATGAAATAAATGAAGATTCTGATATTGAACGAGTTAGAGTATTCAAAGATTATTTAGCGACAGCAGACAATGGAGTTATTATTGATTGTAGTAATGGACAGCAGATTAGATTAACTATTCAGGTAGATTAAGGAGTGGTGATTTATGAATTATACTTATTTTGGAAACAGAATCGAAAGAAGTTCATTAGGGAATCTGGGATTACAGTTATTAGAATCTCAAGAGAAATTAGTTTCTCAGGAATATGAAATTGAGAATTTTAGAATTAAAGCAGCCATGTATAAAGCATATTTCTTTCGTAATTTTTTATTAGCAGAAAAATTACAAAAACAAAGTGAAGAAAACAGAGATGCACTTATTGGAGAGTTTGATGATTTTTCATATGCAAGTTGGAGAGCAAACGCTGTATATAGAACGCTTGAAAATATGTTCGATGAAGGACTATTAACTGAAAAAGAATATAGAGAATGCAAAGTATGAAATGGAGTGATGAATTATGGCAAAAACATTAAGAGATTTTTGGAATAAGGCAGACGGAGTTTATGATTTTGTGGATAAGAATGGAGTTTCTATTGATGATATGAATTACCCCTTAGAAACAGAAGTATTAAATGAACGGTTGATTGAAGGTGAACAGTATGAGATTACATTAAATGTAGATATTGAAGATCCATATTCGATAGCAATTAATAGATATAAAAAGGAATATCCAGATAGACCGATAGAAGAGAAGTTTTTAGATAATTTATATTTTTCTATTCAGGGAGTAATCGAACATAATGGGAAAGAGGCAGCTTTAGAATATGCAAGGAACGGAAAATTATGGTAAATAAATTATAGAAATGGAGTGATGAATATGGCAGAGAATTTAGAAATAAGCTATGGTATTCCTAGTATAGAACACATTAAGACATTATATGACGAAGTTATACCATTATTAAAACAGTTAAAAACAAAAGCAGATGTAATTGAATTTGGAGAGAAACACAAGGTTACAATGGAAATCAATTATGACTTGGCTAAGTTGTATGATGAGAAAGAACCTATTGAAGTTGTCCGTTGTGAAGCATGGGGAGATTTGGATTATATCTATGTCTATGCAAACGGAGATAGCCCTATGTTTGATGTTTGGTGTGATTTTGGTGATTTTGATTTTATTGATGGAATAACTATTGAAGACTTGGAAGAATCATATAAAGAAGGCATTAGAATGTTATGGCATATGAATGAAACAAGAGTGGATGATTTAGAAGCAATAGTTGAAATATTGCATAATCACGGAATCAGTTACGATGAAATGGAAAACGATTACAAGCTGGATAAAAAAGTGATTGATAAGTATAGAAACTAGGCAAGTAAACAAGAGTTTCTTTGGAAAGGACAAATGTATGAAAGTAAAAGAATTATTAGAAGATTTCAAAGGAGATAATCATATTAAAATTTATGACATGCATAGTTTTGATACTCATAGATTTAATAACGCAAATGAAGCTATAAGACAATTTGGTTATTATACAGTCAGAGAGTGGAATGTTGTTGATAATGTCTTAAAAGTAACTATTAGAACACAATTTTAAGAAGGAGATGAATCATTTGCACATAACACATGAAATGAATATGCATAATTGTCAATTATGTAGAAAAGAATGGCTTGGAAGATGTTTCGGAAAGAAATATGGGAAAGATGTATCTGTTGATAATGAACCATGTAAGTGTTACGAATTTGGCGGTTCAGAAGAGAGACTAAAAGAAATTGAGAATAATATGAAATGAGGATTTACAAGGAAAGGAAATATTATGAATAACGGAATTTATCATATAAAGGATAATAAAATTTACAAAATGTCAATAGATAAACCAGAAGAACAGATAGGGGTTGTTGCAAGTATTGAAGATAGAAACAATCTTATAGATGATTTTGCCAATGTTCTCATAAACAAAATTGAATCAAAATATTGTCATGGAGATTTGACAAGTCAATATATCGGAATGCAAACTTGCGAATGGATTAAAGAAATTGCAGAAACAATGAAACGATGATTTACTGACAGATTGGAGGAAAATATGAGAACAGTAAAAGAAATAGATAAACAGATTCAAAAAGAACATGATTATATAGTTCAGTTATATGCTCAAATTAATGCCTATGAGCAGAGTATAAAACACTTAAAAGCAGAACGGCAAGTTGCCGAAAAGAATGAAGATGAATTATTCATTGACAGTTGGTTTAATAAACATTTTGGAATTTCAAGCCAAAAGGAAGCGAGACAGAAATCAATCTTTATTGTTTTTGATAAAAATGCCAATTTTGTTAAAACTATTACAACTGGATATGGGGAAGAATTCCACTATGTTAGTCCATCTGAAGATGAAGATACAATGGAGCATTGGTTAAAAGAAAATGACTTATACGCTCATAGAGCTTCGTCATTCTGCGATAGAAATAGAAATTGGTATGATTTATCATTTAAAGAACAGCTTGAAAATTTGTGTTGGGAATTTGACAAGAATGGAAAATTAAAAAAGACACAGTTATAAGCAATGAATCGGCTATTTAGATAGGAGTGACAATATGAATAAAACACAAGAAAAGATATATAGCTTATTGGAAAGTTACTTAGAGTACTGTAAAGCAAATGGTTATACAGAGTTTGAGGTATGGTGTGAAGATAATATTGATACTATTGATGAGGATGCATTAGTACAAGATATATATCAGGAAGTAAACCATATAGCTGATAAATTATTTGAATAGGAAGTGAGGTAGATATTATGAGTGGAATGTTTATGTTTCCAGGAATGTTTTATAATCATATTAAGGGTTCAAAATTAAAAATGCCAGAGGATTTTGAAAATTACAATCCAGAAGAGTATCCTCATTTTCACGTATTTATGCTTACACATTTAGGACAGCCAATTGATATTGCTGCATTAGAAGATAACGCAAATATCATAGCTGACATTCCAGAGAATACTATCAAAAGTGTGACGCTTAATGATTTAATGGAAAAGGGTGTTGTATTTGGAACTGGCGATTTAGTATGAAATGTAGATTTGGAAAGGATTGAATATTATGAAATTTATAAAAGTATTAGAACATAACGGAGAATTATATAAAGTTGGCGATACTATCTGTGCCACATTTGATACAGGTATATCTGCCAGTGGGGTAATAAAAGAATTTGGTGAATATTGTTTTTTCGATGAAGGCTTAAAACCTGGAATCGAATTTGGAGGTTATATAATTTCTCTTGATAGCATTGTCGAAATGAAAAAGATAAAACATGTTTCAGACGATGTTATGAATTTTGCAGTTGCGGTAATGGCACAAGTGGCAGAATATGCATATCAAGAAAATAGATTAAATTGTGAAGGAAATAAATTGATGTGTTTGGATGATGTAGAGAAAGCAATAAATAAGTGCCTGAATTAAAAACGGGCAAGGAAACGGAAATTTACCACCCTTTTAATATATTAAGAGGTATGATATAATATGTAAGAAAGAAGGTTGATGAATATGGCAGGATATAGCGGATGGTCAATGAGTAACAATGCGGTTGATGCTTATTCAAATGGGGAGAAACCATTAAGTAAATGGACAAAGGCAGATATTTTTGATACAATAGAAGAACAGGAAATTGAGTTAAAATGCTCAATGGAAAAATTTAAGAAGCTACCTGTGAAAGTTTTAAAAGAAGTTTGTTTGAGGTATTCTTCGTGGCATCATACAAGCAATCATTATAATCAGACAGATTTTTATTCTTTGGATATAAGCAGAATAGAAAATTTGACAGATGAAAAAATTGACAGTTTGCTTACTGATTATAAAGAAGAGAAAAAGATGGAAGAAAAGCCTACTGAAGAGAAATGGAGATGTGCTTTTTTAGAATGGTCTGGAACTAGAAAACATCCAGTTGCAAAAGAAATAGTCGAAGAGGGTATTGTAAAAGGCGATTGGTTCTATCGTAAAAATGGAACTAAAAAGAAAACAACAGCAAATGGGTTTGAATTTATTAAAAAATTGGAGGAATGATAATAATGGCATTTATAAACGAACAAGGAATAAAAATTAGTTTTGAATGTTCAGAATTAATTGATGAATTAAAAACAGATATTTTAGAATTTGGCGGTGACACAGTTGTTGCTGTTTGGTGCAAAAATAATTCAGGAGTTACATTGTATACAAATTATGATTTCATTGATGAAGATCAGCCAATAACTGAAAAAGAATTGGATAAAGATGAATACATACAGAAAATGACAATGAGTGCATTATTAATATTACTAGAAAAACAAAATGAAATTTTGTAATTGAAAATAAAATATAATATTAATTAAATTGAGACGGATAATTATATATTATCTGTCTTTTTTATTGGATTGGAGTGATATTATGAGAAGAGAATTTAAAGTAAATAAAACAAAATGTGCGATAGTAAATCGCAATACTGGCAATATGGAAATTAACAAATATAATCAGAAATATGAAGTTAGGTGTTTTTCACAAAAATATAATGGTTGGATTAGGTTGTGTAGTTGTGCAACTATCTCCGAAGGAAGAGAAAAGGCTGTACAAATATTATCATTGGCGATATAATATGTATATAATTATTTTTGGAGGTACAATATGACAAAATTGGGGTTATTAGAAGCGTTTCAATATGCTGTCGAAACAGTAAATGTTACAAAATTTGAAGAGGCTTTAATAATATTTTCTGTTGAGTATGGTATTCAGATACCAAGGGAGGCGACAGAGTTAATTAAAGCTCAAGATGATAATTTGTCAAAAGAAAAATTAAAGGAAATTATGCTAAAGATACAAATGCCTATCTTTAATTATATTAAGACAAATGGCAATGTTAATGAGTTAAAGTAACAAATAGAATAATAGAGAATATAGTAAGAGACTTGTAAAAGCAAGTCTCTTATTTTTATGGAAAGGAACGGTGATTACTATGTTTGATTACAAAGAATTTAAGAAGGAAATGTCTAAAAGAGGACATGAAGTACATAAACATGGAGATTATATAACTATTAAACCCAATAATAATTATGAAGGATATAATAAAGGATTTTTATATGCATCAGATGTCATTAAAGGATTTGAGCATGGATTAAGACTTATTTATATGCATCATTTTAATACTTGGATATATACTGTAAGATTCAAAATTATGTGATATAATTAGAACAGTAACAATGAGACGTGAATAGTTAAATAGGAGGATTTGAATTATGGGTACAGTTATAAGTATAATATTTTTAGTATTAATGTTTGCATTTTGGAGAAGTGGTAAGGAAGAAGAGGCAAGAAAAAGAAGAGATATGTATAACAATCTCAATAAAAAGTCTGTAGATGAAATGGAAAAATGGAGAAGATAATATAAGAAAGGTGGTTGATGAATATGTTTGGAGGACTATTAGCATTCTTAGGAATTTATGTAGGAAGTGCTGCAAAGGCAGCTAAAGATAATTATGATATGAAGAAAATTACTCGTACAGTTGATGAAAAGGGAAATGTGCATTATGCAGATAGATTATGCAATGAGTATATCAACGGAGAAAGAGTAAAAAGAGTTGAGACAACTGATAAAAACGGAGTCAAGTTATATTCTACAGTTGGTGTGAATAGCAGTAAAGTGTATAACACTTCTTATGGAAGAGGTACGCAACAGTTATTCGAAATGAGTGAACATGAAAAGCAAGACGCAATTGAAAGAGGCAAATTAGCTTATATGCAGTACAATCCTTACTTTGGAAGGTCTGTTACAACAGAGATTGCTACTGGTAGAACAATTACTTGTCTATTTTCTGGTAAAGATCCAGAAACGGGAAAAATGGTTTATAAGAAATGGTATTTTCGCCCTGAATGCCAGGACAAATATGATTGGAGAAATACTGTCAAGGGAGATTATGGCATTGATATCACAGAAGATGAATATAATAAACTTAAAACAGTATTGAGCAGTTATACCACCATACCTAGTGACGGACAAGTGTTAAATAAATTATGGGGATATACTTGTTTTCATTAGTTAGGAGGTCATAAAATGAATAAGCAGAGAAGAGAAAAGAATATCAAGCTACTCCTATTGATGAAGAATTGCAGAATGAATTTAAAGCCAAATGTAAACAGGAAGGATATAAAATGAATGAAGTAGTAGAAATCCTTATGAATGGTTATATTAATGGTCAAATTCAAATTGAGAAAGAAATTTCTTATAAGATTCATCAATCAGGAAAATAAAATAGTGTAGGTTCTCCACCGACCAAAGCGAAAACCTACACCATCAGCACTTGAACCTAAGTCCTAGTCGTTACATATTATATCGTATTTTCTGGACTTATTCAAGTCACATTTTCCAAACAAAAATTGCGTACTTTGAAAATTAAATAACAGATTGGCTATCTGTAAAAGCTGTCGTGATGGAGTTGGAATACTCTCGATAATGTGCGAGCAAAATGGAGAATAAAACATTAGAAGGCTATCAACAAATTTATTTAAGAAGGGAAGATACGATATGAATAAGATTCATGAATTTTTTAGTGAGCAGTTTGGAACTGTTCGTACAGTAAATGTAAATGGACAGGTTTATTTTGTCGGAATTGATATTGCAAAAGCATTGGGATATTCGAATGCAGCCAAAGCGGTGTCAACACATTGCAATAATCCAATTAAATTAAGATTATTATGTAACACTCACAAAGGAAAGTCAAGAATTACGCAAAATTTTCTATGTATAAATATTACAGATTTATTTGCTTTTATTGAAAGATCAAAAAAGTCAAACATAGAAAAGAAAGAAAATTTTATTCGATGGTTATCTGATGTTGAGTTGATTGATGGAAAGAAATTTATATTAGAGTCAAGAGAAGAAGTTGAATTTTTTGAAAAACTAGAAAAAAGAATGAAGTTATTTATTTTGGCATTTGTTGAAGTATGTGGTTTACAAACATTAAGCCCTTTACCAGAAGATGAGATTAAAAAGATAAACCCATTAGCTGATGTCAAATTGGAAAAACAAAAATGGGTGTGTAGAGAAAAATATCGACTTGATGGATATATAGAAAAGTTTAATTTAGGAATAGAATTTGATGAAGAACAACATAAATACCAAATTGAAGAAGATAAATTAAGGACAGAGGAAATTACTGAATGGTTTAAAGACAATTATAATTCTGATTTTAGAATTATAAGGGTAGATAAAAATAATCCTGATTATTACATAGAATTAATTATGCAATATATGACAATTGAGATATGATGGAAATATTAGATCTGTTACATATGCAACCAAGAAGGGATTGGATTATATAAGAAAACTTCTTAGAAAAAATGGTTACTATGATAAGTTAGTGACGGAATAGGAGGAGAAATGGATAAGGAATTCGCATATTACATAACGGAAGATGGAAAATTCAACAGAGATTTATATTACAAAGAAATTATTGAAGGAGCAAATAAAATATTTACCGGACTATTTGGAAAATATTTATGTAGTCAAGTTAATAATATTATTCAATCATATACGATCAAACAGTCTAACAGAAGTGTTTTTAGTAAATCTTCTTTTGGATGGATATATTTTGTAGAAGATAAATCAAGAGGATTGATAAAGATTGGAATGACTGATGATATTCCACGTAGATTGTCACAGCTTAAAACTAATTATAAATTTTGTGGTTTAAAAAATGATTTAAAAATTATTGCGTTATGTGCAACATCTTATCAGTTATTAATGGTTGAAAAGTATTTTCATGATATGTTCAAAAAGTATCATAGTTATATGGAATGGTTTGAAATTGATAGTTCTGTATTGATAGAAGTATTGCAGAATTATATTTCAGAAAAGAAGTATGAAAGTAAAAATATAAATGGAACACTTGTATTATTAATGAATGATAAAATTTCAAATATATTTAATGCAGACTTTACTAATGAAATGCCAAGAAAAAGGCTTGATCCATTTTATAAAGACCAAATTATTTCAGTTGCAGAAAGTCATTCATTAAATGATGGACATAATAGATTATATGATGTTCTTATGGATGAACTTAATGAGATGCATATGAAAGGTTTGAAAATTGATTTTGAGCATGTTATAGATAGAATTGAGAAAAAATATCTTGATTTGAATAGAGTTTTCTTTGAGCAAGTTGAGAAAGAAAAAGATGTGCTATTAAAAATAAGATGAAGCATACGACCAGTCACCAACAGAAATGTTTCAGCAGACTACACCAGAAATTAAACCAAAAGGAATCAGAGATTTAGAAAAGCTAAGAGCAAAGAGAATATCAAAGTAATTACATAATATTCCACGCTGTATATGTGATGGAAACTGTCTTATACTTTCCAGCTTAAAGAAAGTAGTTTTTATTAAGATTGGAGTGATGAATATGGCATATATCATATGCAATAATGATAATTACATAAATAGAGATAAGAAAAATCATTTCAGCATAGTATCTTCGATGGATAAAGCTACAAAATGGAATGATATAACAAAGGCAAATAATGTTTGTAAAAATAATATAAAGAAATTAGTACAGACATATGGATTGGAAGTAAAGTATGTATCTCAAGAGAACAAGGTTTTAAATCCAGTTGCGAAGCCTATTGAATTAGAGTATGATATTCTTGATAAAGTCAAAGAGATTTCTACATTCACAAAGGAAATCGAAGAGAGAAGATTATATCTAATGGAAATGGTACATAATATAGACTTGGAAATTGTTGATATCGAACATGCGGCTGAGTTTTATACATTAAATGCGTCTCAGGGATATAAACTATATAAGATGTTACACGATGTACGAATTCAGAGAAGGTCATATAAGAATGAACTTGAAAAGATCAACCTATCATTGGGAACTTCTATAAGAAGTGAGAACATGGAAAATCTCGAAAAGAGCATTGTAGGAATGGAACACAGAAAATATGAACCGAGAGTAAATAAGGAATTATTTGGAGTGTAAAAGCTAAGTAAACCAAGTTTTCTTATGGAGTGAAAGGAATGATAAGAATGGAATTTGCAAAATATTATAATGTAAGTAATCTCGTAGAAAAGATGCAGAAAGCAGAAGAAATTGACTGTTATCCAACAGACAAAGACAAATTTGAGGGTGTGTATGTTTGTATGGATACAAATGACTTCTGGATTAGCAGAATTAATAAGGGATATAATGAAGAATATGATAGAGAAGACGGTAAATATCTTGTAGAACGTAATAAAATCAGTATCTATGATGTCATGGATAAACTTCATGAACTATATTCTAAGAAATTACCTGATTTTAAGGAAAATGATTTACAATTTGAAATGAAAAATAAATGTCATGATTATTTAAAGAAATTTAAAGCAAAAGATATATGTAAAGCAGTTGTCCTTTTAGATGATTATGACGGATTATCAAATTGGGATTGTTATGAAACGGATTCATTAGAAAAGGCTATTGAAATTATTGATGATGGATATGGAATTTTGTCATTAGTAGCTTAAGAAATCTAAGTTTACTTACGAATTAAGGAGAAAAATATGTCGAAGAAAATTATATATACAGATGAATTTGGAAACAAAATAGATATTAATTCAATCGAGGGTATTCATGTTATACTTAACGATATTTTTACAACATGCGATAATGAGAACAGCTGTTTATGCGTTAAAGAGAATATCAAAGCAAGCGTAGAAAAATGTTGTGAAACCAGAAAACTAGAAATTAAAACTGGCAAACCTCAAGATAAAAGTAGCATTTGGTAAGGAAATTTAACTTTCTTTTGTTGTGAAAGGAGCGATTATATGATTAAAATAATAGGTAAATCTGGTAAATCAGAGATTGCAAGTGCAATTCAGAAATACAATGGAGCTGAAATTTATTCATATTATAATACGATGCTACCATTTGAACATTGTTACCATGTCAATGATGATGAATGTAATATTGTAGAGTTCTGTGATTTTATAGTAGATAATGTAAAAGAAAAGGTAAATGAAAATGATGGTCTTCCATTAAGTATGATTGTGATATATACAAATCTAACAGATATATCCGATACTGGTCACTTATATGCTTATGCAGCAAGGCTTGAAGAAGTAGAGAAATTAGTCGGAACAGTTGTTGTAATAAGCCAATGAATGAATGATTTGCTTGGAAGATTGGAAGAGGTGATATAAAATGACTAATGGTATTAAAGAGAAAGACATTCGTGATATGCAAAAATGCTTTGATAAAATTGAAACGATTCTAAAAAGGATTCAGGTATATAATCCTGAAGCACGAATTATTTGTATTGAAAGTGATACAATAGCTCTAGTTAATTTCAATGGTGAGTTTATTGATTCAGCTCCACAAATAAAAGATGAACATATTGTTGCAAGTCAAAACATACCAGCAATGGATAACTATTGTTAAAAGAAATGACGATTTCATGGTTATGGAGAGCAGGTGATATAAAGTGAAAATAACAAGATTTAAAGACATTCCTCAGTTTACATCGAGTGGATCTTATCAAGTAAATTATCCTCTTACAAGTCTTGTAAGAGAAATTGAAGAAGAAGTTAACGAAATGGGATTGCAACTTAATCCTGAATTCCAAAGAGGACATGTATGGACTGAGGAGCAACAAATCGCATGGCTTGAGTATCATCTTCGTGGAGGTAAATCTGGAAATACAATTTATTTGAATAATCCATTCTGGAATTCTTATAGAGAACCGAAACCAAATGAATATTCTGATTATGTATGTGTTGATGGTTTACAAAGAATAACAGCAGCACAGAGATTTGTTCATAATGAAATTAAAGTATTTGGTTCGTATTTTAAAGAATACGAAGATAGACTTAGAGTTGCAAATGATGCGACAATGATTTTAAATGTGAACAATCTCAAAAGCGAAAAAGAAGTTCTTCAGTGGTATGTTGATATGAACGCTGGTGGTACTCCACATACAAATGAAGAAATCGAACGTATAAAGCGAATGATTAATAATCTATAATCCAAAGAAAAATTGCTTTCAATAGCAGAACGGAGGATGATAAAAATGGAAAGACAGTACACTGTATAAATGACAATAACGGTTGATGACGAAGATTTGTTTCATGGACAAACAGTTGATGAATTAGTTTTTGGATAGCTTAGAAGAAGCTCCTTTCCAAGTTGATACTATAGTGGTAAAATAAAGACAGTTGAAGATTGTTTTCAAGAGGAAAGTAATTATATGGAAATAAATATAGGTGATAAATTTGGTGATTGGACTGTGCTTGCTTTGTCAGATAAAACAGATTCGTCACATAATAAGTATTACACATGTCAATGCGTTTGTGGAACAATTAGAACAATCAACAGAGGAAAATTAATTTCAGGAAAGTCAAAATCTTGTGGTTGTAAAAGAAAAGTAAATATGACTGGAAAAATCGTAAAAGATTTATTATTTTTAGAGCCATCTGGTTATAAAAACGGAAAAGTTATATGGAAATGTAAATGCTTAAAATGCGGAAGAATATGTAACAGAACTGTATCTAAAGCAAAAGAAGTTGGTACTTGTGGAAATCATAGAGATGGAAAAACATTAAATGAAAATAGAAAAAAGCGTACACAGGTCGATGGAACCATTGTACAAAGTTTAACTCAAAAAATGTCAAAAAATAATACTTCGGGTATAAAAGGAGTTTCTTTTAACAAAACTAAAGGTTTATGGGTTGCTCAAATTGGATTCCAAGGAAAAAATTACAGTCTTGGCGCATTTAAAAAAATTGAAGACGCAGAAAAAGCTAGAAAAGATGCAGAAGAAAGATTTTTTAAACCGATTATAGATAAGTATAAAAAAGACTGATTTGAAAGGAAGGAGAAAAATGCCAAGAATTAGAAATTGTGTTATTTGTGGTAAGGAGTTTACAAGCTATCGTGGAACAAATGTATGTAGTGAACAATGTAAAATAGAGAAGAAAAAAAGACAAGACGAAAATTCGAATAAAAGAAGATATAGTAAAGAATCGAATACACCAATAATTAAAATCTGTCCTATTTGTGGTAAGAAATTTGAAACACTTAGAAGAACATATTGTTCAGAAGAATGTTCTAAGAAAGCACATAAAATATATGTAAAGGAAAATTCAGATAGATACTATAAAGATCATAGAGAAGAAATAATTGATAAAGTAAAAGAAAGAGTAATAAATATTAATTATAAGGAAGCAGAATTGTCTGCTTCTTTTTTATTGCAGAAAATGAGGTGATAAAAAGTGAAACATAAAGGTGGGAAATATAAAAATGGAAACCCAAAACATGCAAGCAGATTCATATGTATGAAATGTATGCAAGAAAATATGTTAGCAAGAGGAATTCAGCGTAAGCAGCAACGTGAGAAATTTCATATTAAAGATCTTACTTGTATATTATGTGGTGGAATCGAAACTAAGAATATGGAAGTAAGGTATTGTGATGATTATAAAGAGATTTATGCAAAAGCATTAGAGAAAAGAGAGAATTATTACACAGAAGATGTTAGAGAGGTAGGTTGATGATAATGTGTTATAAGATAGAAGTACAGAATAAAAATGCGGAGAAACTTGATAAGAAGTTGGATGAGTTAAACGCACCACAGTTTTTAAGAGATTATTTGAATGAGTTGGAGAGCAAGAACGGAGCGTTAAATTATTTAGTGGCAATTAAAGATTTTTTACAGTGGTTGATTGAAAGTAATATTATTAATAAGAAATCAATTTCTGAAATAGAAGTTTCTGATTTTAGCGACTTACGACCACAAAATATTAGTTCATACCTTAGATATAAGGAAACAAATGGAATGTCGCCAACCACAACGGAAACAAGAAAAAACATCATTAAAAGTTTTATACAGGATATTTATTCATATAGAGAATGTTTGTTGAGAGAAGTTTATAGTAAGATAGAAGATTTTTACAAAATGATTAAATATAAGGGAATCCCATCTGGAAATAACTTAATAAAAAAACTTCCAACAGAAAAGCAGCTTAATGATATGGAAGAGAAGATAATGTGGAAAAAGGATATTCCAGTAAGAAATAGGAATATTGCTATTTTTCGTGTATTAAGAGGTACTGGTATAAGAGAGTCAGAGCTTGCTGGCTTAGATTTATCTGATTTACATTTGAAGGAAGAAATGCCATACATTACTATTCTTGGCAAAGGTGTGTACAGAGAAATACAAAATAGAACCGTATATCTTAGCGGATCAGCCTTAAAAGCATTGAGAGAGTGGTTAGAATATAGGTTGACATTGGATAATATTATTGATACAGAAGCAGTTTTTATTAATAAAAACGGTACACGTACAACAGAGAAAAATATTAAGCAGATATTTGAGAATTATGGTAATGGTATTACACCGCATATGATGCGTCATTATTATGCTACTATAATGAACCAAAGTGGAAATCTTGCATTCGTACAACAGCAACTTGGGCATAGTAGTGTAAAAACAACTGTCAAAAATTATGCAAATGGAGCTGTAGGTATGAAAAATGTATTAGAAAGTATGTAATATGTAAAAGGACGATGATATTATTTATCATCGTCCTTAAATATATCGTTTGGAGTACATTTTAGCACTTTGCAAATTGATTCTAAAATATCAAATTTAATTGAGGTAGATTCTCCTTTATAAATTTTATCAATAGTAGGATATGTTACTCCGATTTTTTGTGCCAGCTCGTAACGAGTAATATTAAGTTCTTCCATTCGATTTTTAATATTTAATTTCATATATAAAATACCTCACTAAGTTTCTTTATATATAGAATACCATATATAAAAGAAAAAATAAATATAAAAAATATTTATAATAATACTTGACAATATATATAGTGAAGTATATAATACAAAATATCAAAGGAACAAACAGAGAAAGGAGGGCTAAAATAATATGGACATAAAACGTGGTGAAATATACTTCGCAGATGTAACAAAACATGATTCTCAAGGCTCAGAACAGAGTGGTAGAAGACCAGTACTGATATTGCAGAATGATATTGGCAATAAGTTTAGCCCTACCACTATAATTGCCATCATAACAACAAAATCTAAAAGGGAATTGCCAACACATGTAGAAATACATAAGAACGAGCTTAATGGATTGAAATATGATTCTGTTGTGGCATTAGAACAGATTACAACGATTGATAAAGATCGGATTCAATTTAAAATTGGTGAACTATCTGTTGAAGATAATTTAAAGGTTATGGAAGCGATGAAAATTAGTTTGGCTATGATATAAGGGAGAGGAGAGAGAACATCATGAAGACGGAAACTTACGATTATACAAGTATAGATGAGGCTATCGAAAGATTACAAAAATTAAAAGCGGAAGGCAAGAATCCTAAAAATGTTATTATATTAACAATGGATTTTGATAACAACATTTCGTCAAAAAAACTTGCTACACCTGATGATGGGTGTTTATTAGTAAGGAAATCAAAAACAATTATTATAAATGAAGATGCATACCTTCCTCATATGCAATTATTTAATACGGAACAGGATATAGAAAATATTATTAAGAGAGGAATTATGCATGATATTTTACTAAGGTAATTCACAATAAGTTTTAGCAAATATCAATTGGTTTTTTTGGTATAAGTGTTCGATAAATTGAATAAAAGCACACGAAAAATCGAACACCTGTTTGTAAAAGCATTGACACGAACAGGCGTTCGGAGTATAATCCTAAATATGGAAATAAAAAAGAAATAAAAAAAGGATTGTAACTTTGATGATATAAAAGTGTTGGGAGCACTTATTATATCAGTTACAATCCCATTATTACAAAGGAGAGTTAGCACCCAATGGGGCTACTCACATACATATTATATGTTATTATGTTTCTTTTAGTCAATATGCATTCGCATATTTTTCCAAAAATTACCAAATTTAATAGTATTTTAATTTTTCTTTGGTATACCCAAAGCTTATTAAAGTACGCCAAAAATCAGAAAGGAGTGATTTTTTTGTTTATATTAGCAAATGGAATTAATTATGTTATGGAAAATCCTATGAAGTCAGGTGAGTATATGATAACGACTTCAAGTTCTATGGCAAAGGAGTTTACCTACAAACAAGCGAGGTCGTTAGTGCAGAATAGTAGAAAGAAATATTCATGGATTAAGAAATATAATCTTATTGATGTTGATACAGGACAGAAATCTGATAAATCTCTTTATTATAGAGGAAATGCAAATGTTTATACAGGAGATGAAGGTAATTTCGATTATGCTTTATTAGATAAGATTGAATCAGAAGCCAATTCTATCTTAGGGTTAGCAGGTTGGGACGACAATCAACTTATTACATATAAAAATTTATTAAATACTGAACTATCAAAGTGCGATAGCGCAGAAAGTGATATTAATCATGCATTAGAGAAGTATAAGAAAGTACATAATGGTAAGAAGCCACAAGCTCATAAAGTAGCAAAGATAGGATATTTGCTTGATGATATTCGTGATAAACATAAACGAATAAAGCAGTGTATAAGATATGTTCGGGTTATGCAAGAAGCAATAACCAAAGGATATAACATTGAGAAGATAAAATTAGAACTTAGTAAAGTCACTAGCGATGATTACAAGGGAAGAACGGAATATTGGAAAATGGCTAATGATATATTGGAGGATTGATTATGGTGATATGTAAAAACTGCTTAATTCCAATGGTAGAGATTATGAGTTTTCAACCAAAAGAAAGAAATTGACATGATAGATATTGTAAGTGTCCAAAATGTAAAAGAGAAACTAAACATATTAAAGTTATGAATTCTGAATTGTCTTTCGGGGAATATATGAATAAAGAATTGCGAAAGGTAGGTAGATGAAATGATCAATAAAGAGATGATGAGGATTATTAATAGTGATCCTGAGATGATGGCTGTTGTTAATTCGTATATGGAAAATGATATGAGAAAACTCAAAAAAATATGTTATAAAGTTTGGTATGGGAAGTTCGATAGAAGTGATTATGATGAGTTATATGATGTAGCGGTTGATTGTCTTATAGAAACATTAATTACATACAATAATGAAAAAGCTCGTTTAGAAACATTTCTTGTAGGAAATATCATGAGGAAGACAAGCACATGGATGCGAGATAATAAATATAGATTAAAACGCCAGAATCTCTTAAAAGACGAAAATGGGAAATTAATTCTTGATGAAAAGGGTAATCCTCAAATTGTTATGAATGTCTCATTAGATATGAATACAGATGAAGTGATAAATATTAAAGACAATTTACCTTCAAGAGAGAATGTAGAGAAAGAGATATTTTCAGAAGAATATACTGACAAAGTTGAATTATATTTACAGCAATTACCACGAAAACAGGAAAGGGTAGCGAGACTATTATCTCAGCAATATACAAAGGATGAAATATTAGAAATATTACATATAACTGCAAGTGAATATAATGATTGTTTAGTAGGATTAAGAAAGTATGAATACATATCAATTTTATTTTAATTAGGAGGAAGCAAGTTATGACAATGGTAGGAAGAGATAAAGTAAAAAGAGATCAGATGATGTTGGGAACATTACTTAATCAGTTTAGAAGAGGTCAGATTAACAAAAATCATCCTTTGCAGAGAAAACCTGATCAGTGGAATGACGAAGCACAGTCAGGGCTTGCTGCTTCTGTTATAAAAGGAGAAGATATTGATTCTATTAAAATATGTGAACAGATTTTAAGTTCATTAGAATTCATTCTTTGGCTTATTGATGGCTTACAGAGATTAACAGTTCTTGAATCATTTAGAAATAATGCATTTGCAATTAAAACTAATCTTGAAATGCCAATTATGTATTATCAAGGAGTTGACGAAAATGGAAAAGTAAGTGTTATTGAATATGATCTTAGAGGTAAAAGATATAAAGATTTACCAGATGAATTAAAAGAAAAATTTGATAGTTACCCTGTAGATATAGTCAAACATCTTGATTGTACAGATGAAGAAATAGCCTATCATATTGCAAGATATAACAGACAGACAAGTATGAATGTAAATCAGAAAAATATTTTGGTTGCTTGGAAGATAGCACCTGAGATAAAAAAACTCGTCAGCAATCGTTTCTTTAAGGATTGTGGAAATTACAATCCGAAAGAAGACACAAAGGAAGTTTTCAATAGAATTGTATGTGAGTCTATTATGACAATGTTTCATCTTGATAATTGGAAAAAGGCAGCAAAACAGATAAGTTTGTACCTTAATGACAATGCTACAAATGATGAGTTTGAAATATTTGAAAGCGAACTAAATAGATTATATAAAATAATAAACCAGGATACAGTAGGGCAGTTATTTAATGCAAAAAATTCATTTATATGGTTTGCAGCTTTTCATAAATTCACCGAGTTTGGAATTGAAGATATAAGATTTGCTAATTTTCTCGAAGAATTTCAGAGGACATTACATAGTAAGATATTTACAGAATATGAAAATGAAAGTTTTGATACTTATGATGCTAACAAAGGGACTAAGGATAAAAAGGTTGTTAATGCTAAGTTGGATATGATTGAACAGCTTATGAAGGAATATTTACATATAACAGAAGATAAGAATGAAGCTACATATAATAAGGAAGAAACACACTCAGAAGTTGGTGAAAACATAACTGAAACAGAGAATAATATAGAGTCTTCTGATAATAAGGTAACAAATGATAATAAATCTGAGCTAAAGACGGGTTGTGATGATGAAATATTATCATTTGTTAAAGAAAATGTTGCTGATGATATAGAGGATATTGATATAAAGGAATACCAGGATTTCGTGGATGTGTATTTAGATATAAATAACCCATTATATATACAATGCAAGGCAGCATTAATGGCATTAACAGCATATGCTTACAGAACCGAAAAGGATGTTGAATTGGCGACTTGGTTGGAAAATTATCAGAAGAATGCTATTGATAAGAATTATAGTCCATCACAAGATGTTAATTATAAGTATATTAAGATGGATTTTGATAATTACATAAATTTCTTAAAAAATTCAAAGAAAGGAGAAATTATAAATGCCTGATATTACAATGTGTACAAGCAAAACTTGCGAAAGAAGAGGACAGTGTTATAGATCAACGGCAAAACCAGATAAAATTCAAAGTTATGCTGATTTTACTTCATTATGTGCAGATAGAGATTTTAGATGTCAATGGACTATTACAGAAAAAGAAGTTTTAGACGATAAAGCGGTCAGTCAGCTAATGAGGTGTTAAATGAACGAATTGTTAAAATTAAGAGAATATATAACAGGATGTATCAAAGTTCTTCATATTTCACTTGTAGGTACAAAAATAAAAGGGAATATTATAGAGCAGCAAACAATTATAGGACAGATAATGTCTTATGAAAATATTATTAAGTACATTGATGAAATAATTGGCAACTAAATCCGTGTTTCAATAGGAAAAGAGGAGAGAATAATAAAATGGATAAAGACGTTAATAAGCGAAATGAACTAAGAAAGCAATTACAGGTATTATCAAAAGAGAGAATTATTGAATTATATATTCACTTGTTCATGAATTCTACTAATGATAAGGATGAAGCTGATTGGGAAGATATTAAGTAGAGAACAGATTGCACAAGTTTGGCGACCTAACAATCTGCTCTACAGAGAATAAAATATAGGATAAACTATATTTGTTCTATTGTAACAAATCTATTTGGTTAATTCAAGCCAGTTTATCCTATAACAATTAGTCTTTTGACTACGGGCTATTTTGAGTCCGAATAGTGAGGATTATGTCACTCACTAAAAAGTATGTAATTTGTATGTAATTTGAGGTTTTGGAAGTATATGAAATTACATACTAACAAAATGTACCTCAACTGGTTTTATCATTGAGCAAAGTTTTTTAAGTATATGGAATTACATACTAACAAAATATCTGGCAACAGAGAGGAGATGTTTCAGTTGTTTTGGAAGTATAGTTACATACTAGCAAAATTACATAATATATATCGACATAAGTTATAAAATTTTAGAAGTATATAAAATTACATCTCATTAAAAGAATATATAAATGAAATTAAAATCAATTCTATTGCGGTAGATTTTACTGCCGAATCGTGAGTGTAATGCAACTCATGAAAATCTGTGTAATAACTTTGAGGTTTTAGAGATATTTAAAATTACATAGGTATAAAACTCAGCTTTCTAATATATGCAAGTCTCTGTTGTTTTAGAGATATTTAAAATTACATAGATATAAAACGAAAGTCGGCAAAAGTACCATATTACAGCCGTTTTAGAGATATTTAAAATTACAAAAAAATATAAAAGGAGATTTACAAATTATGGGAAACGATAGAATGACAATTTGTAGAAAAATTAAATTATTTCCAGTAGGAGACAAGGAAGAAATTAATAGAGTGTATGACTTTATTAGAAATGGACAGTATGCTCAGTATCAAGCTTGTAACTTACTTATGGGACAGCTTATGAGTGAATATTACAAATACAATCGTGATATTAAGAATAAAGAATTTAAGGCAAGACAGAAAGAAATAATGACAAACTCTAATATCATTTTAAAAGATATTGATTTTGCAACAGGTGTAGACACACCATCAGCCGTTACTCAAAAGGTCAAGCAGGATTTCAGCACAGCTTTAAAGAATGGATTGGCTAAAGGTGAACGAACAGTAACTAATTATAAGAGAACCAATCCACTTATTACAAGAGGTAGAAACTTAACTTTTTATCACGAATATGAAACTTATCAGAATTTCTTAGATAAGATTAACGATTCTGATTTAGCAGTATATATTAAGTGGGTTAATAAAATTTTATTTAAGGTTGTGTTTGGCAATCCGCATAGGTCATTAGAGTTAAGATCCGTTGTACAAAATATATTAGAAGAGAATTATAAAGTGCAAGGAAGTAGCATTGAAATTGATGGCAAATCAATCATTTTGAATCTTTCAATATCTATTCCAAAACAACTTAGAGAGTTAGACGAAAATACAGTAGTAGGTGTTGATTTAGGTATTGCAGTTCCTGCTATGTGTGCCTTGAATAATAATCTTTATGAGAGATTGGCAATTGGAAATGCAGAAGACTTTTTAAGAATAAGAACTAAAATGCAAGCTCAAAGAAGAAGATTACAGAAGTCATTACGAAATACTTCTGGCGGTCATGGTAGAGCAAAGAAACTAAAAGCATTAGAAAGATTACAGAAAGCAGAGGCACATTTTGTTGAAACATATTGTCATATGATAAGTAAAAGAGTTGTTGATTTTGCTTTAAAACATAATGCTAAATACATAAATATTGAGAATTTAACAGGATATGATACAAGCGATTTTATCCTGAGAAATTGGAGTTATTATAAGCTTCAAGATTATATTACATATAAAGCAGCTAAGTACGGAATTGAAGTAAGAAAAATCAATCCTTGTTATACATCACAGATTTGCAGTGTATGTGGTAATTGGGAGTTTGGTCAGAGAAAGTCACAGTCAGTATTTGAATGTGCAAATGAGAATTGTGATAGTTATAAAAAATATGAGAAAATTGGTTTTAATGCCGACTTCAATGCCGCCAGAAATATCGCAATGTCAACTCTTTGGATGGAAACTGGACAAGTTACTGAAAAGAGTAAGCAGGAAGCAAGAGAATATTATGGTATCTCTAAAAAGTATGAACAGAATAAGAATGATTCGGAGAATAATAAAGTAGCCTAAGTGCTACTTAATCAATCGAAAGATTGCAGGTGATTTTGCACCTGAATGGTGAGGTTGTTAAATTAACAGTACTCACCAGAATCTATGTTAATAGTATCTGTGTGATTTGAGGTTTTAGATATGTTTAATTTAACATAGATACAAAACTTGCTTCTACACAGTTCACCGAAGTATGCCGTTTTAGATATGTTTAATTTAACATAGATACAAAACACGGTTAAGACAACATTTTACTCAGTAAAATGATTATTCAATATAGATGTTACAGAAATGTTGAGATTATCAAGCTAATGGAAGAAAAATATAATACGGAAAGGAGAATAGTTAAATGTCAGTATTTTTTATATTAGTTTTAATAGGATTAATAATTTTATGGTTTCTACTGTCACCTTTATTTGAAAAAATTGGTAAGTTTGTTATCAATGTTATAAATAAAGTATTTTCGACAGATGAAATAAATAATAACGAAGAAAAGGAGACAAAAGAATGAAGAAAACAATCGGAGGAGTAGTAACAGTAGCAGTAATTGTTGTTGCAGCAATATTATTACTTATGTCAAGTGTGCGTGTACCTGCTGGCTATATTGCCATACAGTACAGTATGTCGGGTGGAGTAAAAGGCGATATTCTTACACAAGGATGGCATTTAAAGTCACCAACTGTAAAAACGACACTTTACTCTGTGAGTCTTGAACAGAGTTATTTAACTTCTGGTAAAGACGGAGACTCTAAGGATGATGACAGCTTTTCAGCAAGTTCATCTGAAGGTAAGGCTATGCAGATAGATCTTACATTTACATATCAATATAGTTCTGATAAGGTGGCTGATTTATTTACAAGATTCAGAGGTCAGTCTGGTAAGGAAGTAAGAGACAGTTTTATTAAACCTAACATTATTTCTTGGACTAAGGAAGTTGTTGCAAATTATAAGGTATCAGATGTTCTTGGTTCTGAAAGAGCAAATGTAAATACGGCATTAACAGACTATCTTAATAAGAAGTTTGAACCTTATGGAATTGCAATTAGCAATGTATCATTGATTAATATTTCTGTAGATGAAAAGACACAGGAAGCTATTAATGCAAAAATTACCGCACAACAGGCGGCTGAAACTCAGGAAATTAACAATCAGACAGCTATTAATAAGGCAAAGGCAGATGCAGAAGTAACTAAGGCAGAAGCACAAGCTAAAGCCGATGCACAGCTCATAGAAGCTCAGGCACAGGCAGAGGCTAACAGTAAATTAAGTTCTTCAATCACTGATGAACTTATAAGAATGAAGGAAGCAGAAGCAAGAGTCGAACATGGCTGGGTTGAAATTCAGGGTGTCAATACTGTAGTTAAGTAATTAAAAAAGATAAGGGTGTGGTAAATTTCACACCCGACTAATGGGCTGTGGTGAACTGGTCAACATAACAGATTTTGGTTCTGTCATTCGTGGGTTCAAGTCCCACCAGCCTAGTTTTGTACCATTGGCTCAGTTGGTAGAGCACTCGACTTTTAATCGAGGTGTCGTGAGTTCAAGTCTCATATGGTACATTTTGTCACGATAATTATATAGAAATCGAGACAATATGATTAAAGAAAGAATATTGTTTATTATGAAATTAATGAATAATAAATTTGAGATATATGTAGGTGCTACATTTTAAGGAGAATAAAAAATGACAAAACAAGAAATAATAGAAGTTTTAAAAAAAGATGTTTTATGTCAAGAGCAGAAGGTCTGTGAGACTGATTGTGAAGATTGTCAATATTATATTACACGCTCTAAAATGGCAGAAGTTCATAAAGAAATATTAAAAATGTTATCAGATTAAATAAAATTCTCTTTTAGATTACGAGGTGAAAAAGATGCAAATAAATATTAGTTATACATTATATACGGATGATGATTACAGTTTAAAAAACTCGAAAGATTTTGGTTGTACGAATCGAAATGTAGTAGTTGATGACTGTGAATATTATGATTATATGGGATTTATGGAATTCAAGGATGAAGAAGAATGGAAATGCAAAAACGAAGCAAAAAATTTTCTTTGGAAATTTTTGTGCGATGGAATTTATATATCTTATACGCATCCTTGGTTATTAAAGGAATTTTACGACATTATAGAATCTTTGGAAGAGGTCATTAATGAATATCAGAATGGAGTGTTTGTAACAAAAAGGCGCATCACGGGTAATTACGAAGGTACTGAAATTGAAGTAAGAATATCAAAGTAAAATTCTATATATAGAAGAGAGGTGAAAGAGTGAAGGTTATATTTTTGGACGTTGATGGTGTGCTTAATTCTGAAGATGACTTGCTGATTTATAGAACAAAAAATAATATTACAAGATGTATATTATATACAGAAGTAGAAGATAGACCTTTAAAATTATTGAAAGAAATAATTGACAAAACAAACGCAAAAATTGTTGTATCATCCTCTTGGCGAACTGGTTGTGATAGAAGTGGTAAAGAAAGTATTTTTGGAAATGAATTATACACAAAGCTAGTTAATAGATTAGCTGATTATGATATAGAAGTGTATGATATTACCCCATCTTTGAAAAGTGATACTCAACGTGGGGACGAGATTAAAGAATGGTTATTAGAGAATCCAATTGATGATTTTATCATATTAGATGATGATTCAGACATGTGTGAGTTTTTAAATACTGATCGCTTTATTAAAACAACATATAAACACGGATTAACAGAAGATATAAAGGAATTAGCTATTAAAAAATTAAAAGACAGATAGTGTTTTAAGGGAAGACTAAGGAGAGAAAAAAATGAGTTGCGAAGAAAAAATAAATAAGATTATTAAGCTATTACAATCGTCAGATTTAGATGATTATGAATGTTGTATAGAAATAGCAAAGGTTGTAGGAATTTACAACTATGAAAGAGAAGATAAACGGGAGTAAGTTTGATTCTATAAGAATTGAAAGGAGAAATTATGAGCCAGTGGACACATGTAGCAGCAATTTTTAGGTTAGATAGTATTGGAAAAATTTCAGACGAAAGTATTTATAAAGCTTTTGGCAAGGAAGTAACTTGGAATGATTTATACAATTATGACGAATCTGACGATACAAAGACACTTCCTATGGGGAGTGAAGGAACATTGGAGATGAATATTTGGCACAATCCAGATAGAAGTTGTATGGCTTCTACAACAGTATCAGTCTTTGGAGATTTAAGAGATTATGGTGGAAGTGATATAGATAAGCTAAAAGAGTGGTTTAATGATTGTTGTGAACAATTTAAGATTAGACAGGCAGTAATGCATGTGATTGATGAATATGCTGATGAGCCGTTGGTTGTGCAGTATGTTGGGTAGTAATGTTCGATTTTATATGGAAGAGAGGTGAAAACAAATAATGTCTAAAAATAACATTATATATTTTGAATTGAATGAATGGTCTTCAGAGTACCATCCAAACGTTGAATCATTTATATCTTGGATCTGTATGTCAAAAGATAAAAATTATTATATAAATTTTAGAGATGAACAATGGGTAAAAGATAATGAACTTGTTATTGTAGAATCGCTTGTAGATATGTCAATTAATTTTTGCGTGTCTGCAAAAAGAGAATGGGTTGAACAGAACTGCCCAGAATTATTAACGAAATATAAGAAATTTATTAGAGTTGAGGACGAAGATGAAGATGTTCCTTATGGAAAATTTGGATGTCCGTTTTTAGAATGGTCTGAAAATAATATCGGTATTCATCAAGCAATTGAAAAAGAAGATAGTCAAGGTTATGTGTATTATTCGATTGATGATTAATAGAAAATAAAAATTATTAGAAACATTTCGTTTCGCTACGAAAAATGAAAGGAGATTTATATGGGCGTATCATGTGATATTTGCAAATATGGATGTGAACATGATTATGTTAGAAATAATTATTATTGTTCAAATAAGAACAGTTGCCATCCAATAGCAGATTCCCCAATTGTTAAGAATTGTAGATATGGAGAAATAGACCAATGGAAATATGATTTTAAATATAAACCAAATAAGAGTGATAAAAATGTATCGAAAAAACTTATGTATGAAGAATTGAAGAAGATTCTTTTTGGAATTAAGTTAAAAGATATTGATACTATTATGAAAGAAATTAATGAACTACAAGATAAAATTACATCATACAGAGAACCATATAAATGTGAAACTTGTGCGGTTAAAGAGTGTGATGTATATGCATTAGGTTGTAGAGATTGTAGTGGTTGGAAGTAGTAAGAAAACTTCGATTCATTGAGTCTTAGAAAGGAAAGAACATATGGTTAGATATTTTTGTGATTTATGTGATAAGGAAGTTGATAAATATAATGAATATTCGTTACCGATTGCAGCCACTTTTATAAATGGTGAACCATGTGATTTAATTCAAGTTCCTGGATTTAATTTGTGTAAAGATTGTAGAAGTAGGCTTTATGGAGTCGTTGAAAGCATTGTTCCAAAGCAGAAGATTGAAAAATTAAATAAAAAGGCTTTGGATATAAAAATGGGAAGATGTGATGAGTAACAATAAAACTTTGATTCATGCGCAATTTATAGAGGAGACAACATGTTAAATATAGGAGATTATGTAGCACAGATCAACAAAGATTCATCTGGTGCATGGAAGTTATATAAGGATAAGATAAATAAAATCACGACAACAAAGAAATATAGTAGAAGATATTTTACCAAGACAGTGTTTCGACCATTAGATGCAGACGATGTAGATAACAATACAAAAGATATGGAAGAGTCGATTGGTAAAGGATATATCATCGTAAGAGAAGTATTTGGGTTAAATGATAAGACTGAACCTTATGCTGAAAGATGGATAAAATGGGCTAATGAGAATCCAGATAAGGCAACTGGTTTGATATAAATGGAGAATATAACAGTAGAAACAATTAACAAAAATAAATATAAGAAAGAAGAGGTACAAAACATGGATGGATTTATGAAATTTAAAAAGGCTTTACAGAAGCACTTCGATGAAATGCAGAAAGAGGCAACGCATTTATTTGAGGTAAATGTAGATAAGGATGAATTATGGAATACATATCTTGATAGCTTCCCTGCTGGTACAAATGAGATTTTCAGAGAACGCAGAGAACATGATTGTAGTTGTTGTAGACAGTTTATTAAGAATATTGGTTCTGCTGTCACTATCAAGGACAACCAGATTCATACGATTTGGGAACTAAATCTTGGTGATACAACATATCAGCCAGTATGTGATGCACTTGATGCTTTCGTAAAAGCTCATACGGTTACAGATATTTATACAACTAAGTTCCCTAAGATTGGTACAGATTTTAACTTTGAGGAAATCAATGGAAAGTCTCATCAGTGGGATCACTTCTTCTTAGAGCTTCCAAGCAAGTTCGTAAATAGAAGTAGCCGTTCAAATGAGGAAGTTAAGGGACAGTTCAGAGATACAAGAAACGTATTTAAGCGTTCTCTTGATGAAATTACTATGGAAGCACTCGATACAATTCTTGAACTTATCAATTCAAATACACTTTACAAGGGAGAAGAGTGGAAAGGCGTACTCACAGAGTTCAAGAAGTATAAGAAGGAATATGATAAGCTGACTTCTGATACTGAAAAGGATTTATATGCTTGGGAGAAGTCGGTAACAGCAGGTATGGCTATCGGTAGAATTAGAAATCATTCCATTGGAACACTTCTTATTAATGTAAGTGAGGATATGGATCTTGACACAGCAGTTAAGAAGTATGAGCAGATTGTAGCTCCAAGCAACTATAAGCGTCCAAAAGCTATTTTTACAAAGAAGATGCTTGAGGATGCAAAGAAGACCATTACAGAACTTGGATATATGGATTCATTACAGAGAAGATTTGCTAATCTGAATGATATTACTGTAAATAATGTACTGTTCTCAAATAAGAGTGCTGCAAGAAGAATGATTGGCGCAGATGATATTTTTGGTCAGATGGAAAAGGATGTTGCTGTAAGTCCTAAGAAGTTCTCTAAGGTTGAAGAGATTTCAGCACAGGATTTCATTGATAAGGTACTTCCAACTGCAAAGGAGATTGAAGCTTTTGTAGAGAATAAACATGAGAAGAACTTTGTTTCTATGATTGCACCTGTTAATCCAGACGCTAAGACAATGTTCAAATGGAATAATGGATTATCTTGGGCTTATTCAGGAAACATTACTGACTCTGATATGAAGCAGAATGTAAAAGCTGCTGGCGGTAATGTCGATGGTGTACTCAGATTTTCAATCATGTGGAATGAAGGACAAAATGATAACAGTGACCTTGATGCACATTGCAAAGAACCTGATGGAAACGAGATTTATTTTGGTAATTGTAGAAAACCAGAAACTTCAAGATGTGGAGGTCAGTTAGATATTGATATTACACGCCCTATGACGCAGATGGTAGGAAAACCTTCTGTGGAAAATATTACATGGGCAGATATGTCTTATATGAAGCCAGGTGTTTATAAGTTCTTTGTAAATCAGTATGCAGCAAGAGGAAGTAAAGGATTTAAGGCAGAAATTGAATTCAATGGTGAGATTTTTGCGTTTGAATATAATAATCCTGTTTCTGGTAATGTTCAGGTGGCAGAAGTTACACTTGACGAGAATGGCAACTTCTCAATTAAGGAAAAGCTGTCTGGAAGTTCATCTGTTTCAAGTCGTGAGATTTGGGGTGTAAATACTAATCAGTTTGTTCCTGTATCAGTAATTAGTTACAGTCCAAACTATTTTGACGAGCAGGATGGAATTGGTCATAGACATCTATTCTTCTTCCTGAAGGATTGTGTAAATAGTGAAGAGCCTAATGGATTCTATCTTGAGTTTCTTGACAATGATTTAATGAAGCATAAGAGAGTATTTGAGGCTTTAGGTGCTAAGTGTCATGTAGAAGATACTGACGATCAGCTTTCAGGGATTGGATTCTCTATGACAAAGAGAGCAGATTTAGTTGTTAAGGTTAAGGGTGCAACAGAGCGTGTAATGAAGATTAAGTTTTAATTATAAAAGGAGATTATTATTGTTAGAAGATTTTGAATTAAAGAAAAATATGTCAAAAAAATTTTTTAATGGTTCAAAATGGGTTTCTAAAAAATCTGGTGAGTTTGAAATTATAGGTAATTTAAATAAGCCAATTTATGATAAAAAGGGTGTTCCATCATATCCGTACTATTTGTGTAGATTTAATGACGGTACAATTGTGATATCAAATAGAAATGTTATTAAAAGTGGTGGAACACACAACCCTAATACTCCTACTGTATGTGGTGTTGGTTATCTTGGTATTGGAAAATGGAAAGCGACACAAAATGGAGAAAATACAAAGGAGTATACGTTATGGTCTGGAATGCTATATAGATGTTATTGCAATTCGAAATACAGGTATAATTTTAAAACATATGAGAAATGCACCGTAGATTCATCGTGGCATAATTTTCAAACATTCTGCGAAGATATTACATCTTTAACAAATTATCAACATTGGAAAAATGAAGAAAATTGGCAACTTGATAAAGATAGTATCGTTCATGGAAATACAATATATAGCAAGGAAACTTGTATGTTTTTACCACTGATTGATAATGTAAAAGAAATGAATGATAGAACACGAAAAAATCGGCTGACGGGTTTAACATATGTTGCATACTCACCAGATGGTTTAAGGATAGAATTTAAAAATCAGACTCAATTTGCAAAAGAAAATAATTTAGAAGGTTCATCAATTTGGAAATGTTTAAATGGATCATTAAATACACATAAAGGTTGGCGTTTCAAGATTAAAAATAAAGGAGAATAAAAAAATGAAAGAAAAATTATTTATTAATGCAACTCGTAATAACTATCAGTTCCCATTCAAAGGAATGATTAATGTAATTGATTTGTGGGATTTATCTCTCACAAATCTGGACTCAGTGTTTAAAACACTCAATGCAGAAGTAAAGAAGTCTGAGGAAGAAAGTCTTCTGAATACCAAGTCAAAGGAAGATGAGGAGATTTCTAATAAGATTGAAATTGTCAAGTATATTGTTAGTGTGAAGCTGGATGAGAAAAAGAAGAGAGAAGACGCTAAGAAAAATGCTGAGATGAGACAGAGATTGCTTGAAATCAAGGCTAAGAGACAGGATGCAGCACTTGAAAATATGTCTGATGAGGAACTGGATAAGACACTTGCAGAATTAAGTGAGTAATTGTTTTACAAATATACCATATATAGTATTAAAATAAGCAATATATACTATATATGGTATATATTTTACATTGGAAAGAAACACACATTTCTTCAGGAATTTTGAAGGTGAAATATGAATATTTTAAACATTATTTTATTAATTATGGGAATTTTTAACCTTATTGTTGGGATAACATGGACGAAAAAGAATGTTGTCAAGTAACATTCTGATTGTTTTAAATAAGTAAGGAGAATAATTATGAAATCTACAATAAGATTTTTAATATGGCTTATGACATTAAACCTATTAATGAATTTTATTTTTCCAGAACCAGTTGAGTTATGGAAATTTATATTAATAGAGATATGTTTAGGATTTTTGTCATTTATTATGGTTGATTGGAAAGAAGATAAGTGAGGTAATATGAAATATGTTGTTATTTTAATTTTAATTGGTCTATTATTCTTGCTATTTGTACCATACATGTTAGCAGATTATATTAAACCATTACAAAAGTTCTTTTGTAAAATAGGATGGCATTGTCACCAAAAAGATTATATTACTGAGGGTTTCGATGGTGTTTCCATGCACTGCAAATGTAAATGGTGTGGTTACAAAGGTATGGTAGATAGTCAAGGAAATTTATTTTAGGAGAATAATATGTCAAATTTATATGTATATTTAATTCGTTCTCGAAATAAAGACAATAAGGATATTCCAAGTTTTAAGGGGCGAGCCGAAACGATCCTTGAATATAAAGAGAACGAAGATAAAGTAATTGAAGCTTTTAAGAATTTTGCAGCTAAAGGAGTTCCTGGTGAACAGACAAGACTATACAGGTCAGTTAATTCAAGGAACGAAGAGAAAATCAGACAAGAATTTATTATCCGTCTGTTGAGAGACAAGCCAAGTATGACACAGCTTAATCGCACATTGGCATCCGTGGCACTACAGGTACAAAATCGTAATGAGAGTAAGTGGCTGTTTGATTTTGATGTGGATGATGAAGAAAAAGTAGAAGATTTTATTGACGATATTTATTTTTATTCAGAATTGGATAATCATGAATTGCACAAGACTCCTCATGGTTATGCAATTATTGTTCCGCATGGTTTCGATACAAGAGAGCTTATGGAAAAGTGGAAAGATTATGATATCACATTGAAGAAAGATGAGTTGTTGTTTTTGGATATGATAACGAATAAGTGATATTTTATTGATATACCAAAAATTGAGGTGAATTTGAATGAAGAAATTGAAAATTGAAATTCCGTCTGGTGCAAATGAAATTATCCATAGTCTACAAAATAATGGATATGAGGCATTTTTATGTGGTGGTGCAGTGAGAGATAGTATTCTTGGCAGACCAATTCACGATTATGACATTACAACATCTGCTATACCAGATGAAATGATGGAAGTATTCAAGGACAAGAGGATTATTGAAACTGGATTGCAGCATGGAACTATCACCATTGTAATTGACGGTGAAGGATATGAATGTACCACTTACAGAATTGACGGTAATTACTCAGATAGCCGTAGACCTGATAACGTAACATTTACACGAAGTCTTAAAGAAGATTTAAAGCGTAGAGATTTTACAATCAATGCGATGGCATACAATGATGAAGTTGGTCTTGTAGATCCGTTTAATGGCATGGAAGATATTGAGCATTATAAAATCAGATGTGTTGGTAGAGCAGAGGATAGATTTTCAGAAGATGCTTTAAGGATTTTACGTGCTATTCGGTTTGCTTCACAACTGGGATTTGTGGTTGATTCTGATGTGAGTTTTAATATTCATAAAATGTATAAGAATTTAGAGAATATATCTATTGAGAGAATCAACAGTGAGTTCTGTAAGATTGCATTATCAAGCAAGTTTTATATACAGATAGGATTATTCCGTGAAGTATTCTCGTTGTTCATTCCTGAAATTAAAGATATGTTTGGCTTTCAACAGAATAATCCATATCACATCTATGATGTATGGAATCATACAGTACATGCAGTGCAAGCTTATGAATGTGATTGTGAACCCGACTTGAATTCAAGAGATTTGATTACATCATTGGCTGTATTTTTTCATGATATTGGAAAGCCACATTGTTACCAAAATGGAGAGGATGGCATTAGACATTTCAAAGGACATGGAAAAGTCAGTGCTGATATGACTGATAAAATAATGAAACGATTAAGATTTGACAATGATACAAGAGAGAAAGTTGTTGAATTAGTTTATTATCATGATGCTACTTTTGAGGTTGGAAAGAAATATGTCAAGAGATGGCTTAATAAGATTGGAGAAGAACAATTTAGAAGGTTATTAAATGTTCGTAGAGCTGATATTAAAGCACAAGCAGACATTAATCAGAAAACAAGATTACAGAAGATTGATAACATTGGATATATTTTAGAAGAAGTCTTACAGGATGATGAATGTTTTTCTCTAAAGGATTTAGCAATTAATGGTAAGGATGTAATGGATACAATGCTCATTAAAAGTGGAAAAGAAGTTGGCTACTGGCGCAATGAACTCTTAACTCGTGTAATAGATGGGAGATTAAAAAATGATAGAGAAGATCTTATTTATTGGATGACTGGTATTACAGATGGTTGGATTAAATATTAAAGGAGTGACTATGTATAATACAGGAGACATTTACAGAATTATTCAAGATGCATTAGACGCAAATCAGATATATTGTACAGACTCTAAACTTGGTGATGGTTCAGAAGATACTTATGAGACAGATACGGAATTTGTTTCTGGCGATGATGCTCACTTGATTGCGACTGTTAAACATCAGCACTTTGATTATAATCGTCCTTATCAAGAAAACGAACATACAGAAACAACAAAATTTAGAATTAAAGTTGAAATGATAGAGTGAGGTGAGAACTATGTACGAAAAATTAAGAGAATATATAAAAGAATCAAATAATATTGTGTTCTTTGGTGGAGCAGGTGCATCTACTGAAAGTGGTATTTCTGATTTTCGTTCCAAGGATGGATTATATAATCAGCATGACGTTCAGTTTGATAAATACGAACCTAAATATCTTTTGAGTCGAGAATGCTTATATAACAAACCAAAGGTATTTTATGAGTTCTATCGGCAGAAGATGGATACAAGAAATATTGAGTCAAATATTACTCATAAGGTACTTGCTAAGATGGAAGAAATAGGTAAGTTGAAGGCTATTGTAACACAGAATATTGATGGACTTCATCAGAAAGCTGGTAGTAAGAATGTATTTGAAATTCATGGCACTACTCAGAGGAATTATTGTAGTAAGTGTAAGATGGAATATCATTCTGATTTCTTATTTGACACTAAGGAGACAATTCCAAAATGCGAATGTGGAGGTCTAATCAGACCTGATGTAACCTTATATGGAGAAAATTTACCTAATGATGCGGTAAATGGTGTTGTTGAAGCAATTAGTAATGCCGATATGTTGATTATCGGTGGTACTTCACTAAAAGTTTATCCAGCAGCGAATTATATTTCATATTTTAGTGGTAATCATTTGATTGTTATCAATAGGGAGAAAATCCAAGTGTTAATGAATGAAGATACGGATCTGATGATTGTTGATTCGTTGGGTAATGTGTTTAGTGAGATTGATAAATGGATGTGAGGTGAGATAAATGGCAAAATGGGGAACTAAAAATCCACCACAGAAAAAAGGAAGATATTTGGTAACAATAGAAACATCTTTTGGAAGACAGGTGAGACAAGCTGATAGATGTGAATATCCAAAGGGAAATTGGACATGGAATGTTTTACCAAGTGGTAGCACCGTAGATGTGATTGCGTGGCAGAAATGTCCTGAACCATATAGAGGATAAGCGAGGTGAAAGAGTGAAAATAACAATTGATATTCCAAGAGAATATGAACGAGATTTTATAGTTGATAAGTTTAAGGATTTCTTTTCAAGAGTAATTACAGATATGGATTATAGCGGTATGTGTGGTAATTATGAAAAGGAAATTGCAGAAATGTTTTTAGAAGCGTTTGATAAAGCTATTGTTGGTGATGTTCCATGTGGCGAACAATCTAATAGAGGTGAAATGAATGCATAAGATTGAGCATATGAAGAATGGCTACATTATTGATAATGATACAACTGATGAAGAGTGGCAAAATGTTTGCAATAAATATGAAAAAATTAAATGCATTATCTGCAATAATCAAACAGCAAAACATTTTAGAATAAGCTTATTAGGCAACAATATTATTACTATAAATAATAAATTGTTAGATGATGTTGTTTACATCAATGGTGTATTTTAAATAGAGAATAATCTAATATAGAAGTAATTCTATTCACGGCTGATCAGCCATATTAAGCGAGGTGAGAAAGTGAAGAAATATTGGGAGACAGGTGAAAAGAATAAATTTGGTAAGGAATGTTACAGATTACATTTTAGTCAATTTTATGAAGAAGATGATGAAAATGTAGTAGCTGGTTTTGTACAAGATGAGACAGACGAAAACATATTTATATATGTATCAAAAGAACTAAATGTTGAATATGATACATTATTTGCAGACAGTATAGAAGATGCAAAGCATCAAATCGAAGAAATGTTAATAGACAATTGGAATGATGAGATTGATTATTTAGAAAATCGAATTAAATCATTTCAAGACGAAGAATAATCATATATAGAAATTTCTATCTTGGCGATTCAGCCAAATTTTCCAAACAAAAGTAATAAGAAATATTTTTTCTTATGGTTTTTGCAGACGTGCAAATTCCATAGGATTTTATAACAAAATAATTAAGAAGAAAGGAATTAAGCAGTAACTCCTAGGTAATTATGGTTACGTAACCTCTGTAAAATAGTGTATTTTGACAGAGAATAATGAAAAAAATAATCCTCAAGGGCTACGAGTGTTGAGTTTATGTGGTGGCGTTGAAACAGGATTGTATGCGTTACAGCAGCTCGGAATACCTATAAGAGAATATCATACATATGAGATTTTGCCAGAAGCCATAGCAGTTTCTCAGTACCATTTTCCGTTTGTGGTACATCATGGCGATTTATATGAAGCGGATTTTGAACAGTTCAAAGGATTTGATTTACTGTTGGCAGGAACTTGTTGCCAGTCACTTTCAAGAGTGCGAATTGAAAGTAAAGAGGTCAATAATGGTCTTGATGGTAAGTCAGGAATTTTCTTTAAAGCAATTGAGTGTCTTAGGGCAATTCAGCCCAAATATTTCATGTTTGAGAATGTAATACCAAGTAGTGACGAAGATCTGAAGACAATGACAAAATGTATTGGTGTTGAACCCATTTTGATTGATTCAGGAAGATTTTCGTCTCAAAATCGTGAAAGATATTATTGGACAAACATACCATTAGGTAAATTACCTGATGAATCTCCATTAATTTTAAAAGATATTATGGAGAATAGTGTAGATGAGAAATATTTCTATAAGAAAGATTTTGAAATCTTGGATATGAGCAAACGTGTATGTGCAGAGTTAAAAGTTAATACAACTGAGATGTGCAAACGTATTTTTAATCCAGATTTCAAAATGTCTACATTAACTTGCGTGTCAGGTGGATATCAGGAAAAGAAGGTATTAGATGGTGGTAGACCACGAAAACTTACAGAAGTTGAATATGAAAGATTACAGGGATTGCCTGATAATTTTACAAAAATTCAGCTTAACAATCGTTGGTTATCATACTCAAAAAGATGTAGTTTGATGGGAAATGGATGGAATGAACCTACTGTTGAATGGATTTTGAGCGGATTAAGAGAATAAAAGAAAGGAGTAAGAGGTTTGGTATACCGAAAACGCAGCGTTTACTCCTGATACATAATGATAATAAATAGAGTCTGGCAGATGCCAAATAGTAACACATTTTCAATTAAGCCAATCAAAGAGCTGATTGAGAAATATGCAATAGGTAAAATTGTTGATCCATTTGCAAATAGCAATAAATTGGCAACAGTAACAAATGATTTAGACACACAGTATGATACTGATTATCATATGGATGCATTGGATTTCTTGAAGATATTTGATGATAACTCAGTAGATACAGTGTTATATGATCCACCATACTCGCCACGACAGGTAAGTGAATGTTATAAAAATCTTGGACAGACAGTAAATATGCAGACAACACAAGCTTCATATTGGTCTAAACAGAAGGAACAGATAGGAAGAATTGTAAAGAAAGATGGCATTGTAATTACTTGCAGCTGGAATAGTGGTGGTATTGGTAAGAAGTATGGCTTTGAAATTCAGGAAATTTTACTTGTTCCTCATGGTGGTTGGCACAATGACACGATTGTTGTGGTTGAAAAGAAGATTGAGTAGAGAATAACAGAATATGAAGTTCCAAGTAAAGCGGAATTTCTTATGAAAATTTAGGAGGTGTGTAGATGAATTTATATCGTTTGTGGAAGAGAATTATTAAACAGCCAATTTACATTCTTAACCATACAAAAGCAGTTGTATTTATAGATGATAAGGAATATGAAATTACAGGTATTCGATATAAAAATGGTAAATGGTTAGGCTTAGAAGCAGATAACCACGTATGGCACAACAAAGACGATTATCCAGAAGAGAGAAAATGGATAATTGTAAAAGATAAAAATGGAACAGAACACAAATATCATCAGTGGATGGGACATACATATTATGAATTTATATTTGATGCAGATGGGTGTGATGGATATAGAAGTGATGTGGATATTGCAAGTTGGCGATATGATTATTCAGATAAGGAGAAATAAATGGTAGATATTCAATGTAAAGACGGAAAATATATTATTGACGCAAGAATTCATAGTGAAGTTGATACAAATGATATTGCAAAAGTGCAGGAAAGATTTACTTCTGATTGTGCTTATGAGTTTGTAGAAGCTATGAGAGAAGCAGTAAACGTTAGTCATTTGGTAATGAAAGAACAAAGAAAAGAGGTAACAAAATGAGAGAAACATTAATTGTTGTAGACATGCAGAATGATTTTATTGATGGAACACTTGGTACAAAGGAAGCACAGGCGATTGTATCAAATGTAGCAAAGAAAATTAAGGAGTACAAGGATGCTGGTAAACAGGTAATCTTTACAAGAGACACACACCCTGAGAATTATTTAGAAACATATGAAGGCGTACATCTTCCTATTACTCACTGTGTAAAGAATACTGTTGGTTGGCAGATTTCAGATAAGTTAGATTTTGATATTGAGAATGATATTCTGATTGATAAGCCTACATTCGGTTGGTTAAATTGGAAGGACTTTGGATTTGAAAGCGTTGAGATTTGCGGATTATGTACCGACATCTGTGTGGTTTCAAATGCACTTATTATTAGAGCAAATTATCCTGAGATTGATATTACAGTAGATGCAAGTTGTTGTGCAGGTGTCACACCTGATACCCACAAGGCTGCATTAGCAACTATGAAGATGTGTCAGATCGAAGTGATTGGAGAGTAGAATATGATTAAAATTAATGGCGACATTGTAACAATCAATAAGTTCCCAGATGGAACACCAAGAGTAAATATTGATATAAACAACATTGAGGAAGACTCTCATGATGGCTCTCCTTGTATTTGGATTGAATGGATTTATGAGAGCAACGATGAGATGTTTTATTTGATGTTAGTAAGGAAACATCTTGAAAGATTTTTTACTAATGTAGATTATTATTTGTTTCTTCCATATATTCCTAATGCACGAATGGATAGAGTAAAAAATGATGATGAAGTATTCACATTGAAGTATTTTTGCGATTTTATCAATTGGTTAGGATTTTCATCAGTTTATGTTTTAGATGCTCATAGCGATGTTTCTACTGCATTACTCAATAATTGTGTAAAAGAAAATCCAAAAGAGTATGTTGATAAAGCTATTTCAAAGATTGGTATGAGAAATCTTGTACTTTATTTCCCAGACGCAGGTGCAGCTAAGAGATATTCAGATTTATTCCCTGAGTTACCGTATTGTTATGGTGAAAAGAAAAGAGATTGGAAGACTGGCAAAATCCTTGGATTAGACATTAGAACAAATGGTATTGATTTGAAGGATAAAGTTGTGTTAATGATTGATGATATTATCGCATATGGCGGTTCACTTTATTATAGTGCAGAAGAATTGAAGAAACATGGTGTAACTGAGATTTATGCGTATGCCACTCATACAGAGAATTCAATTCTTGATAAAGAAAAAGGAACATTAATCAAGTCTTTGGAGAATAATACAGTGAACAGATTATTCACTACAAATAGTTTGTTTAATGGTAGTCATGAAAAAATTACAGTTATGGAGGTTTAAAATTATGGATAACACAATGGCTTTATTATTATCAGATACTTATAAACAGTGTCATGATCGTATGTATCCGAAGGGATTAACTAAGTTAGTATCGTATTGGGTGCCTCGAAAATCAATGTTAGAGAATCAAAATGAAATGGTTTTCTTTGGATTACAGGCATTTATCAAAGAATATTTAATGGGATATTTTCAGAAAAATTTCTTCGATTTATCGGAAGATGAGATGCTAACTCTTTATACAGATTCGATGGACGTACAGATTGGTAGAGACAACTATGATTTAGATAAAATTGTAGAACTTCACAGATTAGGATATTTACCACTTGAGATTAGAGCATTGCTAGAAGGCACACTTGTACCAATGGGAGTTCCTTGTATTGAAATTACTAATACGGATGACAAGTTTGCATGGCTTGTTCAGTGGATTGAATGTATTCTTCAGGTAGAATTATGGAAACCTTGTTGTCATGCAACTATTGGTCATATGTATCGTGAGATTGCAGATTATTGGTATAACAAGACAACAGACGGATTGTCTGGAAATATGGCTTGCGCAGATTTTGGCATGAGAGGAATGTCTTGTATGGATGAAGCTACAAGATGTTCAGCATCATGGTTGCTTTCATTTAATAAAACATCTACAATTCCAGCAATTAATTATATTGATAGATATTATAATGCCGATTGTAAGAATAATGGTATTGGAATCGGTGCTGTCTCAACTGAGCATTCTGTAATGGGTGCTAATTTCTCAATTGATGGAGATGAGGTTACGTTTGTTAAGAGGCTTTTAACAGAGTTATATCCGAACACATCATTTAGTATGGTTTCAGATACTTATGATTATTGGAATATGGTAAATAATATTCTTCCACAGTGTAAAGAAGAGATTATGAATCATAATGGAAAGCTCTTGGTTCGTCCTGATAGTGGTGATATTGTAGAAATTTCAGTTAAGACAGTTGAAAGGTTATGGGAGATTTTTGGTGGTTCTGTAAATGGTAAAGGTTATAAGGTATTAAATCCGCATATCGGTATTATTTATGGTGATGGCTGCACACTTTCTAATGTAGAAACTATTTGGAAAGAATTAGAAAAGCGTGGTTTCGCAGCTAATAATATTGCTTATGGTGTAGGAGCTTTTTGCTTCACTGCAATCGTTGAAAACGGCAAAATGATTGTTGTTACAAGAGATACTTTTGGTATTGCAATGAAAGCTACATATGGAGTAATTGATGACAAGAAGTTAATGATTTTCAAAGATCCCAAGACAGATACAAGTCACTTAAAGAAATCTCATAAAGGATGTTGTAGAGTATTTGATGATAACGGTGAATTAAAGTGTCAAGATCAGTTACTTGAAATGAGTGATAACAGTTTACTTACTACCGTATTTAAAGATGGAGAATTAGTAAGAGAAGACACATTTGCGGATATCAGAAACAGAATGTACGGAGGTAAGTAATGATTAAAATTATTGATGGAGACTTGCTCACTTCGAACACTGATATTATTGCACACCAGGTTAATTGCAAAGGTGCTTTTAATTCTGGTGTTGCAAAAGCAATCCGTGATTATGATGCGCAAGTATATAAAGATTATCATAGTTTTTGTTCGATTAATACACCTGAACAATTATTGGGTTCTGTTAGATATTTTCAGTCTAATATTGACGCAAGAATATATGCAAATTTATTTGCACAAAAATCATATGGCTATGACGGAAAACAGTATACAGATATTGATGCTTTAAGAAAATGTTTTGAAAATTTGAAATCATATGCAGTTTTAGAAAATATGAGTATTGCAATGCCATATAAAATTGGATGTGTTCGTGGCGGTGCAAATTGGGAGGAAGTACATCAAATGATAGAGAATATTTTTTATGATTGCAATGTTGAATTATGGAGGCTTGACAAAGGATGATAAATGAATTTAGAGGTAAATATTATTTTTTAAGCAACTTTTATTCTTCTCCTGTTACATATGAAGGACTTACATATTTGAATAATGAAGCCGCTTTTCAATCAGCAAAAACTTTTTCAAATAGAGAATGTTTCACGAATTTAGATCCATCATCTGCAAAGAAACTTGGCAGAAGAGTTCAGCTTCGATCTGATTGGGAAGATGTGAAATACAACGTTATGTACGAAATTGTAAAAGCGAAATTTACTCAAAATTTAAAGCTCAAAGCAAAGTTACTTGAGACTGATAATCAGCATCTCGAAGAAGGTAATACTTGGGGCGATAAAATTTGGGGCACAGTGAATGGTGTTGGAGAAAATAATTTAGGAAAAATTCTTATGAGAGTTAGAGAGGAGATTAGACATGAGTAATTTTGATGTAAAGAAAGCAACTAATGATTGCATTCAGTGGATTAAGGATTTCTTTGAAAAGAACGGCAAGGATTGTATGGCAGTTGTTGGTATCTCAGGCGGTAAAGATTCAAGCGTTGTGGCAGCATTATGTGTAGAAGCTCTTGGTAAGGATAGAGTAATTGGAGTCCTTATGCCAAATGGAGAACAAAGTGATATCGAATATTCAAAAATGTTGGTTGACTTTTTAGACATCACTAGAATTACGTGCAATATTGAGGGTGCTGTCAATGAAGTGTTAGAGAGTTTTGAAGGTGTAGTTTCACCGACACCTCAGACAACAACAAATCTTCCTGCTCGTATTCGTATGGCTACATTATATGCTATTTCCCAGTCAGTAAATGGTCGTGTTGCTAATACGTGTAATCTTTCAGAAAATTGGGTTGGATATTGTAGCAAGTTTGGCGATGCTGCTGGCGATTTTAGTCCACTAGAAAATCTTACAGTAACAGAGGTAAAAGCTATCGGTCGTGAGTTAGGGCTTCCGTCAGAATTAGTTGATAAGACACCTACCGACGGTCTTTGTGGAAAGACTGATGAAGATAACCTTGGATTTACTTATGCTGAATTAGATGCATATATCAGAGATGGAATTGAGCCAAGTGAGGAAGTAAAAGCTAAGATTGATTCAATGCATGAGAAAAATCTGTTTAAATTACAGCCGATGCCAAGTTTTGTGTATCAAGCGTAAATGAGATACTATATATAGTATTTATAGAAAATATAGACACTATATATAGTAATATTTTTACCGAGAAACATAGATTTCTAGAGGAGTTTAGGAGATAGTAATGGCGGTTGAATTAAAAGTAAACGTTATCAATCAATTAAAATTATTAAGGCAAAGCACGTTTAAAGACATATATTGCTTTCTTGACGAAGATGTGCAAAATGCCCAAAGAGCAAAAGCAACAGAAGTTAAAGTTACAATTGATAGATATGAAAATAAAGTGATTATAGAGAACAACGGAAATATTTTAACAAATCCACAAGCATTATTTTCTATTGCAGAAAGTTGTTGGGATGAGAATGTGAGAAGTTCTGAAAATCCTTTTGGCATAGGATTCTTTAGTAATATTACAGTCAGTAATTTAATCAATGTTCATTCTGGGAACACATATATTACATTTGATGTAGAAAAAATGATTGCAACCAGTAATACAGAAATTGAAGTTGAAGAATTGGATGATTATTATGATGGTTTCAAACTTGTTTTAAACAACTTTGATTTTGAAACAGCGAACAGTTGGGATATTGAAGAAAGAGTAAAAATACTTGGCAAATATGTTCATGAATTAGATATTTATTATAATGGAGAATTAGTTGAAAAGAAAGATTTAACTGAGGGAGATGATAGTGAATATCAATTTTCAATAGAAGATAATGATTGTAGCGGATGGATTGCTCTTGCAGGTAACTATAGTTAGGGAGACAATGTTAATGTTTTCTATAAAGGTAGGTTAGTTTCAAAATTAGAAAACTTGCCTTATTTAAAAGGAGACTTGCACGTAGGTGATAAAACATTAAATCTTACTTCACCTGATAGAAAAAACATTATAAAAGATGAAAAATTGAATGCATTTCGAGATTTGATTAAATTGTATGTAGAAGAATATTGTAACTCCTTGTTAATGAAAGGAATCGAAGATATAAATAACTACTCATCTTGCATTGGATATTATGTGAATAAAAAGAATGTGAAAAATCTTATAAAATTTATGACTTTTAAAAGTAATAATGAGAAAGATATAGAATATTTAAAAGGGGTAGCGGTTGCAAGAAGAAAAGATAAAAATATTGATAGTTTCAAAGGATATGAATTGTTTTTAAGAAAAGAAGCAGCCTCACAAAATGAACAGCTTGTGCAAGAAGTAACAATAATCCCTGAATTGCAGAATAGACCTAACGAGGCGAAAGGACGTATATATCATGAAGGATCTTATTCAAGTAGAGATGGATATGTAGAAATTCCAGAAATTAAAGAACAAGATTTGATTGAGCAGAAAGGTTCAGTAATTTTAAAAGAAAAAGAACCAGTATTTTTCATAGCCTTTAATGAAGTAGAACAGTATGAATACAAATTGAATATAGCAAAACATTATGATTTAAAAATTATTGTGAGTAGGAACGATGTTGAAACTTCAATCTTAAAAACAATGAAGGAATCAGATAATGTTTTACATATTTCTGAATTAAAAGAAGATATCGTAGTAAAAGGTTATTTATCTAATACGGAGCTCTCCAATCAGGAAAGCAGAGCAATGATGTTATTTGATATGATTAGTAGAATACTTGGATTTGACCATAATGTATTTTCCATTGGTGATTTAATGGTAACAAAATCCATAGCAATTGAAGTACTTAATGTAGACGAAGAATTAGTGGAGTCGGATATTGTTGCGCTGAAAGATAGTTTAAATAAAAAGGTATATATTGACAGAAGTATTCTTAATAAGAATCACTTGAGAGAAGATATAAACGAAAACTTAGATGTCAAAGATTATCAATTTATTATGGCAAATTTTAAGCAATTAATGAAGGAAGTATCTTTGATTGCAGATATGAACGAAGATGAATGCGAAGAAAAGGTGCTTAATATTTTGGGTAACTGCGTATAAGAAATTGGATTTCCTTGGAGGTTTAAATGGGATTAATTGAAAAATATGAAAAAAGAAAACTGAGGTATGAGAAGCAGCTTTCTCAGATGTCAGATGATAGTGAACTATCAGAGTATGGATTTTGGGATAAAGGATATCTGCGTGGGAAAATTGCAATATGTGATGAGATCATAGACGATTTAAATAAGATTTTAGTTGGGGAAGGAGAATAATATGGCAGGATTTGTATCAAAACAACCAAATGGATTATATTGTAGATTTTCTACTGTCATAGATTGTCCTACAGCATGGAATATGACGAGAGAAGATTATATCAATATGAAAATGCAGGAAGCAAAAGAAGACGCTGAAGATGTGTTGGATAATTATTTAAAACCGTTTGATATGGTGGTAGATATGTATTATCCAAACAATATGACAAAAGAGGAATTTTATAAGTTCCTTGAAGAGACTGGATATAATAAGAGATCTGAATAAAGCAGAGAATAACATAACAGGAGATGCAAATAAATGCAGAATATTAGTATTAAAGGAGTTTGCGATTGTGTAGACCTAGACAGAAATATCAAATTAACAAATGGTGCAGTCGTAGTGCAGAAAGAAAATAACAATGTAATAGGTGTTTATTTAGTGATTTCGTTCAGAGATAATAAAAACAAATATGGTGGCGACAGTACATCAACATATTGTAGTTTGGTAAATCTCGACAATGGACAATTAGCTTTTGAAGAAAGATGTAGTCGTACTACAACAGAGAGACGTGTTCTTAGACATTTAACAAGAGCAGGTTTTAGTTATCCTTATGATCCAAATTCTCATGAGCAGGATAGTAAGTTTTACAATATGAGAGTTCAGGTTTATAACAATGGAAATTATAAAATGAATCTTGAACTTGGTGATGAATACATTATGTATGGTAGATAGGAGAATAAATCATATGAAGAAGAAAATTTTTGCAGTTGTATTAGGATTAATATTATGTTTTGGAATGATTGGATGTGCGTCATGGGACAGAATGGTAACAGATATGAAAAGTGATGTAAATGGCGGTATACAGAGAACAATTACTGTATATACGGCAGATGGTAAAGAACTTGCAACATATGAAGGAAAAATTGATATTGATACAAACAATGGTGGATATGTTAAGTTTGATTTCAACGGCAAGAGATATATGTATTATAACTGTTTTGTAGAAAGTATTGCAGACATTAATTAACGATGGATAAGAATCCGAAGTTTCCTTAGAAGTTAGGAGGTGGCAGATGAGAAAAAATTATGAATTAGAACTATATAAATTACTAATCAATCCAGAAGAAGACGACATTGACATATCATATGTAGATGAATTTGGATGGGTTAGTAATACAGAGTTTTATGTTTGGATTAGTCTGAATTGGTTTAATGAATTTGTCAAACGATTGAGTGATATTTTTGGCTATTCGCTTTTTGATGAAGGTGGAATTGAAGCAAGAATTTGTAGTGATTGTGTATGTATCGACTTAAAAGAAGTTATTTCTGGATATGGTGTTGATCTTGAAGAAATATTTCCAAGAAGTAAGTATACACATTAAGAGAATAATACATTGAAAGGAGCGAGAGATTTGCTGCAGCATTAAATCTGGATTTGCTCTGAGTAAGAAATGTTAGAGATTAACAAAATATATAACGAAGATTGTCTTAAAGGTATGAAAAAGATTGATGATAAATCAGTCGATGCGATCATTACGGATCTTCCTTATGGACAAACTTCACGAAATAAATGGGATTCAGTTATTCCATTTAAACCATTATGGGAACAGTATGAAAGAATCATTAAAGACAATGGTGCAATTATTCTATTTGCGAATGGTATGTTTACTGCAGATTTAATGCAAAGCAATCGTAAACTTTGGAAATATAATCTGATTTGGGAGAAAACACAGCCAACAGGATTTCTAAATGCTAAGAAAATGCCATTACGCTCACACGAAGATATCTGTATTTTCTATAAGAAACTTCCAACATATAATCCACAAAAAACAACTGGACATCCAAGAAAAGTTAGCAAAGCAGAACATAAGACTAACTGTAAAGGGACTACTGATTATGGAGAACATGGTCTTACTACTTATGATAGTACAGAAAGATATCCAAAGTCGGTATGGACATTTGCAAAGGATATTCAGAAGTCAGCACTTCATCCGACACAAAAGCCTGTAGCATTGATTGAAGAGTTGATCAAGACCTACACTAATTCAGGAGATTTAGTTCTTGATTCATGTGCAGGAAGTTGTACAACTGCAGTTGCAGCTTTGAATGCAGGTAGAAATTACATATGTTTCGAGAAAGATAAGGATATTTTTGAAGTTGGAAGTAAGAGAGTAGCTGAATATGCTAATCAGGATTTATTGATAAGTGCAACTTAATTAAGAGAATAAGAATAATGAAAGGAGAAGAGGTTCGTGTACACAAGAAGGAATTCCTTACTCCAAGTAATTAAATGGTATATCAAGGAAGTAAAAACAGATTGGCAAAATTTTTAGTGCCAATTATTCAGAAGTATATTGATGATAATAATATCAAAACTTACATAGAACCTATGGTTGGTGGAGCTAATCTTATTGATAAGATTAAATGTGACAAAAGAATTGGAGCAGATATTAACGAGGAATTGATTGCTTTGTTGAAATATGCTCAGACAGACAATAATTTATCTATTGCACCTGAAGTATGTACATTTGAACATTATGCAGAAGTTAGAGAAGATAGAAAATTTGGAACTCATAAGTATTCGCCAGAATATATTACATTAATTGGGTATATGGCAAGCTATGGCGGTAGATATTTTGATGGAGGTTATGGTAGAGATTCAAAAGGTGGCAGAAGTATTTATAATGAGAGATTAAATAATTTCAAGAAACAAGCACCGAATTTAAATAATATTGAATTTATGTGTTGTGATTATCAGAATTTCTCAGATTATAAAAACTGTGTATTCTATTTTGATCCACCATACAAAAATACAAAACAGTATTCTAAACAGTCAATTGACTACGATTCTTTTTACGATTTTCTTCGTAAACTTTCAGAGAATAATATAGTGTTAATAAGTGAATATAACATGCCTGATGATTTTAAGTGTATCTGGCAAAAAGAACGTAAAGTGTTACAGAAGTCAGATAGAGTTACAGGTGAAAAAGCAGTAGAAAAGCTATTTGTATATAGTGGAGAATAATACAGAGAGGTGAACGAGATATGAATATGTCTGATTTAATTGGTAGATAAGTAAAAATTGGCGACAAAGAAGGTGAAATAACTAATGTATTGGGTATTGGTTATGAAGTGACATTCTTTAATGCTGCTGATGGTAGAGTATTTATTGATGCAAGAGATATTTATGATTATCTCGTTTAATGAAACGGAGGCGAATAAATGGCTGATAAATTAATCAATAAGCAGTTGGCAGACGTTGACGAATTATTACAGTTTCTATCAGATAATGGATTTGATATTGATGATGGAGTTTGGAATAAACACGAAATGTCCTTAAGAGAAGTGTTTGATGAGTACAAGAAGAATACTATTCCAGATGTAGAAATTGGACAGACTGTATGGGTTATTAGCAGAAATTATCATGACATATATTCAATCAAAGAATGTCATGTGCATAAGAAACAGATTGGAGCAAGATATACGTTTTCTGTAAGAGGTAGATATTATTATTGCGGAACTTTCACGAAAAACAGTATTGGCAAGACTGTATTCTTTTCAAAAGAAGCTGCTATTGAGTCATTGAAGGGAAAAGAATATAAGTTGGAAGGGTGGACTTGAAACTCGCATTCATTTTAAGAAAAGGAGAAAAAATATGAAGGTAACGATTGATATGGAAAACTTAGAAACACTTGTTCAAACAACAATGGAGAAAAACATTGAGAATATTGTTAAAGAACAGATTGAAGGAACTGTTAAAAAGGTTGCTGACGATCTTGCTAAGAAAACTATTGAAGAAAAGGTTTCTGAGAATTTTCAGCGTTTTGTTGATGAATACATAGCAAATACCAAAATCAAAGTTGGTGGAGATTATTGGGGTGATACGGAAGAAAAGGAATATACAGTAGAACAGTATATTAAGAAGGAATTAAAAGAAAGACTTGATTCTAAAAAGCTTAGAGCTAAGAAGAAAGGACACACAAGTTCATATAATGATGATTTCGAACAGGTATCATTTGAAGAATATATCAATCGCCAGTTTGATTTTGATGAAATGATTAAGAAGGATTTAGATAAATTTATGGATGATATTCGCAAGCAGGTAAATAAAACCATGAAAGAAACTTTTGATAATTCTACCAAGAGTATGCTGTCAACTGCTGTACTTAATATTCTCGGTGCAAATGAGACATATAGACAGATTGAAAATAACATTAAGTGCATTGCAGACAAGCAGGTATAAGATATGGAAGAAGAAATTTATGAAAACAATTATGAAGACTGCGATTACTGTGAAATGACACATTACGAAAGCGACACTGGATATTGTGAATATGGTTGCAGTTTTATAACTGGTGATGAGAATGATTATCCTTGTATGGGTGGCGAATTAGGTTTTGGCTGCCCATTGTCATTCAAATATAGAATTGAGAAAAATTGAACTTCAAAAAGTGCTTAAAATAAGGCTTTTAGCAATTGAAATTTAACAATAAACTTGTCTTTCATTGGCTTAGAAAGAAGAATAATTAAACAGAAGGAGGATGATACATACGGATTTTGTACAAGCAGTAGAGGAACAGATTAATTTATGTGAAGAACATTCAAATTATAAATGTGGAATATTTGTTAGTGATAAAGAGCAGTACGAAATTGCATTAAAAGTTATTTCAAATTTGTTATCTGGATATGGAAATGTTTATTGTAGTAAAAGTAAACATGAAGCATTTGCAAAATGGATGAACAACGGTAGTATTATCAAAATCATATATCCGAATGAATACGCAAGAGGAAGCCGATATAGTGGTGCAATCATTAGTAATAGTCTTGATAGAAAAATTGTAAATACATTAGTGATGCCACATCTAATTGATTATCGAAACTTTAGAACTGGCATTGAGGAGTTTCTTGGTATCGAAGATGACCTTGGTGATATAAAAGAGAGAATATTTACAGTAGATATTACACCTGAAGATGCTGATAAATCTAAATATAATTATGATATTTATAAGAGTTTAGGTATATCACAAGAAACCGTAGATTCCATTATAGAACAATGGATGAAATTGGCAAATAAAATTAATATTAACGATGAAAATATGGAGGATTATGTAGTTATGGGTAATGAATATACAACACCTTATCTGAAAAAACAGAATGGAACAGATAAAATTTACATATATAAAGCCGAAGGTATTCCAAGAGAGAATATTGAATATGAGACGGAGTTTGTAAACAGAACTAAGGAAACATATCTTAACATTGCAGGAGAAGAAACTATTGAAGTGCTTGATTTTCATAATAAAATCAATGTCCATCTTTTTATTGATACGGATATTTATGATGGATATGAAGTACATATTATGAATGGACTTGTACATGTTATTCTTCATGAAATTATCAATGAACAGCCTGTGTTAAAAGATATGGGTGCAAGGAATGAATAAGACTTGAATGCGATATTTCAAGTTGTCTAGGAGGTGAAGCAGTGAAAATTAAAGATAAGATACGAGAAAAATTAAAACGATGGTTATTTGCAGAAGAATTATCAAAGTTTGAAACAGCAGAACAAAACTACAAAAAGGCTGAAGACTTATATAGCAGATCAGCAGGATATCTTAACGCTGCAAAGGATGAGTACACATGGTCATTAAAGATGATCGATGATTGTCATAAGTTAATAAATTCTATGATAGATGTTGGAACTGATGTAGGATTTTGTTCTGATGACCATTCATGGGCGGTTGTGTGTATTAAAGGTCATCCAGAATATGTGAAATTTATTCCATTGTCGCATAAAGACACACGAGATGTATTGGATTTTTTGAAACGATTTAGATATTCAGACAGAGTTGTAGATTCTCCATTTGCGTTTAGAGATATGGTTGACCATTGTATTATGGAAAATCCATTTGGGAAATAAAAAAGGAGACAGAAATAAAAATGAAGAAAATATTAATTATTTTACTATCAATATTAATTTTGACATTCTCATTAGCAGGATGTGCTAAGTGTATTAGTACAGAAACTTCTACTGTACAAGTACAGATTACTGATGAATATCATAGAGCTATGTATATTACGCCTGTTTTTAACGGAAAAACAACAACTATGATTACACATTCAGCGGTTTATAGAATTACTGTTGAATACAATGGAGTAGAATATGATATTTCTGGTAGTGATACATATAACAAATATTCTGACAAAATTGGAGAATATACAAATGGAACATTGCAGACCAAAAAATATGATGATGGTACTATTAGATACGATATTGTTGAGTTAGAGTAAGATTCACCTTGTTTTTGGATTATATTTATTATCCATATACAATTTATATGCTGTTAAAGTAGAGTTTGGATAAAATGAAAGGAACTTGTAATGACTAAGAAAGAAAAATTACTTGAATATATTAAGAGACCAGTATTAACTACTGCAAGAAATAGTATGGGATGTGATGAGAATTGGTATAACTCATATTATGCAATCAAGGAAACATTTACGATTGAAGAAATCAATTCTATGTCTGATAAGGAAGTAGAGAATCTTGTAAGACTTGGAGATTCAATGTCGGAAGCATTTTATTAAAACATGTGAATTTTTGATTTCAAGGTTTGTCACGAAAACTATATAATATTCGGGATAAAAAAGAGAATATATCAATGTAATTACAATTAAGGAAAGGAAAGACGTTCACATGTGAGTAAAGCTGCGCAGCTACTATTGGTGAACAAATTTGAGTAGTACAAATAGAAGTAATGCAAGAGATGAACATATCGCAGATTATTATGTCACCCCTATTAGTGATATTGAATTATTTTTAAACTCATTTCAAAAAGTTGTTCCTTTAAACTGGAACAATTCTATTATCGTTGATCCAACTTCAGGAGGTAATCCCAAAACAGACAAAGATGCATATCACCCTATGAGCTATCCAACAGCCATTAAGAATATTTATGGGGATTGTGAAATATATACATATGATTTACGAGAAGATAGCTTTGCTGAAAATAAGTGTGATTATTTAAAGGAAAAGTTGCCTTACAAACCTAATATCATTATTACAAATCCACCGTTTGCTATTGCAACGGATATTATAGAAAAAGCGTTGCAGGATGTAGATGATGACGGATATGTGATTATGTTACTTCGACTTAATTTCTTTGGTAGCCAATCAAGAGAATGGTTCTTTGAAAAATATATGCCTGAATGGGCTTTTGTGCATCATATCAGAATTGGTTTTACAGATAAGAAAGATAAAGATGGATATACGATTTTTGATAAAGATGGAGTACCTAAGCGTGGCAGTACAGATTCTATCGAATATATGCACGCTGTTTGGCACAAAAGTAATCTAAAACCTGATTATACAAAGCTTGTATTGATTTAGGAGAGTGTATATGAAATATAAAGTTAATATAGAAGAATTATTAAGTAGAATCGTAGAGGTAGAAGCCGACAACGAAGAAGATGCAGAGAATAAAGTAAGAGCAATGTACAACAAGGAAGAAATTGAGCTTAATGCCGATGATTTATCGAGCGTTGAGCTATTTGTACAGTAAATTGAAAAGGCAAATAAAACCACGTTTCTTACGGTCATGAAAGTAGGTGAGAAATTGAAAAATATATTTTTAGAAGCTGCTATGAACTATAACAAGATGAGTAATTCAGAAAAAGTAAAAGCGAATGATAAAATTCGAGAAAATGTCAAAGAAATCATGAAACCTTATCCAAAAATTGAACGAGAAAAAGAGCTTGACAGATTGGCAAAGGAAGAAAAAGGAGAATATAAAAGAAACAAAAATGCTTTCTATGCTGATCCTATTCATTGGAACAACAATAAGCGTAGAAGACATGGGTTATCTGTATTAAGAGGTAGTGTAAATAAATACCGTTCAAAGACATATCCTGCATTTCGTCCCACTGTAAAATTCTTTGGTCTGTTAGATGATATTGTGGCTGAAACAATAGAAAATAATTTTAATAATAATGAGTATTTTAATTCTTTTGTAGAAGAAAAAGATATAGCAATTTGTGATGCGAAGGTATTTAGAGCGAGTGAATAGGAGAACAACAATATGAACAAGAGACAGAAAAAGAAGTTATTTAAGCAGACATTTATTAAGGTTAGAAAACTGCATCCACAGAAGGGTGATGTGATTTGTTTTCAGCCAGATTTAAATTGGATTGATGTTGAAACTATGTGCCAGTTTATGAAGGTTTATTCGAATAATGATGTTTTCGGTGAATCGAAGTTAGCTTTTGTACCTGCTGATATTAAGCAGCTTAAACATAAAAAGGACGCTCAGATATTTATTGATAAGTTACAGAGAATTATAGATCAGATGGAGGAATAAAACTATGAGTATGCAAGAGATATACGTGGATTCAAGTTCAACAGTAGAAATTGAAAATATGGAAGTTGAAAAAGTTAAAAATGAATATGGAGATGATTATTTCCTGAATGTTTCAATAATTACAGATGATAAATACAGGAAATTAAGATATACAGCCAAGCTTAAATTACCATTAAGACCTGCTGAGACTTCAATTAGTGTTAGCCAATGGGGAGCTACAACATTAAATTTAGGTTTTGGAGAATTAGTATGTGTTGGTAAGCCTAAGATTGATGTTATTTTAGAAAAGAAGCAGGATATGACACTTGAAGAGATTGAAAAGAAGCTTGGTTATAAAGTTCGTATTGTAAATGAGAAATAAGAAAGAAGCATTTCCTTCGAGTTTTTGAACGATGAAGAGAGAATATATAGGTGACAATAAATTATAAGGAGATATGTTTTATGAGTAAGAAACAGCAATTTAAGGGTTTGAAATTTAATTATTCCATAAATGGAAAAGGATTGAAAAGTAAATATAAGACAATTGAGGATTTCTTAGATACAGAATTTCCAAAGAATAATAATCCATTGTCACCTACTCTTGATACAGAGATTACAGGAATTAAATGGAACGGTAATACTATTTCTATTTCCAATAAAATTCATACAGTAAGAGATTTGGTTGACTTATTAAGCAAGGAAAATGCAGAAAATGTTTTTGTTTCAAATAAAGATATTAGATTACATGAGTTTAAACCAAAACATGACAATCTTATCAGAAAATCTACATATTACATAGAAGAGGTACACGATAAGGTTAAAGATGTTTTATTTGAAAAAGATAAAAGACTTGCAAAAGTTGATTTTGATGGAGATTTGATTAAGGGTAACAGCCAGAGATACCAAACATTTTTCACTAAAGGTTGTAAATGTGTGGTTTGTGGAATTGAAGGAAAGTTTTTTGCAAAAGAAAAATTCGCAGACCAATCAACATATCATCTGAATTTGTATGCAGTTGATGATAATGGTGATGAAATTTTAATGACAAAAGATCATATTATACCACGCTCAAAAGGTGGTATTGATGATATTAGTAACTATCAAACAATGTGTAAGCTTTGTAATGAAGCAAAAGGTAACAAATTAGAAGATTAAAAAAGAAAGGAAAAATAGAAAAGTTCCTATAGGATAAAGTGCGCACTACTTACTAAGGTAAGAGGAACTTATGTATTGTGCTTATATCACAACATTAAAAGGATTAAGAAAACATAGTAACGCTGATAGATTGCAGTGTGTAGAAGTATTTGGACAGAATGTAATTGTAGATTTGAGTTATCAGGAAGGACAAAAAGTAGTCTTCTTTCCATCTGACGGTCAGTTATCACTTGAGTATGCAACAGACAACAACCTTGTAAGAAAGAAAGATGAGAATGGAAACAACATTGGTGGTTATATGGATGCTGAGAAGAGAAATGTAACCGCTATTAGACTTAGAGGTGAGAAGTCAGAAGGACTTGTATTACCTGTTGAGACGCTTTCTAAGTATACAGATATTTCAAAATTAAAAGATGGCGATCAGATTACAGTCCTTGGTGGTCATGAGATTTGTCAGAAATATATTCCAAGAGGAAAGAATCGTTCAAGAGGTAATGGAAATGGTTCAAATAAGAAGAACAAGTTTCAGAAAGAAACAGTATCATACCCATTTTTTGAAGAGCATAAAGATACTGCACAGCTTGCATATAATATGTCAGCATTTAAGCCAGGTGACACGATTTATATTACTCGTAAGCTCCACGGAACATCAGCTCGTACTATGAAGACTGTTAAGGTTACAAAGAAGAATAGTAAGCTGAGAAAGTTTTTACATATGCAGCCAAAGGTTACAAGAGAAGTTTCTGTTGTATCTGGTAGTAGAAGAGTTGTATTAAAGGATATGACAAAGAATGATGGATATTATTCTGATAATGGATTTAGAAAGAAGTACCACGATTTATTAAAAGACAAGCTTCCTGAAGGTGCTGAAATTTTCTATGAAATTGTCGGATATGTAAATGAAACAACACCAATTATGGGTTCAGTATCTAATAAGGGAGTTAAGGAAAAAGAATTTACAAAGAAATTTGGTGACACCACAACATTCTCATATGGTTGTGAGCCAGGTGAAAATGAGATGTATGTATATCGAATGACAATGACAACAGCAGACGGAACAGTTGTTGAAGTGCCTTGGGAGACTGTAGAAGTATGGTGTGACAAGTTAGGTGTTAAGCATGTACCTGATTTAGAGAAGTTTATTTTTACTACACCAGAAGATTTGAAAGAAAGAGTAAATAAATATCTTGATGGTATGCCAGCAGATGAGATTGGTAAAACACATATTGCAGAAGGTGTAGTTGTTCGTATTGATAACAGAGCAACATTTACGGCTTATAAGGATAAGGTGTTTGAATTTAAGGTAATTGAGGGAATCGCCAAAGATACATCTGATGTACCTGATATGGAAGAAGCTGAAGAATTATTTGAGGAGACTTTAAATGAATAAACCTACAATGTGGGTGCTCGTTGGACTGAGTGGTAGTGGCAAGTCAACCATTGCTACTCAGATTGCCAATGAGAATCCAAATACAGTAATCGTATCATCAGACGCAATTCGTGAAGAATTGACTGGTAATTACGAAGACCAAGAACATAATGAAGAAGTATTCAAAATTTTTCATGATAGAATCCGTAAGAATTTGGAGAATAAAAAGAATGTATCGCAGATGCAACTAATCTGACTATAAAATCTCGCAGAGCAATTATGATGAAAGTACATGGACTTAATACCAGAAAAGTGTGTGTAATTATACCAAAGCCATTTGAATGGTGTAAAGAAGATAATTTACATAGAGAACACCCTGTACCTGACTTTGTGTTGGATAAGCAGATTAGAAAATTCCAGATTCCGTTCTATGAGGAAGGATTCGATGAGATTATTATTCACAATTTATTAAATAATTACGAACCAAATGATATCCCAGATATGAGAGGATTTGATCAGAAAAACCCACATCATACAATGGATTTATTTGAACACTGTAAATATGCATCAAGATTATTTTGTACAAAATATTCTTATCCTGCAAGATTCAGAATAGGTGCTTTGTATCATGATTTAGGCAAATTAAGCACACAAACATTTGATGAAAATGGAATAGCTCATTATTATCAGCATCATTGTTATGGTTCATATCAATATATGACAGCTATGTATCATGTTGATTCTGATGTTGTATTAGACACATGTTTCCTTATCAATTATCATATGATGCCCTTTAGTTGGGATACTGATAAAGTAAAGCATCGTTGGAAAGAAAGATTTGGAGAATATAAGTATAAGATGCTTTTAGATTTCAATGAATGTGATAAAGCGAGGTAAGTGTATGTGCAATCGTTGTAATTATAACTCACCTGACAATCAAATATATGTAGATCCATTAACAAATAAATATTATTTGGACATAGAAACATCTGAATGGGATGAGTATGATGATGGATTTGTTCATCAGAAAGAATATATTGTGTATTGTCCTTGGTGCGGCAGGAAATTAGGAGAATAAAATATGAAAATAGAATTAATCAAATTAAAATTCAATGATACTCATTCATACAAGTACAAACCATTTACACATTGCTGTGATGAGATTCAGAATGATAAAGCTATTGTATTTACAGGTGAAGATTTAGTTCATAGTGATGATTGTTGGGATGACGAAAGATATATCCCAAGATTTTGTACTTCTTATACAGAAGTCATTACTTCATATGAAGACGAATGGGAGCAGACAGATAATTATCCAATCCAGTTCTGTCCTCATTGTGGAGAGAAGATTGAGATTTCAGTTGTAGACGAGATTGATATATCGGATAAATATGAAGAATTAACTAAGCAGCGTAATGAATTATGGAAGAAGAGTCAGAGAACAGATAGTAAGAAAGAAGAGTATGAGCTGAGAAAACAGGTTAGAAACCTGGATGACCAGATAAACTACTTCTATGAGTTGGATGAGTGGAAAGGAGAATATTAAAGTGGAAAACAGATTATTATTTGAGAAAGATGTTATTAGAGCAGTTGATAAACATACGACTAATGATAGTCAGTTAGATGATGATATTAGCTGTATTCTTGAAGAAATTACTTCACCAATTCAAGTTGGCTCAATAAAAATAGAGGATAATCCAATACAGAAACAGAGACGAGTATTATTATTCGAGAATGAGAATCTTGACTTAGAACAACGTGGAAATAAATATTATCTATCTCTATATGATACTATAGGGAGATTCAAAAAAGAAGTTACTATTGATATGAAAGATGATATTTTGGAAATTTTAAGTAGAGAAGATTGCTATGGAAATATTTAAAAAAACTATTACAAGGTTGGACTGGGAATTGTAAGTAAAGGAGATTGTTTATGAGAGACGAAGAAACAAGATTGTTATTTCAGGCATTGAGTCAGATTTTAGCCAATCAGGATGACATTAAGAAACACTTAGGACTTAATAGACTTGATTCAGAATATGGTTGGAATGATGAAGATACAATGAAATTATCAAAAGAGTGTTCAGAAACAGCAGATGATTTTGAACATAATAATAATTCTAGTAACTATTGGTAAGTAAATTCAGGTTTCTTTTGGTTACAAAGAAAGAATATTAGAGCGAGGTGAACGATTAATGTCTTTGGCATATAAAAATGACACATACAACTATAATGGCGAATATGAAATGGGTTCATTAAATAAGTTTGCACAAGCAGAAAGAAGATTGTCTGCAAAGAAACAAGCATTGGATGATATGAAGAATGAATATAACCTTATTGAACAACAAACATTTCGCATTTATAAAGAAAACATCCAGTATATGCTGCTTGATCAGCCGTCCACGATTAAAATGTGTAGAGAATGGTTAAATATGTTATTAAAAAATCAGGATACGGACGGTAACAAGCTTGACAAAAGAAAGAAGTATAAAGAAAAGGAAACATATGATTGGTATGTCAATTATATTAAAAAGCTTCTTGATATTGAGTATATGAATGATGTTAAATTCATTGACTTTAATTTTGGGCAAGCTACTAATATTCAGTTTGAATATAAAAAGCATAATTGGCGTTTAGAAATTCCTCATATTAAAGCTATCAAATTAGATGCATATAAGAATTATGGTGGCAGTGTATTTGAACTTGCGTTAGTACACAATGATATAGAATATAGTTGTAGTTGGTCGCAGTTTGGCTCTACATATGAGGAAGATGAATTAAGAGATATTATGACACAAGGTATTGAGAAATATTGTAATTAGTTGGGAGTAACTTTACAAGAAAGCAACATATCCTTGGATTATAGAAAAGAGGTGATTAAGTGTTAGTACCTGCAATTTTATATAAAGAACAGATTGGGAAAGAATTTCAGAAATATTACTATACAACAGATATGATGTATGAAACTGGTTGTATGTGCAATTGGAGTCCTGAAATTGCAGAATATCCAAATGAGAGTCAATTCCAATATGCAATAGTTGATAAGAACGAAAAACTCATTGGCTATTTAGGATATTCCGTTGATTGGTATGTATCTAAAGCATATAACTTTGGATTGTTCTCATTTGACAGAGGAAATATCTTGGTTGGTAGGGACGTATTCGATAAATTAGAAGAACTGATTAAAACATTACATAGAGTTGAATGGAGAGCTGTTGGTGGAAATCCTGCTTGTAGAGGTTACGATAACTTTATCGAGAGACATAATGGAACGAAACATGTTCTGAAAGATTCAATTAAAGATAAGAGTGGTAAATATCACGATGATATTATTTATGAGATTGTGAGTGGAGAATAATACATTGGAGGTGAAAACATAATGGGAATGTATACAGAGATTAATGTGTGTTTTGATTTGTTAAGGAACACACCGAAAGACATTGTAGATATTTTACATTGTTTTGTAGAAGGAACAGATGTTGAATAAATTTAAAGGAGAATATTAAACATGGAAACAATTTTAAGATTATTAGCAGAGAATCCAGAAAGTTTAGGAGCGGTAGTAAAGACATACATTACAAAGTACAAAGAGCCTGTATATGATATTTTGAAGGAACTCATGATTATTGCAAAGGATTATTCTGAGAACACTGAGTATCCTGCAATTCAGGCGAGAACTAAGAAGAATATGTTTGATGCATATGTAAGTGTTGGTTTTACAGAGGATCAGGCATTAGCACTTATGATTAACGACAATATTCAGCTTATGAAGAATATTCAGAAGTCAGTTAATAATACTTCTGTAAAAAATAGTAAGTAGTGGTTTCGCAGTAAACCAATCTTTCTTTTGAAATTTTTTAATCATATCTAAGCCATTCGGCTATGGGAATCCCAACAAATAAGAGAACTAAATATCAGAAAGGTGGTGAAAAGTAGTGCATCCAAGTGATTTTTTTGAAAATTGCTCATTGAGAACTGGAATTGATACATTTGAAATTTTTGACGAAGATTTGAAACAAAAATTAAAAAATATTCATCCTAAAAATTTCTTAAAAACAAAAATCACCTTACCTGTTTATAAGATAAATCTATCTTATGTGACAGAAAAAGGAAATTACAAGACAGTTGATAGATATACTGTAATGGATTCGGAGTCAGATGATGAGTATGTAGATTTTTGGATAGATATGTTTATTCGAGATTATAACAAAGATAATCCAAATCATAAAATGACAAAATGTGAAGTCAACAGTATTGAACGAATCTGTGAGGCTGTGCTACCACTTGGTTAGCTTTTCACCATATGTATTTAATGCCTTTGATTAGCAAAGGTTGTCACAATGATTCATAAAACGGATCATTGGTTTATATGAATCGAAAAAGTAATGTGATAGTGACGTAAAAAGACACTCACTAAGTATGGCTTTACCTCATTGAAATGAAATAAATTTCAGTGAGGAAAGTACATATTGGTACAGAAAGCTAATACAATTGAAGAATTATTGCAGGATTGTCCTGTAAACTCAGTAATAGGAGATAATTTAATAAGAGCATGGTCGAAAATTAACAGTCCTAAATATTTACATATTCTTTGTAGTGTTTCTGGCGGTTCAGATAGTGACGATATGATTGATATCGTTTGGAGATGCGATAGAGATGATAAGGTTATTTATGTGTGTTTTGATACTGGTCTTGAGTACCAAGCTACAAAAGAACATCTTGATTATCTTGAAGAAAAATATAATATAAAAATTCTTAGATATAAAGCAATTAAACCAATTCCATTGTCTTGTAAACAGTATGGTCAACCATTTTTATCTAAGCAAGTCAGCGAATTTATCCAAAGATTACAAAGTCACAATTTTCAATGGGAAGACGAAAAATTTGATATTCTGTATAAAAAATATCCAAAATGTAAATCTGCATTAGAGTGGTGGTGTGGAGAAAAGGGCGAAGGAAGTCATTTTAATATATCATGCAACAAATATTTAAAAGAATTTATGGTTGCAAATCCACCAACTTTTAAGATTTCTAATAAGTGCTGCCAATATGCAAAGAAAGATGTGGCACATAAAATTTTAAGAGAAGGCATTTGTGGTAATGGATTGCTACCAATTGATCTACAAATCGTAGGGATTAGAAAAGCCGAAGGTGGAGCAAGATCAACTGCATATAAAAGTTGTTTTGATGAAAATGATTCTGGTTGTGATAATTATAGACCTTTATTTTGGTATAAAGACTCAGACAAAATAGACTATGAAAATTCTTATGACATTGAGCACAGCAAGTGTTATACAGAATATGGACTGAAAAGAACTGGTTGTGCAGGTTGTCCATTTGGTAGAGATTTTGAATACGAATTAGAAGTAATTCAAAAATATGAACCGAAACTTTATAAGGCTGTTAATAATATTTTTGGAGATTCTTACGAATATACAAGGAAGTATCGTGAATTTGTAAAGAAAATGAATAAAAAGTAGAGAATAACAAATTGAGAGGTTACGAAAGCCTTGAAAAATAAGGCTTTTAGAACCTCAAAGACTGAGAGGTGATTATTTGATAGAAGAACCAAAGTTTTGTGTAGAGGAATTAATATCTATGGAATATATGGACAGAAGTGTTTTAATCCTATATCCATATGAACTTAGCAATGAACCGATATTAAAAGACAATATTCTCAAAATGACAAAAGTGATAAGAGAATATATAAAAGAGTATGAAATGTATAGAAAGTGTGTAGATACAATTTCAAATCTTATATGGGATTCTCAAAAATTATCTATGCAGAATGAAGCTGATGAGCATCAAAGAAAAGCCGATGAACTTGCAGAAAAAATGAATGAAGGTATCAGTCCTTATGCGTGGTATGTCAAAGGTAAGTTTAATGGAGAGATAGGTGGATTTCATTACAATGTAGATAATATAGTTTATTTGGATAGAAACTAACAAGAAATTTTTCTTTCTTGTGAAGATTGGAGGTGTGAAATGAAAAAGTATTATAGACAAGCAATCGCATTTCTTTTGGTATGGTTCTGTAGTGGTGTAACGATGTATTCATATCAAGCAGAAAATAAAATACTTGGAATTACTTTTACACCTTTAAGTTTTTTATATTGGTTCATTATAGACAAAGATGATTAGGAGAATAAGTATATGGCGATAGGCGATGGGAAACATACTTTGGAGGACAGCTCTCTAAAACATATGACAAAAGATGAGCTAATAAGAATTATTCGCTGCTTAGAAAGTAATCTCAGAAATGCTTATGAGACAAATAATATTCAGTATGAGCATTGTAAGAGCTTGTTGAATCAAGAGAAGAATAAAACACTTGATGAAGTTCTAAAGGCTTGTGACATTGAATGTGGACTTTATAGTGGTGATGTTAAAAATCTTACAAGACACGTTTTGATGAGAGTGTTGGATGGATTGAGAGAATAAGTAATTGTAAACAATAATTTTTATATCATAGGAGGAAATAAATATGATGAACAATTTTTTAAATGGTATGTTTGGCAAGGTAGGAAGTGGAATGTGTAGACTTTCTATGAATGGTGGTATTGCAGTTAAGACAAATGGTGGTTACAAGACATATAATATCAAGACTGGCAAACTCACAAACTGTAGTAACTTTGTATTTGATATTGGTGAGGAATTCTTCTTTATTATTCCAACTAATAAGGTAGAGAAGGGCGACATCATTCTTGTAAATGGCAAGCCAAGATGTGTTATTGAAGCCGATAAGACAAAGATCACAGTAATCAATTATGAGGACTCAACAATCGAAACTGTACTTCCTGAAAGACATGTATTTATGGGCAATACATATTTTTACGGCAAGATTGTTTCAATGTTTGGTAGTGACATTATCAAGGGTAAGAAAGGTACAAATAATATCTTTAAGTACATGATGCTTTCTCAGATGATGAAGGGTGACAATGGTTCTACTGGTATGATGAATGGAAATGGAGGAATGAGTTCTATGTTACCACTTATGATGATGGGTGGAAATATGGGTGATATGTTTGACGGAATGTTCGATTTTGATATGAGTAGCAATGATGACGATGATACAGAAGTAGATGAAGAGGAGGAAGCATAATATGGGATGCGGTTCATGGACAAGAGATAGTTATGTAAGTTATTCAACAACAAAGGGTATGAGTGTTTCAACGGATGGTATGATTAGCGGTTCTTATTCTAATCAGGATATGTTTAAGGCAAAAAATATTGATTCTGCACTTAATCCTAAGAATGTTATTAGAGAGTGTTGCGATACAGAGGAACATCCGAATACAATTCCAGTTATCCTCGCTTTAGACGTTACTGGTTCTATGGGACAGGCTGCTGTTGAGGTAGCAAAGAAGTTGAATGTAATTATGACTAAGTTATATGAAAAGGTTACAGATGTTGAATTCCTTATTATGGGTATTGGTGATTTAGCTTGTGATAGCTGTCCAATTCAGGCTTCGCAGTTTGAGTCAGATATTCGTATTGCTGAACAGCTTGATAAGATTTATTTTGAGTTTGGCGGTGGTGGAAACAGTTACGAATCCTACACAGCAGCATGGTATTTCGGTTCTCGTCACACAAAGCTTGATTGTTTAAACCGTGGAAGAAAAGGAATTATTATTACAATGGGTGATGAGCAGTTAAATCCATATCTTCCATTAAGCGGTAGAAGAAGTGGTTTGATTGAAGCAACAGGTGATAACCTTCAGTCAGATGTAGAAACAAAGGATTTATATGATGAAGCTTCTCAGAAGTTTAACATTTATCATTTAGACGTAAATCATGGTCACAGATGGGACGAAGAAGAGATTGAAAAATCTTACAAGAAGTATCTTGATGATACACACTTTAGAAGAGTAACTATGGATAGTATTACAAATGAGATTGTAGATATTATTGTTAGTGAAGCAGAGAATAATGTAACAGATACAGTTGCTACACCTTCTAACTCGGAAGGAATTACTTGGTAAGATAGGAGATTTAAAAGATGAAAGACATTAAGATTGTGATAGGTGCAAACTTTGGAGATTGTGGAAAAGGATTAATGACAGATTATTTCTCACATAAACCTAATAGTATTGTTGTTTGTTCAAATGGTGGTGCTCAAAGAGGACATACTGTAACAACACCTGATGGAATCAGACATGTCTTTCATCATTTTGGATCTGGAACATTCAATCATGCAAGTACATATTTATCTGAGGATTTTATTGTCAATCCAATTATTTTTAAGCAAGAATATGATGAATTGATGAAATTAGGATATTTACCAAATGTTTATATCAATCAAAATTGTATGTTGACAACACCTTTTGATATGATGGCAAATCAGATTATAGAGGAGAATCGTGGAAAAAATAAACATGGTAGTTGTGGCTTAGGAATTTTTGAAACGATTAAAAGATATAAAGCTGGCATAACTGATGTGGATTATCATATCAGGGAATATTATTTAGAACAATTTGAAAGAGAGAATATTATATTAACAGATGAATGGTCAAGAATATTCCTTGATAATGGTATATTTGAACATTTTTTGGATGATTGGGATTTTATGAATAATCACTCGTTAATAATATCAGATGATTATTTCTTAAATCAGTTTGACAATATTGTGTTTGAAGCTGCACAAGGATTATTGCTTGATCAGGATAATACCGAATATTTTCCACATCTAACTCCATCTAACACAGGTATTAAAAATCCCAAAAGAATAATTGAAAATGTTGAATGGAATGATGAGATAAATATTGAAACTTGTTATGTGTCTCGTACTTATTTGACAAGACATGGTGCTGGTAAATTCCCATCTGAATGTAATAAAAGGTTTATCAATGAGTATATGTTTGACAAAACAAATGTACCAAATCCATTCCAGGATACATTGAGATATGGAACACTTGATTTAAGAGAATTATATAGTAGATGCTCAAAAGATATAGGAAACTTTGGAGATAAAAAATCAATCGCCATTACACATTGTAATGAATATGATTGGGATAATGACAAATTGATTGAATTATTTAAGGATTGGAATATTTATTACTCAGATGGCGAAACACATAATGACGTGGACTGAGAACAAGAAAGATTCGTTTCTTTTAAAATTGAAAGGAGAATAAACATATGGAATTAATGAAACTTGGAGAACTTAGAGCATATCACGAAGAGGATATTGCAGAGGTAGTAAAAATCCTTAAAGACAATGGGTTTAGTGTAGTGGATGAAGATATTGAAAGTGAGTATAAGAGATTTCACATTATGAAAGATAATGAACGTGAAAAGTATTCCAATAAAACTGTAAAGAGGAGTTGGACTAAGTGGTATTTGAATGAAATTAGGTTTACAGATATTAATGGCAAAGACGTAAGATGTAACTATCTTTATCGAACTAACGGAAAGAAAGTTCAGATTAGATGTGGAGCATTTAAAGCAGAAGCTACCTGTTGTAAAGATGATGAATTTGAAATTGAAAAAGGTTTGAATCTTGCTAAGAAACGTCTGGTTGTAAAATACCTTGATAATCAGGTTAAGTCGATTGCAAAGGCGATGTAAGGAGAGAATAATAGATTGAACAGTAGCATTTTTGTTCCTAAAACGATAAATGTTGGATATCAAAATCGTTCAGGAACTTATACAGGAAAGCTTGCCTACGTCATTTACTATGACGAAAAAGGCAAGCTGCGAAAAGAAGCATCATGGAATAGTTGGCGTGACGATAAAATTCCGAATGATGAATTTGATAATGTCCCAACAGAAGGATTTGTACTAAATAAGAAAGCTGGCGATTATTCTACAGGATGGGATCATAGACATGCTTATTGTAGAGTGTATGATCCAAGAGGGTTTGAGTTTGAAATTACCATTGAAAATTTATTATACATTCTCGAAAATGCGAATTGTATTAAAGGTAAGGGACTTGAAGGAGAATTTATATATGGATGGGATGGTAAGGATTTAGTTCTCATGCCAGTTGAGTCACCTGATTATAAGCAGATTGCAGCCTATAATAAGGTTATACATAATAATGAATCTATTAAGACAAAAGATTTAATTCTTGGTGCAGCATATCTTACAAAAGAAAATATTGAATGGATTTATATGGGACGTTTTGAAACATACGGTTATGGTTATGAATTTATACAGGATGGTAAAACTGTAAAAACTAAATCCTATAAAGATATTCCAAATGAACCAGGTCGATTTGGATATACAAAAATTTCTCATAAAGGAATTAACAACCTTCCATATGGTAAAATGCATTGGTTTGCAAGATTAAGAGATGGGAAGTATGAATTTGAGCAATTCAAAAGTGTTCCTAAAAACAAACTTATTAGTTGTCTTGATGCTAAATGCACATCTAAATATTCTGAAATTTATGATTCAATGGAATCATCTTATCAATTCTCCCCTATAGACGATAACAAAGATAAAATCGTAAATATCTCATTTGAAGATTTTTATGAAAAAGCAATTAATACATGTGTCGATAATGATATAACAAGAAAATATGTCGATGTTCGTTTTATGGTAAACGACAATGGAGAATATATTAGATATGAAATGACAACGCCATATAGATCAGAAGATAACGGCAAATATACTGTTCATAAATATAGTACCAAGAATATCTATCATGGAGATAAGGAAGCAATTGATATTTTCCCGACAGAAGAAAGAGAAGTGGAAGTATATTATGGTCAAAAAGAAATTCAGACGCATATGATCCCAGTTTCTATTGAAACAGTTTTTGAAAAGTTAAAACCAGTATGTAAGCAGAAATATTTAGCAAATGGCAGAGAATATAAAAAGGAGTACGAGTTTAATGAGTAAAAATGATGACAGAATTTTAGAATTAAAGAAACAGATTGAAACAAAGAAGAAATCAATTTCTGAGAAGAAAATCAGATTTATTCCTGAGACAAATTGTGTCCTCAATATGGATGGAATGACTATCAACCTTAATGTATGTTCAGATGATGCATTAGTGTTATTACTTATCAGACTTAATTCATACCTTATGTCGGCAGTTGACCTTGGGATGCCTGATTTTGAGATTTCAGGCTACAGTGTAACGGCTTGGATTAAGGATATTAAAAGTAAGTTAGAAGTATCTAGTCTGAAGAAAGAGGAAATAGATTTGAAAAAGATGGAGAGCAAGTTGAATAAGCTACTATCTGATGACAAGAAAACTGAACTTGAGATTGACGAGATTGCTGCTTTATTGAAGTAAAAGAGAGAATAATACAATAGGTAGTATATTTCATAAAAGCACATACTATATATAGTGGTTGAATAAATTTAAACTACTATATATAGTAACAAAATGGACAAGAAATTTCGATTTCATACGAGGAGGTGAAATCTTGGAGAAAGTAATTAAATATAGATGTCCTGAATGTGGAGAATTATTTGACACACCTGAAAAAGCATTAGCACATGAAATAAGACATGAAAGAATTAAGAAGGCTAATGAGATGCTTAATGAAGGTTACACATTAAAGCAAATCAATGACGAGTGTGAGATTTGGTACTTTGTACCAAAACATTTAGAGAATGTAAATAAGGATAACTGCTTCAAAATCAATTATTGGCAATGTTGTGATAAACCTGCATATCGAATTACTCATATCTTTTTTGATGGAAAGGTAAATGTAAGAGGTTGTGGTTCATGGAGTGGATATTATGGTAATCGACTTAATTTAAGCAGCGCAGATTTAATGAACCCAAGACCAAAGGAAGAGTTATTTATAGATAGTAGATATACAAGTAGATGGTAATTGTATTTGGAGAATATTAAAGTGGAGGACAATTAAAATGACAAGTTACGAATTTGAGAAGGCTGCAAAGAATGCAGTAATTCAGACATTGAGTGAAAACATCAGTATTGACCAGTTGGATCTTGTGTGGTTTGCACATGAGTTAGGTTATAAGAAGTGTACTATTTGGGGACAGCCAATGGGTAACAGATATGCAGAGGTTACTTACAACAGAGACAAAGATGAGATGTATGTAGACATTTATCAGAAGATTATTAATAACAAGATTTTGTCTGATGAGTTCAATTTTGAAGTGTAAAGGAGAACAATATGGATAAAAGTGATCTTGCAGAAAGAATGAAAGGTTATGAAAAAAGAAATAGATATTATCTTCAGCGAAGGAAGCCAGTGATTTTGAGGTTAGACATGAGAGCTGGACATAGCTTTACAAAAGGGTTTGAAAGACCGTTTGATGAAGTATTTATAAAATCAATGCAGAATACTGCTAAATATTTATGCGAAAATATTCAGAATTGCAAATTGTCTTATCAACAGAGCGATGAAATTACATTACTTCTTGTTGATTATGATAAGTTAAATACAGATTGTTTCTTTGATTATAGAGTTGATAAGTTATGTAGTATTACAGCAAGTATGGCTACGATGGCGTTTAATAATATTTTCTCTAAATATGTAAAGGAATTTGATTTAGAGTTAGCATATAACGATAATGGCATTGATACTGAAGAAAATAGAAAGTTATGGAAAATTTATAAAAAAGCTATTAACAAAGGTGCAATGTTCGATGCTCGTTGCTTTAATATTCCAAAAGAAGAAGTAACAAATCTCGTATATTGGAGACAATTAGATGCTTCTCGTAATTCAATTCAGATGGTAGGTCAAGCCAATTTTTCACACAAAGAATTACAGAATAAGTCATGTAATGATATTCAGGACATGCTTATGACTCAGAAAGGTATTAACTGGAACGATTTACCGACTTATCAGAAGAGAGGAAGCTGTTGTGTAAAACGTGAATTTTGGATTGATAAAAATGATGGTGAAGAATTTAGTAAAGAATATTCAGAAGCATTAGACAGAACTGCAATAGATGAAAATGCCATTAAGAGAACAAAATGGATTATTGATACTGAAATCCCTATTTTTAAGAGTGAAGGTAGAGAATATATTGATAGGTTGGTATTTGTTGGTGAAAAGTAAATGATATACTATATATAGTGATTGCAAAATGCTATAAACGCTATATATAGTACGAAAATCAAGACCAAAGGAAACTGACATTTCTTGGTGCGGATTAGAGATAAGGAGGAGAAATAAAATGTGTTCTGATACAGTAATTGCTTTATTAAGCATATATGTAATATTGAGTATATTATTTACAGGATTCTATATATCCTACAAAGCGGATATCAAAAATATATCTATTCTCAATTCTATAAAGAATTTTATTATTGATTTATTTAAAGATAGAAATATTTTAGGTAAATTTCTTTCAAGTGTTGTATTTTTGTTATCTATTCCAGGCATGTTATTTATGATTCTTTTAGCAATAATGGAAGTGTTCGTAAAGTTATTTATAAAAATATGGAAGTTAGGAAATAGATAAAACTTTATATAAATAAGGGAATATATAGTTGGAGGTGAGAATGTGATTCAAGTAATTGAGACAAATTTGAGTATTGATAAGGATGATACCATAAGAGATCATCAGTCACAAATTGTTGAAGTTGAAGATTGGGATACATATTGCAAAGCATTTAAAGAATATAATGGTAAAGCTGTTTATTTTAAGTCAAAGGCTATACGTGGTTACAGTATTTTATCGAATTGTACAATGACAGATTTGATATATGATGACATTCATCTATCTTGTATGGTATTACATCCATCAGGTTTTATTACGAAGAAACTTGCATATAGAATTGTTTTATAATCTATGATTCATTCGAGTCACAATTTCCAATAAAAATGAAAATCTAATAAGAGAATAAACATATAGGGAGGGAAAATGGATAAAAGTTTTATACATGAATTTAACGAATTTGATGTAAGAAATACTAAAAAATGTAAATGTAAAATTTGTGATAAAGAATTAAGCAATGAAAAGATCATATATCTAAAATCGTTCAGATTACAAAATCAGCCATTCCATATATGTATTTCTTGTTGGAAAAAATTAAATATATTGGTTGAAGAAAGTTTATCTTAAATAAATTTATAAAAACGAGAGAATAAGTAAGTGAAAGGAGTGAGTGGCAGCCTTAAAGATATATCGCTCTGAGTAAATTACAATGTACGAGCCAGTAATTAAATGGAGTGGAAGTAAGAGAAGTCAGGCTGAAAAGATTTTAACATTTTTCCCAAAAGAGATTAATACATATTACGAACCGTTTTGCGGTGGAGCTTCAGTTTTAAGAAGACTTCTCGACAGTGATATACGAGTTAAGCATTATATATGTAGTGATTTGAATAGTGGGTTGATTGACTTATGGAATGAAATCATTAACAATCCGTTAGAGGTTTCTTCTTATTATAAGAAGCTTTGGAATGAATTAAATACAGATGACGACAAGCAACGAAAGAAAGAATATTTTGCCAATGTTAGGGACAGATACAACAAAGAGCATAATCCATTAGATTTTATGTTTATTATGAGAACAACAACCAATGGTATGCCAAGATATAACCGTAATGGCGAATTTAACAATTCATTTCATGTAACTAGAAATGGTATTATTCCTGAAACATTTGAGAAGATAATTTTTGAATGGAGTCAATTATTAAAACAGAATGATGTTAAATTTATCAGTTGTTCGTATGAAGATATAAAACCAACAGAGAATGATTATATGTATCTTGATCCACCTTATGCAAATACAAAAGGTATGTATTATGGAACTATTGATTATGAAAAATTTTGGGACTATTTAAGGCAGTTGACATGCAGATATGCTTTATCTTTTGATGGTAAGAGTGGTGATATAGATAATACTTGGAATGTGCCTAAAGACATATATACAACACATGAGTATTTGCTAAGTGGCAATAGCAGTTTTAAGCGCACAATTGGCAAATCAAATGACAGTATTGTTTATGAAAGTTTGTATGTAAAGTAGAGAATATATAAGTAACAAAAAAACCAAATAGAGAATAAACATATAGGAGAGTCTTATGTGGATTAACAGAACAAAATATGAAGTTGAAAAACTGAAATATAGACAGAGAATATCTTATTTGGAGAATCTTATCTGTCCATGTGAGTCACATGATTATGTTGAAATAGCTCACGAAATTATAGACGAACATAGTACAGTAAAACACATTTTCAGATGTAAGAAATGTGGAAAATTACACGATGAATTAAGTTGATTGTAAATCACTGTTTCATTCGGATTTTGAGGAGGTGAGAAAGTGTCACAGTTTAGATTTAATGAAGATTTTGCAAATAATTGGAAGTCAGGTCAGATAGTTGCTTGTGAAGAAAAAGAAGATGGTTATTTAATTGATAAAGCTGCACTTATTGAAAAGGACGAACTTTTAAAACATGGTGAATTTATCACAATGAATGTTCAGATATTGGGACATATGGAATCAAATGGCGTAGATGATTTATTTGTGTATGACAGAGATTTCAAGCCAGGAGACACAGTACAACATTTCAAAGGTGGTTTCTATAAGATTGTTGCCATTGGAACTAATACAGAAACAGAAGAAAAGATGGTTGCGTATCAGAACTTAAAGGATCAGAGAGTATGGATTAGACCATATGATATGTTTATCAGTAAAGTGGATAGAGAGAAATATCCAAATGCTTATCAGCCATATAGATTTATCAAAGTAAAGATTACTGCTTAGTAATTAGTCTGAACGATTCAGTTCAAAAATTCCAAAAATCAAAACTGAATAGTGATTATATGAATGGGTGGAAGAACAGCATACCCTTGGGTTTTTACGCTCAAAAATCACTGTTGAAGATAGATTTTTACATAAATTTATTTTCTGTGTTCCAGTCGCAAGACTGTTCAAATATAGTTATCAAAAAATTTTATTTCATATTATAAGGAGGACATTTTTTAAATGGCAGAGACAAAGAAAAAAGGAAGATTATTTGATTTACCTGAGACAAAGGGTGCATTCCAGTTAAAGGGAGTTGTATCTGGTATGGAGAAGGATACGGCATTTAAGGAAATTAAGACCAAAAGTGGGAAACCTATGAGAATGCTTAATTTTGGTACAAGTTATCTTGGCGGTGAGACATTATATGTCAATCTTCAGGGAATGGAACAGGAATATGTTTATTTCTCTAAGAGGGCTGAAAAGAAGGGTGAAAAGGCTGATACTGTAAAAGTACCTTGGGCTGATAGATTTTCTTATAACCGTGAAGGATATCGCATGATTGGTAAGAATATCGGTGTAAAGAAGAAGGTTGATTCTGAGGGTAAGACAGTTAATGACAAGAAGGTTCTTACAGATTTTGATGCTTGTAAGGAAGTTAAAGAGAATCTGAAGGATGGTGCAAGCGTATTTATTCGTGGAAATCTTGATTATAGCAGTTTTACAGATGATAAGGGTAATAAGAGAACATCTACAAAGCTTGTTCCAAATCAAATTTCACTTTGCTCAGAGGTAAACTTTGATGATGAGAAGTTTGAGAAGCAGAATGATTTCAACCAGGTAATTATTTTCATGGGAATCGAGCAGGAAAAGGATGATAACGATAAGCCAACAGGCAGATTTATTGTCCTTGCAAAGATTGTTACATACAGCAATATTGAGGATGTTCAGTTTATCATCGAGGATAAGGCTCTCGCTAATAAGTTTAAGAAGTCACTTAATCCTTACAATGCAATTAAGGTAAGTGGACATATGGTTTCTTCTACTCAGACAGAGACAGTTGCAACAGATGATGATGACAATTGGGGTGAAGAGGACAGCATGGAGAAAGTATCTGCACCTACAAAGAGAGAGTTTATTATCACAGGAGCAAAGGGTTCTTCAATTGATAAGGAACTTTATACAGAGGAGAATGTAACAGAGGCTATTGCAAAGATTAAGAATGCAAATAAGGCAGAGGAGAGTTTTGGTTCTGATTCTAATGACGATTGGGGAGATGGAACAGATCTTGATGATGGAGACGATGAAGCGTGGGATTAATTCTCACAACAGAGAATAACTAAGTGGAACGTCAGAAATGGCGTTCCAATAAATCAATATTATAGAATTACGGAGGAATTATTTAATGGCAAAAGCAAGAAAAGCGTCAGTAACAGAAAGTAAATTAGGAATGATTTTATATGGTAAACCATTTACAGGTAAATCAACTATGGCAATGCAACTTGCGTATTTTAAGCGTCCTGATGGAAAGCCTTTCAGAGTTTTATATCTTGATCCTGAGTCTGGTTCAATTGATGATTACCTTGGCGATTTAGAAGCAAATGGTGTAAATCTTGAAAATATTTATATTGTTTATACACAGTCTCTTGGAGAAGTAAGACAGTATATTGCAAAGGTAAAGAATAATGAAGATTTTTATGAGTTAGACGATGATGGCAATGAAACAGATGATGTTGTTGTAGATGCGGATGGAGAACCATTTAGAGCAGATGCAATCGTTGTTGATGGCACTACAATTCTTAATTTAACAACAAAACAGGGATTAGTAGAGTTCTCTAAAAAGAGAAATAAGGTTAAAGCTGACAAAGATGGACTTGTAGGAGATGCTAGGCTCGTAAAAATTGAAGGTGCTGGAATGGAATTAAAGGATTACCAGACTGTTAATTTTAAAGGTCAGGATTTAATTCTTGATTTAATGTCATCTGGTGTTCATTATATTGTAACTGCAAGAGAAACAGATGAGAAGGAAACAATTAAGTTACCTGATGGAACAACTCAGAGTGTGGTTACTGGAAGAAAGATTCCAGATGGATTTAAAGGAATGGATCACAATGTTAAGACTGAGATTCGTATGTTTAGAAATGAAGACGGAACAGTTTGTGCATGGATTGAAAAGGATAGAACCCATGTACATGATGATTATGTAACTATTGAAGATCCAACATTGGTTGACTGGCAGGCAGTTATTGATAAAACAGCAGGAAAATCAAAATTCGTTCTCAAGAATGATTTAACAAAAGCTGTTGATATTGAGCAGGATATTTATAGAAAGGAAATTCTTGGTCAGGTTGGCGAACCAACTGAAGAGGATACTACATCTAATGATGGGCATGCAGATATTGAAGTGATTAAGAAAGAAATCATTGCTAAAAGAAATGCACTTCCACCAATTGAGAAGAAAGCCATGAAGGAAAAACTTGAAGCAGCAGGACTTCCTACAGCATACAAGAATGTGACTGATGTTGAGATTCTTAATAAAGTATTAGCAATGTTTGATTAAATTTGGCTTATGTAAAGGTAGGATTATGGCAAGATACACAGGCAATAACAAAAATGGTGTTAAAAGAAAATGTGGTTGTTGCGGAGAAAACCTTTATATAAACAAGAATAATATTGACGATGCAATCTACTATGATAAAAAAACATATCATAGTAGTTGCTTTATCAATATATGTCAGAAGCGTATTGCTAATAAAAGGGCAGACGTATCAGCAAAATGGACTTGGATATATGACCACATTGATTCTATAAAAAAAGATACATATTCGCATCTCGCAGTAGCAATAGAGCAAGACGAGATATTTGAATTTATTAAAGAAGCATATGATTTGACAATTATTCCTACTACCGTATGGCAGAAGTTGGGTAACATTTATAATGGAACTTTTAAAGGAATGTCGGTAGGTATTCCACCTTCAGACTTACTTGATATGTGGCAAAGAAAAATAGATATGCTTAATGGTATTGCGAAAAAGAATGAAGTAAAAGGTATTCATATGCAGCCAGAACAACGACTTTCGTATGATTTATCCATTTTGGTTAATAAATATGACAGTTATTTAAGGTGGAAAGAAAAACAGAAAATACTTGAAGCTGAGAAAGAAACAGAAAAATCACAGAATATTGTCAGTCAATCAATTGGTTATACTAATGTGTCCAAAGATAGTAAGGCTGATACAGATGATATTTCAGGCTTGGTGGATGATATTTTTGGATAGGAGATAATATTGGATAATGAACATGAATTAAAAGACTGTAATGTGCAAGCAGAAATCTTATTTGTTGGTTCTATAGCAAAGGATTTAGACTTGATTGTAAATTACAGCACATTTATGAGAAGCAAGTATGATTTCTCTGATCCTGCGACAAAATTCTTTTATGATAATCTTGAAACTTATTTTCTTACATTTTCACAAACATTAGATGAAGCAAAAATGAATGTGTTTATGAGTCAGAATGAAGAACGATTTAAATTATATAAGCAGTATAAAGGTTGGAAAACGCTTCAAAGGTTTATGACATTGGCAGATGAAAATGATGTGAAAAATTATTTTGATACTGTTAAGAAATATTCATTAGTAAGAGAATATGGAAGAAATGGATTTCCAGTTGAGAAGATATTATCTCATAGAAACTTTGATAAAATGTCACCAAATGACATTTACAGAATTATTCGTACAAAAGCAGATAAAATAAATACAGTAATTAATGCTGGTGAAGAAGCTGTTGAGCTTACTGATAAAAACTCATCTCAAATCGACAAATATCTTGAAAAGCCAAATTTCGGCTTACCTTTCCCTTGGTATATGTATAACGAATTTTTTCTTGGTCTTAGAGAAACAAAGGTTCTCTTTGAAGGATTCCTTTCTAATGAGGGTAAAACAAGAAAACTTGTACTTTTAGCAGCTTATGTAGCACTTGTGCAGAACGAGAACTTTTTTCTTATGAGTAATGAGATGGACGAAGAAGATCTTCGTAGTTGTCTTATTACGACTGTTATTAATAACAAAGAATTTCAAGAGTTGCATGGTGTACATATTACAAAGCCTGAGAAAGAGATTGTATTAGGTGTTTATCATGATAAAAATGGTGACATTATCAGAAGAAAAATTGATGATAATGGTGTTTATCTTGAAAGTAATGAAGATTACATAAAGAGAATAAAAGATACGTCAGAGGAATATTGGAATGTAAAAAAAGTTACAGATTGGATTGATAGTAGTGATCGTAAGGGCAAAGTTATGTTTAAAGATGTTGGAGATGATTATAGCCCTGAGAGAATTGAATTTGAATTGCGTAAAGCAAAGATGGTTCAGAACATTAAATATTATGGTTATGACACGTTAAAAGGTTATAACACTGATGATTGGTCACAAATTAAACAATTTGCAACTAAATTGAAAGAATTAACAAAAGAACTTCGTATGAGTGGATATGCAGTATTCCAGTTAAGTGATGATACGGTGTTTACTGATATTTTTAGTTTGAGTAGTAATAACATTGCCAATGCAAAGCAGATAAAGCATGTAGCTGATATTCTGAATATTGGTAAAAAGTTAAATAAGGAAGAATACCATAAATATCAAGTTGTTTTAGAATGTGATTCTTGGGGTGAGCCAGTGACGGAAGATTTGGATTTAAGTAAACAATATTTTTGTATCAAACCAGATAAAAACAGAGCAGGTAGTAAGGACAAGATTATGTTATTTGAGATTGATTTGAACTTAAATATTTGGAGAAATATAGGTTATATCATTAAAAAATCAAAAAATAGTGACTAATTGGAGGGTGGCAGCTTGGATGTAAAAGAGTTGAAGAATTATATATATGAAAATAATTATTGTGAACAGATATTAGAATCCGTTGGTTGCCACCATATCAAATATCATTCAGTTGGAGCATATTGGACTGCTGGTAATCCTGATGGAGATAATAAAGGAGCAATTATTTTATACAATAATGAGTCCCTTATCTGCTTGAATAAAACTCGACAAATGATAAAGGGGAACAGACAAACAGATATTATTGATCTTGTGTGTTATGTCAAAGACCTTACATTTCCAGAAGGATTAAAGGAAATATGCTCAGAAATAGGAATGTCTTATTATCACGATTTTGAAGAGGATATTCCAGATAGTTTTAAAATACTGAAAATGTTAGAAGATATGGATTCTAATATATCAGAAGAGAAAGAAAAACCATTACAACCTATTTCGGAGAAAATACTTTCGTATTATAAACCTTATGTAAATGATTTATTCTACGAAGACCATATAGATTATGAAACACAAAGAGAGTTTGAGATAGGTTTTGATGAAGAAACAAACCGATACACAATTCCTATTCGTTCTGAATTAGGAGATTTAGTCGGTGTAAAAGCAAGATATTTTGATAGAAAAGTACCTGATGGAATGAATAAATATATTTATTTAGAGCCATGTGCAAAATCAAAAATTATATATGGATTGTATAAAACTCTTCCTTATATAAAAAGAACAGGAAGGATTTATGTTGGTGAATCTGAAAAATTTGTTGAACAAGCATGGAGTTATGGTTATCAAAACACTGGTGGTACAGGTGGGAAGGAACTTTCACAATATCAAATTGATATGTTGGTTCGACTTGGTGTTGATATAGTTTTATGTTTAGACAAAGATGTAAAAAAAGAAGAATTGGAGGAACTAGCAGAAAGATTTCCTGACGGTGTTCCACTTTATTATATGTTTGACGAAGATAATATTCTTAGTGAGAAAGAATCCCCAACAGATGATCCTATTAAATGGAAGCACTTGGTAGAGAATAATATATATAGATTAAGATAGGAAGGTGTGTATTTGAAGTACAAATTATATGAAAATAGCGACAATAACACTTCTAATGTATTAGAGGAAGTTTTAAGAAATAGAGGAGTTGACGATTATGAAAAATATCTCAACTTAGATGAAAGCGTTTTAATTCCATATGAGAATTTGGACAATATAAATAAAGCAGTAGAGTTATTTATGAAACACTTTAATAACAAGGATAAAATTGAAATACTTGTTGATGAAGATCCAGACGGATTTTGTTCAGCAGCTATGATGTATTCTTATATTAAGAAAATGAATGCTGATTATCAAGTTAATTACATATTACATGCAAGAGCAAAGGCACATGGACTAGATGATGATATTGTGATATCTAATGATACAAGATTATTGATTATCCCTGATGCTGGTACAAATGACACAGAACAGTGCAGAGAGCTTTCAGAAAATGGTATTGATATACTTATTCTTGATCACCATGAGTCAGAAGAAAAAAATCCATATGCATTGATTGTAAATAATCAAATGAGTAACAATTATTCTAATAAGGATTTTTGCGGAGCAGGTGTTGTATATAAGTTTTTACAAGCATTAGATGCTGAGACCTGGAATGAGTTTGCAGATGACTATTTAGATTTGTGTGCATTAGCAAATATTAGCGATGTTATGGATATGCGTTCATTTGAGACAAGATATATTACAAATCTTGGATTACTCAATATTACAAATAAATGTTTTCAGGCACTTATTAAAGCACAAGATTACAGTATAAATGGTAAGGTTAATATTCACAATATCCAATGGTATATAACACCTATTTTGAACGGAATGATCCGTATCGGTTCAAGTGATGAAAAGGAATTATTATTTAGAGCTTTTATTGAAAAAGATGAGTTCTTTGAATATAAAAAAAGAGCCACAAAGAATAAACCAGCAGAAACAATTCAAGAAAGCATTTATGATAGAACTGCTAGACTTTGTAAAAATGCAAAATCACGACAAGATAAAATGAAAGAAAAAGGCGTAAAAGCCATTTCAGAAGTTGTAGATAATCTTCCAATTGATGATAAAGTTATTATGGTTGATGTATCTGACTTACTTGATAGTGGATTAACTGGTGTTGTAGCAATTAAAATTGCAGAGCAATATAATAAACCTTGCATTCTGCTAAAGAAACATTTTGATAAAAAGACAAAAACAACTGTATTTGGTGGTAGTGCAAGAAATATTGATAATAGTCCAATTGATAGTTTTAAAGATATTGTTAATTCAACAGGATTCATTAATGGTAAAGGTCATGCAAATGCTTTTGGTATTGTAGATTTACCAGTTGATGATAAAGAAAAAGCAATTAATATGATGAACAGTATTCTTAAAAATACTGAATATGATTCTACATATCGTGTAGATTTTATCTTAGACATTAATCATGTCACAATCCCTTTAATTATTAAGTTATCACAGTTTGAAGATATTATTTGTCAAGGAATTGATGAACCTATGCTTGCAATAGAGAATATATCATTGACAAGAGATTGTTTTGAAGTATTTGGCAAGAATGAGGATACTATTAGTTTTATGGTGAATGATATTAAATACATTCAGTTCAAATGTAAAGAAGGTAATCAGCTATATGATTTTCTTCAAAACGCATGGGATGATAACGATAGTATTACATTTAATATTGTCGGAAAACCTTCAATAAACGAATATAACGGTATTAGAACACCACAGATTATTATCGAAGATGTAGCTGTTATTAGTACAAATAGTAACGATGAAGACGATGATTGGTAGGAGGTGAGTTATGTATAGTTCATTACATAACCATACATATTATTCATTACTTGATGGATATGGTAGTCCAAAAGAAATGTTGGACAGAGCAAAAGAAATAGGGTTAAAAGCATTTGCTATAACAGAACACGGAAATGTATATAGCCACATTTATTTTGACTTAATCAAGAAGGATTATCCAGAAATTAAAATGATATATGGATGTGAGTTATATGAGTGTGAAGATATAGAAATTAAGGATAAAGACAACAAATATTTCCATTTGATTTGCTTGATTAGGAATGAACAGGGCAGAAAAGATTTAAACAAAGTTATTACAAAGAGTAATTTTGAAGGGTTTTATTTTAAGCCAAGGTGTACAATCGAAGATATTAAGCCTTATGCTGACAATTTTGTTATATCATCTGCTTGTTTAGCAAGCAAATTAGCAAGAGAATCAGATTTTGAGAAATGTGTAAAATACATCAATGAATATAAAGAAGCCTTTCCATATTTCTTTCTTGAAATGCAGTCTCATTCACACCAAGATCAATGTTTATATAATCAGAAAATCTTAGAGCTTTCAAAAAGAACAAATACCCCATTTATCATTACAACAGATAGTCATACACCTAAAAAAGAAGATTTGTATTATCAGGACAAACTTATTCAGATTGGTAGAAAAAGTAGTAACAACGACAAAAATGCTATCGAAAATAGCGAGGTATATGAAGGTTGCTATATGCAATCTGAAGATGAAATCCATGAAATTATGGATAGTCAGATTGGATATGAAAATGTATGTCTTGGATTGGAGAATACTAATAAGGTAGCAGATTTAATTGAAAATGTAGATATGCCATTTCAGAAGCCACAGTTACCTACATTCCCATTGCCTGATGGATATAGAGATAATAATGAATTTTTATGGCATTTAGTGAGACAAGGTTGGAAAGATAGAGGATATGATAATCTTAGCGAAGATGAACAGCAAGTAAGAAGAACTAGATTGAACTACGAGATGGGTATTATTCATTCGATGGGGTTCGATGGTTATTTCTTGTTCGTATGGGACTTTATTAAGGCTGCTGAGAAACTTGGAATTGAAGTTGGTAAGGGAAGAGGAAGTGCAGCAGGTTCTTTAGTTTGTTATTGTTGTCATATCACGGATATTGATCCGATTAAATATGGACTCATTTTTGAGAGATTCTTAAATCCTGAACGAGTAGGACTTCCAGATATTGATACAGATGTTGGTAACAGAGATGCAATCATTGATTACCTTGTAGACAAATATGGAGAAGAAAGAGTATGCCAGATTATTAACTACTCATATATTACTCCAACAGTTGCAATTACTGACGTTGGTAAGATACTTGGATTTCCATATAATCAGATGCAAAAACTTTCACAGAAATTCACATTCGATAAATGGGATGACTGTATGAAAGCAAATCCAAATTTACTCGCAGACAATCCACAATATGCTGATTTGTTTGATATTGCAAAGCATTTAAGTGGTCGTGTTAAAACAGTTTCTATTCATGCTGGTGGTGTTGGAATCGTTGATACAACAATTAATGATTATATGCCAATGAAAATAGGAACGAAGGGTGAGCATGTAATTCAGGTTGATAAACATTATGTAGAAGATATTGGAATTGTAAAGTTTGACCTTCTTGGAGTGGCAACACTTAATCTTGTAAAGGAAATTAAGGATGATTTGCATTTAGATCCTTGGGATTATGATATCAATAACCCAGAATTTGAGAATGACAGACCTACATATGAATTATTAGCAAGTGGTAAGACTAATGGCGTATTCCAGGTTGAATCAGCAGGAATGAAAGATTTGCTTATTCGGTTAAAACCAAAACTTGAACAACTGGACTTTGAGGTTATATCTGTCATCTTGGCATTATATAGACCTGATAGTATGGGAGCACTTGATGAGTATGTTGAAATGGCAACAGGTGGAAGTAGACCACCATCAATTCATCCAGATATGGATGAAATTTTAAAAGACACAAATTACTGTATGATTTATCAGGAACAGCTTCTTGATATTGTTAAGAAGTTTGGTGGAAGAACATACGGTGGTGCTGACTTATTCCGTAAGGCGATTGGAAAAAAGATAGTTGAATTAGTACAGAAAGAGTCAGAAATTCTTCGTGGTGAAATTGTAGCAAACGGATATTCTAAAGAAATTGCTGATAAAATTGCGAATGAATTATCACAAAAAGGCGGTTATCTATTCAATAAATCGCATTCATACAGTTACGCAGTTCTTTGTTTCGAGACAGCTTGGTTCAAAGCTCATTACCCAACTTACTTTTTCAAAGCATTGTTCAATCAGAATAAAGATAAAGCAGGTGCAATTAATAAGTATATTCTTGATGCAAGGTATTTTAATGTGGATATTATGCCACCGAATATCAATCATTCTGGAATGAATTTCACAGTTGATAAAGATAAGGTTCTTTTTGGACTATCTGCTATTGGTGGAATTGGTGAATCACTCTCTAAGCAAATTATCGAAGAAAGAGAGAATAATGGTATATACAAATCGTTTAATGATTTGATTCAGAGACTTTCTTTAGGTAAGGCATCTGTTATTGCACTGATAAAATCTGGTGCAATTCCTTGTAAAAATAAGCGTGAAAAACTTATATCATATCTTAAATCAGAGTATCAACCATTAAAATTCTCAGAAGTTCAATCATTGCCTACCTATAAGAAACTCGAAGAAGATTGGAACATTAACTTAAAGAAGTACGTGATTCCTTCATCTGGAAAACGAATTGTATATGACAAGGAAGCATTACTTACTGAATATAACAGATTGAAAAAGATACAGTTTGAAGAAAATCAGAAGGTAAGATTCCAAAAGTACATAGATGATAATAAAAAATATCTTGAAGATGAACAGTTTTGGGAATTCCAAACATTACAAGTATTTATCAATGATAATCCATTTGATGCAGCTTATACATTCTTGACACCATTTGAGGATGTACCTGATGGTGAGAAATGTACTTTAGTTGGAATTATAGCAAAGGTTCAAAAGAAGAAAGATAAGAATGGTAAGCAGTTCGCATATATAAACATCTATTCAAGTTTTGGACTTGTTGAAGGAATTGTATGGCATAGTCAATTAAAAGAATATGAAGATTTAGTAAAAAAAGGACAGCAAGTAGCAATTCTTTGTAAGAAAGATAGCGAAGAAAAGGTAATTGTAGAAAAATTAAAGCCATATAGTAAATGGCTTGAATATGTGAGAAAGAAAGGAGTATCAGTCTAAATTGGATGAAGATGAGATTTATAAATTCACAGCGATAATTACATATGAGCAATACTATTCGGATGATTCAACGTGGGGTGTGTTTGGATTTTCAACAAAAGATGATATTCCATTCTTTACAAAATCTACAAAAACATTCGATCCGTTTGGTGATAATAATTCTGCAAATGATACTGATGATAGAAAAATGAGTAAGTTAGCAGGAAAGATGCAACATTTAGTTGTGGGTGGAGAATATGTAGTTAAGGCGAAATATAAAAAAGATAAAAAATATGGCGATCAATATACACCGATTGCCATATACGCCATTATTCCACAAAGCAGAGAAACACAGCTATTATTTTTGAAGTCAATGATTCCTGAATGGATGGCGGATAATTTAATAAACGCATATCCAAATGTAGTTAATGATGTAGCGAATGGTACATTAAAAACTATTGATTACAGTCTTGTAAAAGGTGTTAGAGAAATTACTTGGAATAAAATCAAGGAAAAAATCATCAATAACTATCTTATTTCTGACATTATCTCAATGCTAAAACCAATTGGTGTTACTTATGCAATGATTAAAAAATTGCTTTCAGAAGAACCAAATCCAGTTTTATTAAAGCAAGAGTTAGAAAAAAATCCATACATCATGACAAAAATTGATGGGATTGGGTTTCGTAAATGTGATGATTTAGCACTGAAGTTAAAACCTGAACTGATTGATTCTACACAAAGACTTGTAGCTTTTATCCAATACTATTTCAAAGACTTAGGAGAAAGTAAAGGTCATACATGGTGTTCTGAGAAGATTTTAAAGGCAGCCATAAGTAATAACATATACGAGTGTTGTAATAAGGTTGATTGGTTATTAGAAAATAATGACTTTCTTCATATTGATAATGGTCGAATTGGTCTGAAATATTATTACGATATTGAGATGCAGATTTATCATTTGATTCTGAATAAATCTCAAATTGAAACAACAATCAATATCTCTAATGAAGCGATTGATAAAGCAATTAAACATGCGGAAGAAGAACAAGGATTTGATTATGTAGTAGAACAGTTAGACACGATTCATAAGAGTTTACATAGAACTGTTAGTCTGATAACTGGAAAAGCAGGAACTGGTAAAACGTCAATAATGCGAGCAATTGTTAAAGTTTATATGGAGAATAATTATATGATGACAGCTTCAGCACTATCAGCAATGGCAGCCCAAAGGATTACAGAAGCAACAGAATTTCCTGCAATGACTATTCATAGAACACTTGGATGCCAAGGTTTAAATGATTTTACATACAATAAAGACAATCATTTGATTACAGATGTTGCATTTCTTGATGAGGGAAGTATGGTTAATGCCAGTTTGTTTTTGCATTGGCTTGAAGCAATTGGAGATAATACAAGAATTATTATTTCAGGAGATCATAAACAGTTACCACCTATCGGATTTGGCAATGTGTTCTCAGATTTAATTGAAATGTTCGATGAATCAGTTGTGAGTAAGTTAGTAAAACCTATGAGACAGGCTGAAAAATCAGGCATTCTTGTTGATGCAAATAAGATTCGTGAGAATATAAATCCTATATCTGAGAAGTTACAGCCACGAATTATTCATGGTGAGTTACAGGATATGTATTATATGTTCCGTACAAATCGACAGTCATTATTCAATATTGCTGTTAAGACATTTATTAAATCTGTTGAATCAGATGGAATCGACAATGTGGTTATTGCAGTACCTCGTAGAAAAGATTGTTTGAATAGCACCAATGAAATTAACAAAGTTATTCAAAATGAATTACTTGGTGATGTTTTAGAGAGTATTGAAGGTTTTGATACAACTTTCAAACTTGGTGCAAAAGTCATGCAAACAGTTAATGATTATGACAAAAATGTATTTAATGGTGAGATTGGTTATGTGACAAAAATCAGTGAAAGATATGATGGTAAGAAAAAAGAAGAGTATTGTGAAGTAACTTACACTGATATTTTTGGAAAAGACAAAATTATTGAATACACAAAGAAAGAGTTAGCTGCTTTGGATCTTGCTTATGCTATGACAGTACATAAATTGCAGGGTGCTGGTCGAAAGACGGTAATTGGTATTATTGACAATACACATCATCAGCTTCTTGATAACTGTATGCTTTATACATTATTGACTAGAGCAAAGAAGAGGTGTTTGTTGTTAGCAGAGCCAGAAGCATTTTTACAGTGCATTAGAACAAGTCATAACAATAGAAATACTTGGATGATGTTAGAAACAGAGAATAATACAGCAGAAGAGTAATTTGGATTTCTGGAATGCCCATAAATAGGGCGTTTCAGAGACTCAAAAAGCCAAGGAAAGACGGATTTCGTAAGGAGGTAAAATACATGAAATATAAAATTAGCAATGTATACATAAATGTAAATGGTGAAGATATTGCGGTTGGTGTTGTTCTTGGAGAAGAAGATAAGCCACAGTCTCCATTTAGAACGGAATATATTACAAATTCAGAGTATGAAAGGGGATTAAAAGAATTTCGATACGGTAAACAACAAATTGGAGATTGTGTTTATCATTGTATAACACAGTTTAAAAATTTTACTGCTACATGCCCAATAAAACAGAAGTGGATTGATGAATTAGAAAAAATGGGATACGACATATTAAAATTGAAATATGAAATTGCAGAGTAATCGACGGATTTGCTAAGGAGGTGACAACAATGGCATATTGCCAGAGATGTGGTGAGTATTGCCAAGACCATTATACATATTGTAAGAGATGTTATTTTGAACTTGGGCAACCATTTGGGAAAGCAGTAGAAAGACCTCACAAATGTAGAAAATGTGGTGGCACTATATATGGAAGATATAACTATTGTTTATCATGTGCCCAGAAAAAAGGATTTATTAATAAATCAAATTATTAAAATAATAAAACGAGAATCGATGGATTCCTCGTCCGTCAAAATATGTGGTGGTGGAATATGTAGACACGCAAATGGGCAGTAGACAGGTGAATGATTAAAAACACTCGGTAGGACACCTATGGGTTCAACTCCCTCCAATGTGAGCAGTGCACGGCTTATGTAGAGTGAAAATCTCTACCCACATATTTTTTGAAAAAGAAAGGTTAATTATGAATAGAGAAAATTTTATTGAAGGACTAGGAGTTGAATCATCCAATATGAATAAAAATTGGATAACAAATGTGCTGATAGAAAGTATTGATTCAAATTTGTCAGATGGAAATCCTAGAGGGCATAGAAATTTAATAATTGTCATGGAAGAATTGGCAGAATTATCACAAGCGATCGCCAAAGAATTAAGAGATAAAGGAGACAATATTAATTTACTTGAAGAATTGGCAGATGTACAACTTGGAATCTATTATGTACAAGAAATTTTTAGCATTACTGATGAACATCTCCATAAAGCTATGAATGTTAAAATGAAAAGATTGGAAAATGTTTTGAAACACAACGGAAAATATAAGTAAAGGAGAATAAAAAATGATTGGAGGTAAAAATGGAACAAAAAATTGAAAATGGTAAGATGGATATAATGGGTATTAACATTGACATTTCACAAGTTCTTGGACAAAAAATAATAGATCAATATATAGCACAACTTTCTGACGATAATATTAAAGAAATTATGAAATATATTAGTAGCGATTTATTTAGTAAACAGTCTGTATATAATAGAGAAACCAATAATTATGTTGATAAATTGGTTGTTAAGAAACGTGAAAAAAATCAGTGGGGAGATTATAAGGAAAAGGAGATTCCAATCGGAGAATTGATAAAAAATCAATTTAATGAACGTATTAAGGATAGTCTATCGAAAAAAGTTGAAGAAATTATAGCTTCTACGAATTATCAAAATAAAATCAATGAAATTGCAAATGAACTTGTTGATTATTCTATTAATGGGTATAAGGAAGATTTAAAAAATAGAATTAGAGAAAGAATGATTGGCAATATAATGGATGAATCACCTAAATATGGTGGACAATCTTTGCTTGGTATTATCAATTATGAAATTGATAAGAGAATGATGAGATAGCAGAAATCCATTTTTCTTGTAGAAATTAAGGAGGTAAAAATAAGTTCAAACAGAAATAGTAGTAGTTCAGGTATTGGAATTTGCGGAGTATTAACAATTGTATTTGTTGTACTCAAATTAGTAGGTGTTATTAATTGGTCTTGGTTATGGGTATTGTGTCCATTATGGATTGATATTTTACTTACGGTTATTGTGTTGGTGATTATCGCCATTATTGATAACAAGGCAAGAAAGAAAACGTGGAAGAGTGGGAGAATAAAATGGTAGATTTAATGATGTATCAAAGAGATTGTGTAGACGCTTTTAGAATGGAATTTTCTAAAGAAGATATTAAATGCAATCCAGAAGTAAAGAAACTCGCTAAATTTATTAATCGTCAAGGAAGGAAAATTGACAGAATCAATAAAATGAGAAGAAGTGTTTTAGGATACAAGTAAGGAGAATAATATAATATGAAGATTTTAGCTTTAACAATTTTATTTATTTTGATGTTTTTTAGAATTAAAGGTACACCAAGTGCATTAAGTAAAACACTATGGCGAAAGAGAATGATTAAACAGCTTGCAAAAAGTATAGTGAATAATAATGGAAAACCATTAAGCGATGCAATGCAAGGTGGTGCAATATTGATTGTATTTTTCATGGAACTATTCTTAATCATCTTTTACATAGTGTTAGGAAACAAAATTGGAACAGCTGAATTTATTGTAATGTCTGCTTTACAGGTATTTACTTGCTTATGGGCATTAGGTGTAAATTTATCTGAAATCAAAACAGCGTTTAGTTACAATATTGAAGATTTTAAGTTCCACAGATTCCAATTGCTTTTTAATGTGGTGTTAGATTATATCTATTATCCGTGGGCGATTTATATGTTATTAAAGTAATAAAAAAGGAGAACAAAAAATGAACACAATTGTTATAAATTTATTTGGTGAACCATCAGTAGGTAAGAGTACCTGTGCAATGGATATTACAGCACAATTAAAAAGACACGGTATCAATGCTGAATATGTTTCGGAGTTTGCCAAGGATAAGGTATATGAAAATAATGGTGAAGTATTTAAACACCAGGAATATTTATTTGGCAAACAATCATTCAAGATGGGTAGAGTTAAGAATAAAGTACAGGTTATGGTTGTTGATTCACCATTAATCTTATGTGCCGTATATAACACTGACGAAGTGTTGGGAGAAGACTTTAATAAGACTGTAGTGAATGTGTTTAATTCATACAATAATAGAAATTATCTACTCACAAGATATCACTCTTATGAGAACGAAGGAAGATTCCAGAATGAAGACGAAGCAAAAGAAGTGAGAAAAGAAATTATTGATAAAGTTAAATCAGTACAACATTAAATATGAAGAGATTGCTTCTACAGAATCAAATTGTGAATACATAGTGGAAGAAGTTATGGAGGAAATTAGAAATGAACAGTAAAGGACATTTATTTATTAGTTTGGGAAAATCAGTAATCAGAGTAATTGGTGGAATTGTAACATTAGTGAATGGTTCGATCATTCCATTAGCAGTAGGAATTATTGTTGCTGAAGTTGGTGGTGTGTTAGAAGAATTGGTTGATGAGAGATAACAAAAATCCATTATTTCGTATGGTGATATTAGGAGACGATAGTATGAGAAGATGGTTAGTAAAACGACCAAATGATAAGGTTAATATAACTATAATGAAGAATAAATGCGATGGAACATATTCTTTTATTAATCTAACAAAAGAACATGTTTGTCCATGTAAATTTAATAGTATAGACGATGCATTAAAAGATATGAACAGACTAAAAGATTGTGGAAAGATTATTAATTATTTTGAATTGGAATGATTAAATTTCATCTGTAATGGAGGTGATGTTTTTGCAAAACAATTATGTTGAAGAATTAAAGAATGGCAAGCAGATTAGAATAAAATATAATAAGTTGATACATGACTGGGTTGAAGATGATAGTGGTTGGATGGAAGAACTATGGTGTTATGACAACAAGCTTGATTTGTTCAAATGTTATTACCCAACATCAACATATGAAAAAGACAGCCAATATGGTTTTCTCTACACAATTTAAGTTCATTAATGCGTTGGAATAAGAGTTATGTTGGATTTACAGAAACTATAGAAGAAACTTTTGTACCAATTTTAGAATTTGTGGATTATCTTGATATTCCCGATTGGGACAATGGTGAAAGTGTATATATCCCTATGTTTGAGAACGCAGAAATTATTAGGAGATAAAAGAAGGAGAGAGAAATCATATGGATAAAAATAATATTTATAAAAAAGGTATTGTTATATTAAACGAATCACTTGAATGGGCAGAAGAATGTGATGGTAAGTATTATATTGGATATGTTGCAGGTGTATTAGGACTAATTAACGCAATAACTCAGAACGAAGAAGAAGACAACTAAATCAGAGCTGCAATAGGAGGAAATAAATAATGAAATTTGAGAATACAGAGGTATGGGGATTTGAACACAGTCTCCGTGGAATGAGGAATCCGTTGAATTCTTGGCACAGAAGTGATAGCGGAACAAATTATGATTGTATGAATGGTTGTCGTGAAGATTGCCCACATTTAAATATGGATTGTGACGAAGAATATTGTGATGAATTTAGAATTGGTCAGAATGATATGAAACTTGCACAGACTCTTATTAAAGCAGGAAATGAGCATAGAAAGTTTATGCGACAGATTTTTGTATCAGTCGATATAACAGCACCTCTTTATTGGTGGAAAGAATTTGATACATATAAAGTAGGGACGGTTGCGAACTCAACGAGTACAATGCACAAGCTCGCTACGACACCAATTACATTAGATTGTTTTGAGATTGATGATTATGACAGGAATTTATCTTTTGCTGATAATCTAAAGGATGATAATGAACTCAACCATATTTCAGTATTTGAAGAAGACGTAATCATGATTCTTGAGAGCTTACGTCAGAAATATCTTGAAACGAAAGATAAGAGATACTGGAAAGAGCTTATACGTTGGCTTCCTGAGAGCTGGTTACAGAAACGTACAATAACAATGAATTATGAAAATGTCCGTAACATGTACTTTCAGCGTAGAAACCATAAGCTTACAGAGTGGTCAGAGTCTTTTATCAAATGGGTAGAATTACTTCCATATGCAGAAAAGTTGATCATGTATGAAGGAGAATGAAATATGGCAATAATTGGTTTTGAAATAGAAAAATGCAATGAGTGTCCATTACATAGAACAGAAAGAACTATTACGTCTGATAGTTTTGAGTATGCTTTGGACTATTATTGTACTGTTAATAACAAAGTTATTGATAAATACTGCGAATCAATTGGTGAATTATGTAGTGTTCCAAAATGGTGTCCATTAATGCTGAAGGAGAGTTGAACATGTTAGAACATATTATGATAAGCAAGTCTGAATATGAAGAGTATTGTAGATTAAAAGAAAAAGATTCACCTAAACTTAAAAAGCGTGTTAATTATAGAAAATATTGTCCAGTGTGCGGTTATTTAGTTGACGACTTAGTGCCTCCACAGAAATACTGTGATAGATGTGGACAAAGGTTGTGTACAAGTTTATTTGAAATATAAGGAGGATAATTGAGAAATTTAGAAAGAATTGATGTTTTTACATCAGAATTAAATAGAATTTGGAAGAAACATTTTCCTGACTGGCGTTTTGGACAGCTTATGTCAAATTTTTTAGGCTTTGTGGCAGGTCAAAAACAAACAGATATATTTTTCCCAGAAGAGTCAGAAATGCTCACATATTTAAAAGAATTTTGTGGAGAAAAGGAGGAAGTAAATGGATAAATTAGAAAGGATGAAACAACTCATTAAAGTGTTGAATAAAGCTTCGTATGCTTATTATAATCAAGTTCCAATTATGTCTGATTATGAATGGGATAAAATGTATGATGAGTTGGAGACACTTGAATATGTTACAGGTATTGTGTTAGCAAATAGTCCAACACATAATGTTGGTTATTCAGTCGCAGATGAACTAAAGGAAGTAAAACATAATCATCCAATGCTTTCGCTTGATAAAAGAAAATCAGTAGATGAGTTGGTTGAGTTTATTGGAGATAAAGATTGTTTCTTGTCTGTAAAAGCAGACGGTCTTACAACTTCGCTTCATTATATTGATGGCAAGTTAATAGGCGCAGAAACTAGGGGCGATGGAGTAAGAGGTATTGAATGTCTTCAGAACGTATTAACAATGAAGAATGTTCCAAAAGAAATTCCATATAAGGATGAGCTTATTATTGATGGCGAAACAATTATTAGATGGGACACTTTCAGAGAGATTAATGATAAACTTCCAGAAGATAAGAAATATAAACATCCGAGAAATCTTGTATCTGGTTCATTGCAGTTACTTAATAGTAAAGAAGCTGCAAGTAGAAATATGAGATTTGTGGCTTGGAGAGTGATTAAGGGGTTTAAACATAAAACTCCAAGTGAAGATTTATTTAAGGCTAAAGATATTGGCTTTGAGATTATACCGATATTAAAATCACCTAGAATTAATCAGAAAGAAGAGTTGGTAATCTTATTAAATCAAATAAGAGAATCAGCAGATTCACATAATATTCCTTACGATGGTGCAGTAATGGCTGTTGATGATTATAAAATTGCCGATTCAATGGGGCGCACAGATAAATTCTTCCGACATTCGATGGCATATAAATATGAAGATGAATTATTTGAAACAGTGCTTACAGATATTGAATGGAATACCTCTAAGACAGGCTTGATTAATCCTGTGGCAATCTTCGAGCCAGTTGACTTAAATGGAGCAATTACTACAAGAGCAACGCTTCACAACATTACATATATTAAAGATATGATGCTTGGCATAGGAGATAGAATTAGAGTCTACCGTTCTAATATGGTTATTCCTAAAGTACACGATAGCATTGATAAGAGTGGTAATTTTAAAATTCCTAACAAGTGTCCTATTTGCGGTCAACCTACAAAAATTGTCAAAGAGAATGACTCAGAAGTTCTTATGTGCGAAAATCCAGATTGTAAAGGAAAGCTTTTGGGTAAATTAGTTCACGCAACAAGTCGAAACGCATTGGATATTGAAAATCTTTCAGAATCTACAATAGAGAAATTCATTAATCTTGGTTGGTTGACATCAATTAAAGACATTTATTATTTAAAATGTCATGAAAATGAAATGAAAACTTTAGAAGGATTTGGTAAGAAGTCTGTTGAGAAGCTTCTTTCGTCTATCGAAAAATCCCGTAACACAACACTCGATAGATTTATTTACTCACTTTCAATTCCTATGATTGGAAAGACAGTAAGTAAATTAATTGCAGAAAAGGTTAATTATAGCATCAGAGAATTTATTACAACTATGGGAACAAAAGGAGCTGTTTATTTTTCTTCTCTTGACGGTATAAGTGACAAAAAGATATCCTCAATTGATTCTTATTGGTATAAATATTCTAATATAGTTTACGAATTATCAAAAGAATTTAATTTTGAATCACCTTATGTAATCTTAGATGAAATCCCAAATACATTACAAGGTAAAACATTTGTGGTAACTGGTTCTGTCAATCATTATAAAAATCGTGACGAATTGAAAGCCGATATAGTTTCTCATGGTGGTACAGTCGTAGGATCTGTAAGTTCTAAAACATCTTATCTCATAAATAATGATATCAATTCGACATCATCCAAAAATCAGAAAGCAAAATCGCTTAATATTCCAATTATTTCAGAAGAAGAATTCCTTTCTATGATCCAATAGATTTTGTTCATTATAGAAGGGAGGTGACAAAGAAACGTGAATTATATAAACGCAGGTAAATTAAGAAGTTTTCTTGAAAACGTGCCTTCTGATTCTTATGTGGCAGTAGGTACAAGAGAGAATAATGAAATAGAAGAAATTAGACAAGAATCTGGCATTGTTGATATGAATATAAAATCTGTCGGATTCGATACTAATGATTCTAATGAAGTATATATCAAGTTATATACAAACAAATATGACGGAAGTGGGTGTTTAAGATTTACAAGATAAGCAATATAGCTATATCTCTTGTATTAGCAAGTACTCTTGTCGCCCCTTTGAGGGCAAACATACAAGTTATAACTGCTAATGCAGCACAGATTAATTATTATGAATCGCATTTTTATATAAAAACCAGAGAGAAAATGCTTCAACGACAATTAGAAATGAATAAATGCCAAAAAGATATAGTAACAGAGAATAATGAAGAGGATGATACAACTCCTGTTATTATAGAAGAAACTTACTATATTGATATGGATGTACCAGGAAGCAAACCTTTTAAATCTTATATGGATGCGAGGTTAATAACAAGTACAAATTCAGCACAGTATAAGCTTAAGTCTGAGTATGAGCTTGATGATTCAGGTATCTATATGATAGATGGACGTTACGCTTGTGCTGTCGGTTCTTATTACACTACAGAAATAGGTACAAAATTTGATGTTGTTATGGAATCCGGTGAAGTAATTCCTTGTATTCTTGCTGATTGTAAGGCAGATGAACATACGGATAATTTAGGACAATATACTATAAGTAATAATTCGATTGTAGAATTTATTGTTCATAGTCCTACATTAATCCCTAATATTTCAAATCGTTGGGGAAATACAGGCGATGTATCTACTTTAGGTGGAATTTTTGAAGGCGAAATAGCTTACATAAGAATGTATTTTGATTAAGGAAGGAATGGAATATGTTAGAAACAACAGCAGTTATTAGATTAGACAACATTAAAAGAATAAAAGATTTTGTAGATATAGTGTCTAAGTATGATGAAGAAATAACAATTAAATCACACAGATATGAAGTTAATGCAAAATCTATTATGGCAATATTTTCACTTAACCTGTTAGAACTGGTAAATGTTTGTCTATATTGTGATGATAGAAATGTGATTGAAAGATTTATAAAAGATATGGAGGAATTCGAGTGATTGTATTAGTTGGAAAAAGCTGTTCAGGGAAAGATAGTGTAGCAAAAATATTATGTTCTATGGGATATTCAAGAGTTGCTACTTGTACAACAAGACCTATGAGAATAGGAGAGACTGACGGTGTAGATTATTATTTCATCACTCAGTCTGAATTTATGAATATGATCGAAAAAGGCGATTTTGCAGAATATAGAGAATACGAAACAGAAAAAGGCATGTGGCTGTATGGCAGTCGTTTAGATGATTATAAATATGCATCTAATAAGGTCATTATTTTAACCCCTGAAGGTCTTGAAAATATTAAGAAGAAATATCCTTATTTACCTATTGTTTCTATATATCTTGAGGTATCCAATAAAGAACTTAAAAAGAGAATGTTCATGCGTTCCAATGGTTCTATTGAAGATACCAAAGAAAACAAGCGTAGATATAAAGCTGATAAGAAAGATTTTAAGAATATTAAGAAGTATGTTGATTATGTAGTAAATAATGAATTAAGGGATGCTTATGATACTGCTCGTATCTGTAAGGAGTTAGATGAAATTGAAAAAAGAAAACATAGAAAGAATTTATTGTGGAAATCGTAATTGTCCATATATAGATTGTGTAAGACATAATAAGAACACACCGTTTAATGTCCAATTTCTTAGAGAAAATTATAGCTTAGATAAAAATGGTGAGTGTAAATACAAATTAAGCGATTGGAGTGAAACTATATAAATTTATTTCTAAAAATATATAAAGCAGAATTGAAGGAAAAATGTTAAGAGAAACTGTAGAAATTAATATGGATAATATTGCTGTTAGCGATTGTATAGAATTGTTCGAATATAAGAATACAAAAGTCGTTATTAATGATGGTAATGTTATTGGATTTGAGGAGGAATAAATATTGACAAAAGTAATTAAGAGAGATTGTTCAGAAGTTAATTTTGACAAATCAAAAATCTCAACTGCAATTCTTAAAGCTATGAAAAATGGTTCAGGTATTGTAAAACCAAAGATTGCAGAAGACATTGCAGACGAGATTGAAGAAGAATGTAAGGATAAAGAAGAAGTAAGTATCTCTGATATTGAATCAATGGTTTATGATAAATTGATTACTAAGAAGCAGAGGCTTACTGCAAAAGCATCCGAAGGATATAGAAGTGTTCGTGAGTTTCAGAGAGAAAACGAAAATACAATTGATACAGAAATCACAGAATTGTTAAGTGGAAAAAGTGACTATTGGAATAACGAAAACTCTAATAAAAACCCAAGACTTAATACAACGCAGAGAGATTATTTAGCAGGAATTGTAAGTAAGGATGCATCAAGAAGGTATATCCTACCACCTGAGATAGTACAAGCTCATGATGATGGATTGATTCATGTACACGATCTTGATTATCTTATTCAGTATATGAATAATTGTTGCCTTATTAATCTTGAGGATATGCTACAAAATGGAACTGTAATAAGTGAGACATTAATTGAGAAACCTCATAGTTTTTCTACAGCATGTACTGTCGCAACTCAGATTATCGCACAGGTTGCTAGTTCTCAATATGGAGGACAGAGCATTTCTTTAGCACATCTTGCTCCATTCGTAGATATTTCAAGACAGAAAATTAAGAAAGAAGTAGAACATGAGTTATGTGACATTGCTAACACTCTTTTAGAAGGAAAAGAATTAGAGAATGTAATTAATAAAATTGCGGAAGAACGCCTGAAAAAAGAGATTGAAAAAGGTATTCAGACAATTCAGTATCAAATCACAACGCTCATGACAACTAACGGTCAAGCTCCATTTATTACATTATTTATGTATCTCAATGAGGCACATAATCAGAGAGAAAAAGATGATTTAGCAATGTTAATTGAAGAGGAACTTCGTCAGAGTTATCTTGGTGTAAAGAATGAAGAAGGTGTATATATTACACCAGCGTTTCCAAAAGTTATTTACGTTCTTCAGGAAGATAATATTCATGAAGGAGATAAATATTGGTATCTTACTGAGATGGCAGCTAAATGTTCTATGAAGAGATTAACTCCTGATTATATCTCAGAAAAAATTATGAAAGAGATGAAAGATGGCAACTGTTATCCTGTAATGGGGTGTAGAAGTGCTTTAACAGTATGGCATGATGAAAATGGTAAACCAAAATTCTATGGACGTTTCAATTCTGGTGTTGTAACTGTATCATTACCAGATATTGCATTATCATCAGGTGGAGATTTTAATGAATTTTGGCGTATATTTGACGAACGTACAGAGTTATGTCACAAAGCATTAAAGATTAGACATCAGAGATTACGTGGAACAAAGTCAGATGTTGCTCCTATTCTTTGGCAACATGGAGCATTTGCAAGACTTAAAAAGGGTGAACCTATTGATAAACTACTTTTTGGTGGCTATTCAACTTTATCCCTTGGTTATGCAGGACTTGCTGAATGTGTTAAGTATATGACTGGACATTATCATTGCGATGAGGGTATTGGAGAAAAATTCGGTCTTGAAGTAATGCAAGCATTGAATGATAAATGCTCTCAGTGGAAAATAGATGAAAATATTGATTACAGCTTATACGGAACTCCATTGGAGGCGACCACAGAAAAGTTTGCAAAAAAACTTAAAGAGAGATTTGGCATTATTGAAGGAGTTACAGATCGTACATACATCACAAATTCTTATCATATCCCAGTATTTATACATATTGATGCCTTTAAGAAGCTTCGTATTGAAGCTAAATTCCAAAGATTAAGTCCAGGTGGAAGTATTTCGTATATTGAGTGTCCGAATATGGAGAATAATATTCCTGCTGTACTTGAAGTGATAAAATTTATTTATAACAATAACATGTATGCTGAATTAAATACTAAGAGTGATTATTGTCAAAAATGTGGATGGAGCAAAGAAATCAAGCTTATTGATGAAGGTGGCAAGCTAATTTGGGAATGTCCTAATTGTGGTAATAGAGATGTAAGAACTATGGATATTACTCGTAGAACTTGTGGATACAAGGGTACGGCACGTAATGGATGGAATCAGGGTAGACTTGGTGATATTCATGATAGAGTACCGCATCTTGACGATATTGAGGAGGAATAATATGAGGTATGCAAGTATACGTAGCCTTGATATTTCTAACGGTGAGGGAGTTGGAGTCTCCCTCTTCGTTCAAGGTTGTCCATTTCACTGTAAAAATTGTTTTAATTCTGATACATGGGATTTTAATGGTGGGAAAGAGTGGACAAAAGAAATAAAAGATAAATTTATGAAATTAATTGATAGACCATATATCAAGCGAATATCTTTTCTTGGTGGTGAGTGTTTAGCTGAACAAAACCTTAATGAAGTCCTCAAATTAGTTCAAGAAATCCGTAGTTCCTTTCCTGAGAAAACTATCTGGTTATATACAGGATTTGAATGGAATGAAATTATGAATTATAAAATCAAAGCTGATTTATGTGAAGATAATACATCTTTTGAAAAACACCTCAAAGAAGATTTATCTATGATAAAAAGAAAGAACATAATTTCTAATGTAGATGTGCTTGTTGACGGAGAATATATAGATGAGCAGAAAGACCTATCATTAAAATTCAGAGGTTCAAAAAATCAAAGAGTCATTGATGTAAAAAAATCTCTCGCTCAGAATAAAATAGTTTTATATTGTGATTAGGAGGAATTATTATGCCTTATGTAGATATTGCAAATGAAGAACCGTCTGATGTTCAGATTGATGGTGAAGACTATTATGTTGCATTACGTAACCTTGAAAACAAGTATGGATATGATGAAGATATTGCAACAATAATTAGAATGTGTAACCAATGGGAAAATAGCTTTCACAAGATGGAAAGTTGCTGTACTAGAATGATCAGTGCAGCAACATCATATGGAGCAAAAGTTAGGTATATATTAGAGGATGAACAAATAAGATGAATTTTTATACAACGTTATTGGCAATTATTATAGGACTTATAATAAGTCATTTTATAACACTATATAAAAGAAAGAAAAAGAATAGTGATGATTAAAGAAAATGTAAGAAAGGGCATGGTTTTATACTATGCTCGGATATTAAAAGCTGTAGGTGTATACGAAGTTAGCGAGCTGCAAATAAGAACAGTAGAATCTGATTATTTTGTTGGAGTCGATAAACACGATAAACATGCCTATTTGTTTTCGTATAGCAATCTTAATAGATTGATATTTAGCGATAGACAAGAATGTTTAGACGTTGTATTGGATGCTGAAAAGAATGCACCTAAAGTAAGTAACGAAAAAGGATACGAAGAATATTAAAAAGAAAGAAAAAATATGAACACACTGATTATTTTTGTTGTTGGTGTTAGTTTTGGATTTTTAATAAGTTCATCATTATCATCAACTCATAATGAAAAAAACAAATGAAAATGAAAAGAGGTGATATGCAACGGCAAATTATTTATATGATAAATTTAAAGGTCAATATAGAATACGTGCTCCAATAAATCAACTTACAAATGATTTTAATAGAAAGCTCAATGGCACATTAGAAGATATAGATTGTTACATAGATTGTCAGTTTGGCAATAAAGTGTTCTATTATGGACACAACATTTTACAAGCTTATATCCCTTCTATTGGAAGAGGACATAATATTCTTAAAAATCTTGAAGAAACGGACAAATCTCTGATATTTGACATTGAAGAAACGGACTCTGAGATCTTGTTTAAATTCAAATATGTTAATTCTGATAAAATAATTCCACTATTAAAACCAAAAACTTCAGGCTCTCAGACAAGTCCTTTTTCGCCTAAAAATCTCCCAAAATCTAATTTTAAAATCCCAGATGATGAATTGACAAAGTATAAAGAAATCGTGTCTAAAATTCCTCCTGGGAAGCTTTTAACCCTAAGTAGAATGACCAATTCGTTCTTGCAGACTTTGGTTACAAAGAAGAACACTTGGGAGAATATTAAATCAGATATGAGACTCAAATGTGTCAAGGGCAAAGAATATATTTGTATGATTGGCAAATGGGACGAGTATCTTGTATATCTTAAAAATAACATTAAAAATATGTAGACAATTAAGGAGTAAATTATGTACGAACTAAGAAAGCATGTAACTGATAAGAAGCTTAAAGAATACGGCTTTAGATTTAAAGCTGATGGAGATTATATATATAGAACAATTATATATCAGGACGGAAAAAAACCCATAATATTTTTAACATTCATCGTTAATCTTGAAGAAAAAACATTTGGTAGCACGGTATCTGATAACATTGGTATATATTATCCTTATTATGATGAATGTCGTCAAGGCGATACATTTTGTCAAATACTTAAAAATTGTGTTGAAAAAGAAACAAGAAAACTAGCAGAGGCAGGTATTATAAAGATGATGAGTATAGAAAACATAAAAGGTACAGTAGTTAATAGCGCAACAATTAAGCTTAAGAAACTTAGAGATAATGTACAAATTCCAACAAGAGGAAGTGAATATGCGGCAGGATATGATTTATACGCTGCTATTACATCTCCTGTGATAATAACACCACATACAACTGTTAAAATTGGTACTGGCATAGCAGTTGAAATTCCTAATGGTTATTTTGGTGCTGTATTCGCAAGAAGTGGATTAGCAACTAAAGAAGGCTTAAGACCTGCGAATGCAGTAGGCGTAGTAGATAGTGATTACAGGGGTGAATGCATAGTAGCATTACATAACGACTCTGATACACCTAGAACTGTTACACCAGGAGAAAGGATAGCTCAGTTGGTTATAATGCCTTATCTTAAAATTAATTTTAAAGAGGTTGATGAGTTATCTAATACAACAAGAGGTAAAGGTGGATTTGGAAGCACTGGAACTGGAAAGGCGTGATTGTGAAAGAAAAAATTCCAATTTATTATAAGCTAAATCTTACAATTGAAGAAGCTGCTGAATATAGCAACATTGGAGTTAATAGAATAAGTTCAATGCTTAATGAGATTAGTTGTCCTTTTGTTTTAAAAGTTGGCAACAAACGTCTTGTTAAACGTAAAGAATTTGAACGATATATAGAGAAATCAAACGAAATATAGAGATTGAAATATAAGCTATTGTGTAGTAATATTTAGTTATCATGCATAATAGCTTTTTGTTTTTTTGATTATGGAAAGGATTAAAAAGCTTATGGGAAAAGATTTAAAAGGAAAGGAATTAGGAAATGGAATCTGTCAACGAAAAAATGGAAAATATTGTGGCAGATATGTTGATAGATTCGGTCAAAGAAAAAGCATATATGACGACAAGTTACCAGAATTAAGAAAGAAGCTTGCAGTCGCAATAGCTGATAATCAGTTATTTACAAACATAAGAGATAATATCAAGCTAGATGACTGGTTTAATAGGTGGATGGAGGTGTATAAAAAGAAAAGTGTACGCCCTAATACACTTAGGGAATACACTCATATATACAACAAAAATATATCACCAATCTTAGGAAAACGCAATATAAATTCTATCACAAAATCAGATATTCAGTTATTAATAGACGAGGCTTCAGACAATAATTACAAATATGAACGACAAAACAAGATCAAAGTTATACTAAATGATATGTTTGCTAGGGCTATGGAAGATGAGTTAATGACAAAAAATCCAACAAGAGGTGTAAGACTTCGAGCCGATAAGAGCTTTAATGCATATGCATTAACAATAGAACAGCAAACAGATTTTTTAGAAGTGAGTAAAGGTACATTCTATGATAATTTGTACAATGTGGCAATTAATACAGGTTTAAGACCAGGAGAGTTATTTGCACTTACACCTGATGACATACACTTAGATGAAGGATATATTGATGTCAATAAGACACTTGTATATCAAAAGTATCTTAATGATGAGTGTAAAACCTTTCATATTGAGCCACCTAAAACAAAGCAAAGTTATAGACAAGTGCCTATTAATAGTGAATGTAGAAAATATCTTGAAAAACAGATAATGCTAAAGAATATCGTAAAAAGCAAAAGACCTAAAGAGCAGAACGATTATTTGTTTGTAACAAGCTATAACACACCACTTAATTCGCAGATTTATTCAGATTCAATTAAAGCTATAGTCAAACAGATAAATCTTACTAGAAGCTTTGATGATGAAGTGTCAGTATTTAGTGGTCATACCTTAAGACATACATTTGCTACAAGATGTTTTGAAGCAGGGGTACAGCCAAAAGTTGTTCAATCATATTTAGGTCATGCAACACTAAAAATGACAATGGATTTATATACACATGTTATGCCTCAGAAAGCAAGTAACGACATTGAAAGAATTGTTAAAAATGACAATAAAGTTGTCGATTTTGTTAAAAATGTGGTGTAA